TGGTAATGATCTTTTATTGGCTAAGTACAATTCATCAGGAACGTTACTATGGGCTAAAACGTTAGGGGGTTCCAGCTCTGAATATGCTCAAGGAGTGGCTGTAGATTCTTCAGATAACATCATTGTAACAGGTTATACTTACTCTGTTGGCGCTGGTGGTAATGATCTTTTATTGGCTAAGTACAATTCATCAGGAACGTTACTATGGGCTAAAACGTTAGGGGGTTCCAGCTCTGAATATGCTCAAGGAGTGGCTGTAGATTCTTCAGATAATATTATTGCGGTAGGGACTACTAACTCTGACGGTGCTGGTAGTGATGACTTTCTGGTAGCTAAGTATAACTCATCTGGAACGTTACTATGGGCTAAAACGTTAGGCAGCTCTTTAGGAGAGATCAGCTACGGAGTATCCGTAGACTCGTTAGATAATATTATCGCAACAGGCTATACTTTTGCCGGTGCGGGGGGAACTGACTTTCTGATAGCTAAGTATAACTCATCTGGAACGTTACTGTGGACCAAAATGTTAGGAGGCACAGGCTACGACTATGGAAGAGAAGTAACCGTAGACTCCTCAGATAATATTATTGCGGTAGGGAATACTAACTCTGACGGTGCTGGTGATGATGATCTTTTAGTGACTAAGTACAATTCATCAGGAACGTTACTATGGGCTAAAACGCTGGGGGGTACTGGGACTGACTATGCTTACGCAGTAGCCGTAGATTCTTCAGGTAATATCATTGCATCGGGATTCACTCGATCGGACGGTGCTGGTGGTAGCGATATTTTATTGGCTAAGTATAACTCTTCGGGAACGTTACTATGGGCTAAAACGTTAGGGAGTCCCGACACCGAGAATAGCCTAGGGGTGGCCGTAGACTCTTCAGACAATATTTTGGTATCAGGTTATGGGCGATCCGAGGGTGCTGGCGGCTATGACATATTGTTAGCTAAACTTCACCCTGACGGTTTGGGTGATGGAACTTACGGTAGTATAGTCTACCAAGACGCTGTTCTTACCGACGCTACAGCAGTTCTTACTGACGCCACGGCAACTCTCACCGACGCACCCGCAGTTCTTACCGACGCCACCGCAGTTCTTACTGACGCTACAGCAGCCCTAACTGAAGAGTTCTTTTCTATCACTATTTAAACTAAGGAAAAATAAATGTATATTAAAATAACAAACGGCATTCCAGAGAACTACTCAATCGGAAAACTACGCCGTGACAACCCAAACGTGTCCTTTCCAAAATCAATTTCAAATGAAATTTTGGCCAAATACGACATATACCCATTAACGACACCCGAAAAACCGACAGTCGATCCTCGCACTCAAGCAGCGGAGCCGGGCGACTTTGTCAATGTTGAAGGTTCTTGGACTAAGCCTTGGGTAATACGCCAAAAAGACGCCGAAGAAATCCAAGCATATGACGATAATATGATAGCTAAGGTCAAAAAAGAAGCACAAGTTCGAGTATTGGCTGTCTTGCCTGAGTGGAAACAAAGAAACTTGACTGCTAGAGCTGCTGAGCTTGCGGCTAAGGGTCAAGCAAACTGGACACCGGAAGAACAAGCAGAGTGGGAAGCAGGACAAGCTATGTGGGATAAGATCAAGGCCATTAGAGCTGCGTCTGACATTTTAGAAGCGACGGTGCCTATCCCTGAAGACTACAGAGATGACAAATATTGGAGCTAAACAATGACCAAAGCTAGAGATTTAGCAAATTTTGCTGATAATACAAACCTAAACGATTTTGCCGATACATTCACGCTACCTACTGTAGATGGTACTGACGGGCAAGCAATAAAGACTGACGGTGCAGGTAATTTAGAATTTGCTGATTCATCTGGAGGAGGCGGCATTGTTTATACAGTGAAGACCACCACATGCACAGCTTCCGCCGGCGAAGGCGTTATTGCCGATACGTCGGGAGGTCCTTGGTCGCTTACGTTGCCAGCAACTCCCTCGGCAGGTGACCTTGTTGTTGTATCCGATGGTGCAGACTGGTCAACAAACAATCTTACTGTTCTTCGAAACGGCTCTACAATCGAGAGCGTAGCTGAAGATCTAACTATGGATATTGGAAACGTATCTGTCAACCTTATCTACGACGGAAGCACTTGGCAGGTTTATGTTCTAGGCGGTGCTACTGAACCTTCGACCGTTACTGCGTCGAGTACAGACACTTTTAGCAACAAGACTATAAGTGGTGCGTCGAATACACTCACTGTAGATGGCACAAACTCTGTTGGGTATTTGAATCTTCCGCCGGTCATAACCAAAACCTCGAGTTATATTCTACAGGCATGAGATGTAGGAAAGTATGTTCAGGTAGGTGTTGGCGGTAGTATCGCTATTCCGGACGGAGTGTTCTCAGAGGGCGACGCGGTAACTGTTTTTAATAACACAGACGGTAATATTACTATAACTTGTTCAATTACAACGCCTGGTAGCAGCTGGATTGCATTGTTAGGCGGTACAGACATTGACTCTGGTCGAGGAGTAGCTGTAGACTCTTCAGACAATATTATTGTGGTTGGGTACAACCGCTTAGACGGTGCTGGGAGTCTTGATGCTTTAGTAGCTAAGTACAACTCTTCAGGCACTTTGCAGTGGAGTAAAACGTTAGGTGGGACGGGGGCGAGGTTGGACAAGAGGTAACCGTAGACTCTTCAGATAATATCATTGTAGCGAGCTACGCTGATTCAGACGGTGCTGGGGGTTATGACTTTTTAGTAGCTAAGCTTCACCCTGATGGTTTGGGTGATGGGATTTACGGTAATATAGTCTACCAAGATGGCGTTTTAACTGATGCACCGGCAGTCTTAACTAACACATCAGCATTCTTAACTGATACAGCAGCAATCTTAACTGATACAGCAGCAGTCTTAACTAGCGCAGACGCAAACCTAACTGAAGAATTCTTCTCTATTAACCTATAAATCATAGAAAATCGTATTCGGCGGATTAAATTTATGTATTAAAATTCACGAAAATGCTCTTGTTATAAATAAATAAAACGATTTTCGAAAGGAGAAAAACATGGCATGGCTTTCAGATGAAGTCCTTGACGGGGCTCTAAATATCATCGCTAACAATGCGGACACCATATACATATGCAACACAGAACCCACCACTATAGGTGATTTATCTAATACTTCGATAACATTGGGTGCATCTAATACAACTCTACAATTCACCGGCCCTTCGGATAGATCGGGCGGAGGTAGAGAATTAACTATAGGTGCCGCGAACGGTGCGGTGACTGCATCGGCAAACGCGGCATTCTTTGCTGTTGCTAACAGCACGGTTCTAATGGTAACAGGTTCATTGACCGCGAGTCAACCTGTCACAGACGGTAATAGTTTCGCGTTAGGATCATTTACCGTAGGAATACCTGACCCTGCATAAATAGATAAACTCTAGGGCGTTTGTGGTATATAGCAAACGCCCCGGATGTACCTGACTAGAGGGAACGGACACATATGTTAGGATTTTCGACCCTAGCTTCAACACCATTAGCGTCTTCAGCCGAGACATTAGTAGAACTCTCGGCGCAAAGTTTCACGTCTAGTCAACCTTTAATAGGCAATCTTAGTCTAGTACAAGAACACACTTTCGATGTAGATAGCGTATCATCTGGTGTCACTACCGTCGACGCTTCGGCGATAGTACAAACCCATACTATGTCGGTCAACAATGTAGTGACACCTGCGCCTAATATATCTACAATTGATGTGTCTCTAACCCACACGCCAGATATTGGTGATGTGACGTCCGAATCTCCGGTCGTGACCGATTCTACAATAACGCAAAACCATACCTTACAGTGTGCAGACATAGCCACCGAAAATACTTTAGTTGGCGATGCTACAATATTCGAAGCAGGCGTTATTTACGCTGAAGAGGTAACTTCTTCGCCGCCAGCAATTTCCCAGGCTTCTATCGACCAGAGACATATTTTAGGTGCCGATGGCGTCCAAAGCGGAACACCGAATGTCGATAATGTTATTGTCCTAAGCGAATATATACTGACTGCGAATTCGGTAACTTCGAGTGCTACTCTAGTTTCTGAAAACAATATTTCTCAGATACACAACATTAATTCTTCTGGTGTCGATACAGACAACCCTGTAGTAGAATCAGCAACTATCGGCCAGTCGGGAGTTGTGTCTTGTGATGATGTCATTGCCGGTAATGTATCGATCACTTCCCCGACATTAGAACAAACGCACAACATAAATGGCGGTAATGTTGACGCTACCGACACTCATGTAGATACTGTAGACATAGTATCAAACCATATTTTATATGCGAATTCATTAGAGACGCAAGCAACCCAAGTGGGTAGTGCGGTATTTGGTGTAGGCGAAGTAATATTCTTAGATTCCGTAGAATCCCAAAACCCGGCCGTATCCACTTCTTCGATAACTTCAAACCACATCATATTGATGGATGATGTAGACTCGGGTATCGTTTCTATAACTAATTCGACACTCGAACAAAACCACATATTGTTCGCGAATGGTGTCGAGAGTCAAAACCCTGTTGTGGGTGATGTTGATTATGGGCCACTATCCCTAGACAGGACTAGGTATGTTAGTATAGAAGCAGACTCGTCTAACAGAGCTAATTTATACATATCTGGCGGCAATCATGTCATATTATACGATGGAGAAAATGATACGTTATCTCCTCCCGGTGTAGCGTCAGAATTCCTTGAAGTCGCATAAATACCAATAAAGGAGATATTTATGTTTACAATAAAACAGAATGACACATCGCCAAGCATAAGGGCGACATTAACAGATGCATCAAACACAGCAATAGATTTAACCGCAGCTTCTGTAGAATTTCATATGAAACACGAAGATGGGACTATTATGGTGAATGCTAACGCGGGTATATTGAGCGCTAACAGTGGCATCGTAAAATATGATTGGGTAGCTGGGGATACGTCTAGATCTGGTCTAAATCTTGGAGAATTCCAAGTGACTTATCCTGGTGGTACTATCGAGACATTCCCTAATGGTGGTTATATCAAAATAAAGATTATAGATGAGATAGCGTAACTCATGGCAAAAAATTCTTATTTTAATAATTATGGTTCTAGTTCGGAACAGGGATTGGTCGAAGATCTGATTATAGAGTCGATACGAATCCACGGTATAGATGTTTATTATATGCCGAGGACATTGAATTCGGTAGATAGTATCTTACATGAGGACTCCCTATCTTCTTTCGATTCTGCGTATCTTATAGAAATGTATGTTAAGAATGTGGATTCTTTCGAAGGCGAAGGCGACTTTCTTTCTAAATTCGGATTACAGATTAGGGACAGTATGACATTAACCGTTGCTAATAAAGTTTTCGATACAGAAATAGGAACCAATATAGCGCAAGCCAGACCCAATGAAGGGGATATGATTTACTTGCCTTTGAACGGTAAAATATTTAAAATCATGCACGCCGAGCATGAGGCAATATTCTACCAGTTGGGTGCTTTGCAGACATACGATTTAAGGTGCGAATTGTTGGAATATTCCGGAGAGGTCTTCTCAACAGGAATATCTGAGATAGACACAATGTTTGATGGTATAGATCCTAGCACACCTACCACCATAGAAGAATTAGATGATATAGATGTTATATCTGATAATTTGGAGCTCCAAACCGAAGCGGACGAAATATTGGATTGGTCGGAAACGAATCCGTTTAGTGAAGGAGGTAAATGGTAATGCCTATAGCATCTCATTTTTATAACGAATCCACAAAGAAATATATAGCTGTATTCGGTACTCTTTTTAACGAAATTTCGATAATAAGAGACGATAACGCAGGGACTGAACAACAAAGATTGCTGGTGCCTATTTCTTACGGCCCTTACCAGAAATTCTTAGCTAGGATAACACAAGACCCAGAGTTATCTCAAAAATCTGCCATAACGTTACCTAGAATGTCTTTCGAAATAACCGGCATGTCTTACGACGGACAAAGAAAATTGTCTTCTTTGAATTATGTGGATAAGAAATACTCGGGGTCTTCTGCTCATGTATTGTATTCGCCCACGCCGTACAATATAGAATTTAGTCTTTATATAATGACAAAATATGCGGAAGACGGTGTCCAGATAATAGAGCAGATATTGCCTTTCTTCTCACCGGATCTAACGGCTTCTGTAGAAATGATAAGTGGGTACAATCCTGTAGATGTGCCCGTGATATTGAATAGCGTATCTACTGAGGATGTTTACGAATCCGATTTTGTTACTAGGCGCTCTATCATGTGGACCCTAAACTTTACGATGAAGGCAAGTTTCTTTGGTCCTGTCCAAGAAAAGAAATACATAAAATTTGTAGATACTCATATATTTGAAAGTATGGACAGCACAGAATACACCGAGAATGTTGTTGCTAGGCCCGGCTTGACAGCTAATGGTGAGCCTACATCTTCTATATCTGACTCTATAGATTGGACAAACATAGATATAGATGACGATTGGGGCTTCATAACCTATATAGGGGATAACGAATCATGAGTAAAGAGATTGATGATGCTTTGGGGATGAGACCTTTAGTTGAGGTCGAAGAAAAAAGAGACACCGAAGTTGTGGTGTTGCCGACTACCGAAACCACAGAAGAAGATCTTCAGCTTGCTAAAAATAACATAAAAGATGTTATGGAAACAGGCAAAGACGCGATTGAAGAAATGTCTTTGCTTGCGAAACAATCCGAAAGCCCGAGGGCATTTGAAGTTTTAGCAACTCTTATGAAAACTATGCTCAAAGCGAATAAGGATTATGTCGATACTTCTATGAAGAAACATAATTTATCAAAAACAGAACCAAATTCTGTGACTAACGTCACAAATAATAATTTAGTTATGTCTACTGCTGATGTGTTGAAAATGCTCAAAGGCGAAACTGATAAATAATGAGGAGATTATACCATGTCCGCCCCTGGCTATAACGGCAATCAAAACTTAAAAAAGATAGGGGAGCCTATCGAATGGACGCCAGAAAGACTCAAAGAATACGCAAAATGTGCCGAAGATCCCGTTTATTTTGCCAAGAATTACATAAAAATTGTCCATATCGATCACGGCTTAGTTCCTTTCGATATGTACCCCTATCAAGAAGAGATTGTAGAAAAGGCAATAAACAACAGGAGAACTGCTGTTTTGACCGCACGTCAGAGCGGCAAGACAACCACTGCTGTTGCGATTCTTTTACATTATGTTTTGTTTAATGAATACAAGACTGCTGCTATTCTTGCAAACAAAGCAGACTCTGCAAGAGAAGTCCTCGATAGGATCCAGCTTGCTTACGAAGCATTGCCCAAATGGTTGCAACAAGGTGTTCTCGAATGGAACAAAGGAAACATCGAACTAGAAAACGGATGTAAGATAGTCGCCGGTGCTACATCTTCATCTAACATACGAGGAAAATCTGTAGCTTTTCTTTACATAGATGAATGCGCATTCATTGATGGTTATGACGAGTTCTTCGCTTCTGTTTACCCTACGATTTCGTCAGGTAAAACTTCTAAACTTCTAATGACATCGACACCTAATGGCCTTAACCATTTTTGGAAAACATGCAAAGGTGCAGAAGAAGGCACTAATGGTTACCAATTCGTGAAAGTTATGTGGCACGATGTCCCAGGCAGAGACGAGACTTGGAGACAAGAAACCCTTGAGGCTTTGGATTTCGATCAAGAAAAATTCAACCAAGAGTACGCATGTGCTTTCTTAGGGAGTTCGGGGACATTAATATCTGGAGATAAACTAAAGTCTCTAGCATTTAGCACTCCAATAGCAGAAAATGATGGAATAAAGCAATACGAAAAGCCGGTGCCGAATAATGCCTATGCTTTAGTAGCAGACGTATCGAGAGGAAAGGGTTTAGACTATTCTGCATTTTCTGTAATAGACATAACAGAAATACCTTACAAACAAGTCTGCACGTACAGGGATAATTATGTGGGGCCGGTTGACTATGCTAGTATAATATACCGCATAGGGAAACTGTATAATAACGCAAACATTCTCATCGAAATAAACGATATAGGTGGTCAAGTAGCAGATACCTTGTTTATGGATTACGGATATGAAGAAATGTTATTTACAGAAAACTCTGGCCGTAGTGGTAAGAGGATATCTGGAGGCTTTGGTAGAAATGTGGACAGAGGCATAAGGACAACAAAAACAGTCAAGTCTATAGGATGTAATATATTGAAGCTAATGATTGAGCAAGACAAATTGTTAATTAATGATTTCGAAACGATACAAGAATTGTCTAGATTCTCAAGAAAAGGTAATTCTTACGAGGCCGAAAGCGGATCTCATGACGATACTGTTATGCCCCTAGTCTTATTCTCATGGTTGACTGACCAGTCTTTCTTCAAAGATTTGACAGACATAAATACGATGGCTGCATTAAGAGAAAAGACGGAGGAACAGATGGAAGAGGACATGCTTCCTTTCGGATTCATATCCGCAGGCTTCGACGATAACGACGGGTTCCAATTTTAGAATATTATAAATAATAAGAATGAATAACACGCTACTTATTATTTGAAGGAGAAAAACATGGCATTTTCAGTAAGTCCGGCCGTAACGGTCCGTGAGGTGGATGCGACAGCATCTATCCCGACAGTTTCTTCAACCGTTGCAGCCATAGCCGGAGTTTTCCACTGGGGACCTGTTGGTGAAAGAACACTTGTAACGTCAGAAACAAATCTAGTCGAAAGGTTTGGTAAGCCGTCCGACTTTAATTTCGAAACATTTTTTACCGCAGCAGATTTCCTATCGTACTCTAATGCTCTATACGTTACAAGAGTAGCAGAAGACGCAAACACAGCTTCTGTTTCTGACAGTACATTCGATGCTTTGTATCCTGGAGAAATAGGCAACTCGCTTATGGTTTCGGTTGTTACAGGCCCTACATCTTACAGGGAAACCTTAGCTACTGTAGGCAACGCTACGGGCTCTATAACATTTGGATCCACATCATTAGAATTCTCTAGCGACCCTGATTTCGATATCGTTGCTGGTGATATTTTAAGGATAGGCAATAATACAATAGGCTATCAAGACATTAAAGTTGAAGGTATATCTGAGACGGTCGTTGATGTGAACACAACCACATATAGCGTTACTGCTAACAACCGATTCAGCTTAACTGCCGATAGCTTCGCAGATGTTTCCATCGAGAGATTGTGGGCGTATAACTCAACTGTTAGCAGCGCACCCGATACAAACAGATTCCACATCGCTGTTATCGACGAAGATGGTAGTTTTTCTGGAGAAGCGGGGACTGTCCTGGAGGTATTTGAAAACGTATCCACATCGACATCTGTAAAGGCAGACGACGGCACTAGCTTATATTACAAAGACGTTATCGAATCTAGATCTTCGTTTATAACAGCAGGTTCCGCCGATGTAGATGCATCCGGAGATACTGTCAGCTACCAGTCTTTAACTGGTGGTTTAGATGGTAAGGGCGAAAGAACAGAAACGGTTGTTTCTTTCGGTGCTATTGCTCAAGGCTATGATTTGTACAAAAATGCCGATGAAGTAGACATTGCGTTCTTGCTACAAGGTAAGGCACTAGGTGGTGCTAACGACACGGGCGTTGCTAACTACATCATAGACAATATATGCGAGACAAGAAAAGACTGCATGGTATTTGTTTCGCCTGCCTTAACTGATAGCGTATCTCCTAGCACAGCTAACGATAAACTATCTGCTATTAAGACATTTGCGGGATCTATAAACGCTTCTTCATATGCATTTATAGACTCTGGATACAAATACAGATACGACAAATACAACGACAAGTATCGTTGGGTTCCGATGAATGGCGATATTGCTGGCACTTCTGCTAGAATACAGCCTTGGGAGTCACCTGCTGGTTATAAGCGCGGCGTGATAAAGAATGTTATTAAACTAGCATATAATCCACCTAAAGCACACAGAGATGAGCTTTATGGTTTGAACGTCAACTCTGTAATAACCCAGCCTGGTCACGGAACTCTATTGTTTGGCGACAAGACTGCGTTAGGTATCGAATCGTCGGCATTTAGTAGGATCAATGTGCGTAGATTGTTCATAACTGTAGAAAAGGCAATAGCAACTACTTCCAAATACTTCTTGTTCGATTTCAACGACGAGTTCACTCAGTCCCAGTTTAAGAACATGGTAGAGCCTTACTTGAGAGACATACAAGGTAAGAGAGGCATATACGACTTCAGGGTTGTATCTGATTCTACAGTAAACACGCCAGACGTCGTCGATGCTAACACATTTAGAGCTAATTTGTTCATCAAGCCTGCTCGTTCAATAAATTATATCGATCTAGTGTTTGTTGCTACAAGAACCGGCGTACAATTTGACGAAATCGTCGGTCAAAACCTTTAATAAATACTAAAAAGGAGTAAACAAATGAGCTTTTCTATAAACGAATTTAGATCGGCATTAACAGGAGGGGGCGCTAGGCCGTCCCTTTTCCAAGTTTCGATAACTAACCCTGTAGACGCTGCTGCAGACTTGAAAGTGCCGTTTATGGCTAAGGCTTCTTCTATACCTAGTTCTACAACAGGTATGATATCGGTGCCTTATTTCGGAAGAAAAATAAAGCTAGCAGGTGACAGGAACTTTGACGAGCCCTGGACGATCACCGTAATAAACGATGAAGATTTCCTAGTAAGAAATGCTATGGAATCTTGGATGAACGCCATCAACACTCACGAAGGCAACCTAATAGAATTCGGAACCGCATCGCCGGCAGAGTACAAGTCGCAAGCGCAAGTTTTCCAGTATTCTAAAGACGGTGGTGTTCTAAGAGAATATACCTTTGATGGGTTGTTCCCCACAGAGATTTCCAACATAGATCTTAACTGGGAGACCACAGATACTGTATCGGAATTTACAGTAACATTCCAGTATGATTACTGGAGAGTATCTGGCGGAAGAACCGGCACTTCTACTAGCTAAACAGGTAAGGTATATTTATGAAGCTTTTTGGGTTTGAGATAAAAAGAGAGTCTGCGAAAGAATTAGTGTCTTTCGCAGAACCTACTAACGAAGAAGGTGCTGTTACTGTCGGGGGCGCGTTAGGTGGCGCCTACGGCACCATGCTCGACATGGAAGGATCTGCCGCAACAGAGGCAGAACTTGTTACGCGATATAGAAAAATGGCTATGGAGCCAGAAATAAACATAGCTGTAGAAGATATTGTCAACGACGCTATAAACGTAGGTGAAGACAATACTGTCGTTGATGTTGTTTGTGATGAAATAGACTACTCTGATAAAGTTAAGGAAAAGATATCGGAAGAGTTCCAAAACATACTTTCTTTACTTGACTTTTCTAATAACGCATATGACATATTTAGTAAATGGTATGTCGATGGTCGTCTCAACTACCATATCATGGTGGACGAAGAAAACCCCAGAGAAGGCATCAAAGAGTTAAGGTATTTAGATCCTAGAAAAATACGCCTTATCAGAGAAGTCGACGATAGGGAATTCGACAAATCGGGAATTAGACTTAAAAAGTTAAAAAACGAATATTACATGTATTCGGAACTAGGGTTCCAAAATGCTGTTGCTAGTTCAACTGCGTCTGTTTCTGGATATCGTATAGCTAAAGATTCTATAGCTAGGGTTACGTCGGGGGTGTTGAATGAGAACAACACTGCTATTTTGTCGTATTTACATAAAGCAATAAAACCTCTGAACCAGCTTAGAATGTTGGAAGATGCTACTGTCATATATACATTGACGCGAGCACCCGAGCGCAGAGTATTCTATATAGATGTGGGTAACTTACCTAAAGCTCGCGCTGAGCAATATTTGCACGAAATGATGGTCCGTCACAAGAACAAATTAGTGTATGACGTCACCACAGGCGAAACCAGAGACGATCGCAAAATGATGACTATGACTGAAGACTTCTGGTTTCCGCGTAGAGAAGGCAGTAGAGGTACAGAAATAGATACGTTGCCTGCAGGTACGGGACTTGGCGATAACGATAATCTCGCTTTCTTTCAGCGAAAATTGTATAAGTCTCTCAACGTACCTACTTCCAGAATAGATAACGACGCCATGTTCTCATTGGGAAGGGCATCCGAAATTTCGAGAGATGAAGTTAAATTCGCCAAATTTATTAGGCGTTTACGTTCGAAATTCTCTGTTCTGTTTGACAAACTCCTTGAGAAGCAACTTATCTTAAAGGGTATAATATCGCCAGAGGATTGGGACCATATACAGAATCGTCTTAGATATCGCTTCAATAAAGACAACTTCTTTGAAGAATTAAAAGAAGCCGAAGTGTTGAGAGAAAGAATCAATTCGCTTAGAGATATAGAAGAACATGTAGGTGTATATTTCTCTAAAGAATGGGTCCGCAAAGAAATCCTCAAAATGAGCGAAGAAGACATAAATACTATGAAAGAACAAATGGAAGAAGAGAGGAAAGAAGAGCCTCCCTTAGCCACTGATGAATTTTAAACCAACTTAAAGGAACAACAGATGAAAAGATTTTCCGAACTAGTAATGGAAGTCGCACAGCCAAAATCGGGCGACGAAAAGCGTTTCAAAGCTAAGCATGTTATCCAGAAAATGGGTCATCCCGAAGCAGAAGAAAGTCAATTCACTTGCGATAAAGATGTCGAGCCTAGGTTAGCTGACTATTCTGCAGGTGAAGACGAAATTGTGTATGAAGAAATGAGTGAAGATCAAATCGAAAAGCGCGACGAAATTGCGGATGCGATCATTAAAGATAGCGGTGCGGATATGAAGAAGCGCTATGGCGATAAGTGGAAAGATGTAGTATATGCTATAGCCACAAAACAAGCCTTGAAAGAAGCACTTGATCCTGTCGGCAAGGAAGATGACGATATCGACAACGATGGTGATGTTGATGACTCTGACAGGTATCTAAAAAATCGTCGTAAAGTAATAACGAAAGCTGTAGCTAATGAAGAAGTGATAGAAGAGGCTTTCAAAAGAGGAAGTATGGAATTAGACGACGGTTCTAATGTAGATATTTCTGCCAAAGATGCGAAACTACTCAACGACCTTTTCAAAGATCTAACACCTAAAAACCAAAAGAGCATGATGAAGGTTCTTAAAACTGATGAAGCAGGCTATGAAGAAATTCTAGGTTTTGCCAAAGAAGCTATGTGAGGAAATGACACATGGCTTTCAGTAAAATAGAGTTAGTAGATAGCGAATGGACATTAATAGGTGACAATGTGGCTAGCATAACATTCCAAAATGTTAGCCAATTTCCTATATATGTTAACTTTAGCGCATCTAATACCGCGCCGGTAGAAGCAGTAGGTCTTGTTTATACCTCTTGGCAAAAAGAGGTCAAAAAGACAGTTACTGATCTGACATACACCTCTACACCTAACTATGTATATGCTAAAGCAATGTCAGGTAGGTCAAGTGTGTTGGTTGAAACTCCTTAACTTATAAATAAAAGAACGTAAGAAAGGAACTACCATGAAGCTCATAAAAGAAATAAACGAAGACGTACAGTATCTTAAAGAGTCATCGGAAGATGGTAAAAAGAACTACTTCATCGAAGGTATAATCATGCAAGGCGACATAAAAAATCGCAACGGGCGTGTATATCCTAAAGAAGTTCTCATCAGAGAAATGAATAGGTACAACGAATCGTATGTCTCAAAAAATAGGGCATATGGGGAACTAGGTCACCCTGAAGGCCCGACAATAAATCTTGACCGTGTATCTCACATGTTCGTAGAATTAAGAGAAGAAGGCCCTAATGTGGTAGGTAAAGCCAAAATAATGGACACCCCTATGGGCAAGATAGTAAAAAACTTCATAGACGAAGGTGCTCAGTTGGGTATCTCATCTAGAGGTTTGGGTTCTATCAAACCTAACAAAAAAGGCATAATGGAAGTACAGAACGATTTTATGTTGGCTACTGCTGGAGATATCGTATCTGACCCTTCTGCACCTGATGCGTTTGTTAAAGGTATAATGGAAAATACCGAATATTATTACGATATAGCTTCCGGAAATTGGATAGCCGAACAAACTGTTGAGGAAACTGTTAAGGCGATAAAAGAATCTAAGAAAATTGACGAATCTGAAGCATTGCGTATGTTCGAGTCTTTCGTCGGTTCCTTGCGTAAAGGGTAAAAAAAGATTTTTATAAATAATTAAGATGAGACAATACACTCAATTAAAGGAGAAGTAAATATGGCTAAAGAAGAACTTGAAGAAAAGTTTGTTTCTGATGATGGCGTGTCTGCTGTAGAAGATCCTGTAACTCCAGAAGGCGGAGAAGCAGACATTGACGGCGACGACGCATCTAGAGAAGAGGCAGAATCGCTAAAAGAAGGCGATTATGCAGACAAAGACGAAGACAAAGAAGAGATGGAAGACGAAGAAATGAAAGAGTCTTTCTCCGATTTGTTTGTCGGCGAAGAACTTTCTGAAGACTTCAAATCTAAAGCAACTCTAGTTTTTGAAGCGGCTGTAAACGAAGCTGTTACGAATAAGACTGCGATTGTAGAATCCGAGTTAAAGGAAAAATACGAAGCTGAGGTTAAGGCACTAACAGAAAAGTTTGATGTCGATCTCAACGAAGCTGTCGACTCGGCTATTTCCGACATATCTGAGAACCTCAATTCTTACCTAGACTATGTTGTTGAAACATGGATGGAAGAAAACAAACTTGCTATCGAAAGCGGTATAAAAGTCGAACGTGCCGAAAACATGATGGAAAGTTTGAAAGAGCTATTCTATGAGCACAATGTTAAAATTGACGAAGAAACAATCGACGTTGTTGCAGAGATGGAAGCTCAAATCAATGAGGCAGAAAAAGTAACTAACGCCGCACTCAAAGAGAAATTGGCACTAGAAGAAGAAATCCAGAGCCTTAAAGCCGAGATAGCATTTGACACCGTTTGCGAAGGTCTAACAGACACCCAGGTGGACAGAATGCGTGTATTGGCAGAAAAGCTAAATGCTTCTGACGCCGTCGAATATGCTAAAGACTTAAACACCCTTAAAGAATCATTCTTTGCTTCGGACAAAAAAGTAATCGTAGAAGAAGCAGACGATGAATTAGAAGAAATCGAAGAAGCAGTTAAGCCTTCGAAAATGTCTGATTATGACGGTGTAAACGCACTGGCAGAAGCTATCCGTGCTCGTACGGCTAGAGAAAAATAAGAATTTATAAATAAACGTGATAATTAATTTACAAGGAGATAGAAATGGATAACAACTCTATTGTTAACAAGTGGCAGCCAATTCTTGAGCACGAATCTTTTGATTCGATCAAAGACTCTCACAGAAAAAGCGTTACCGCCACTATTCTAGAGAACACTGAAATCGCTCTTAAAGAAGATCCTACTTCCGCAAGAATGACTTCTTTGATGGAAACAACTAACGTTTCTGGCACTGGTGGTTTTAGTAGCAGCGCAACAGCAACTGGCCCAACTGCAGGTTATGACCCTGTGTTGATAAGCTTAGTTCGTCGTTCCGTGCCTAACCTAATCGCATACGACATCGCAGGCGTACAGCCAATGACTGGCCCAACTGGCTTGATCTTTGCTATGCGTTCTAAGTATGCTAACACACCTGCAAACAACGCAACTTGGACCGAAGCAATGTACAACGAAGCAGATACTGACTTCGCAGGTACAGGCACTATGGAAGGCACTACTGGTACAGCAGCTACTGCTAACACTGGTACTGGTATTGCTACTGGCGACGCAGAAGCACTAGGTGTTACTGGCGGTACAGCGTTTGCAGAAATGGCGTTCTCAATCGAGAAAGTAGCTGTGGAAGCTAAGAGCCGCGCGCTTAAGGCAGAATACACTACTGAACTAGCTCAGGACTTGAAAGCGGTACACGGTCTAGACGCCGAAACTGAACTTTCAAACATCCTAGCAAGTGAAGTTCTTGCAGAAATCAACCGTGAAGTTGTTCGTACTATATACAACACTGCGGTAACAGGTGCTTCTGAAGGTACAGCAACTGCCGGTGTATTTGACTTAGACGTAGACGCAAACGGTCGTTGGAGCGTTGAGAAGTTTAAAGGTCTTATGTTCCAGATCGAGCGTGAAGCTAACGCTATCGCAAAAGGAACACGCAGAGGTAAAGGTAACATAATCATTTGTTCGAGCGATGTTGCATCGGCTCTACAGATGGCAGGCGTCCTAGACTATGCTCCTGCTCTTAACAGCAACGCATTGAACGTAGACGACACAGGCAACACTTTTGCTGGTGTTCTAAACGGTCGCTTCCGTGTTTACATTGACCCATATGCGGGTGCTAACTACATGGTAGTAGGCTACAAAGGCGCAAGCGCATTTGATGCAGGTCTATTTTACTGCCCATACGTTCCGCTACAGATGGTTCGTGCGGTTGGTGAAAACACATTCCAGCCTAAGATCGGCTTCAAAACACGCTACGGCATGGTTGCGAATCCGTTTGCACAAGGTGCTGACCAAGGTTCTGGCGCACTAACAGCGAATACTAATTAATATTACCGCCGCGTTAGGATTTCCAATCTTATGTAATTGTTAACACTGTTAACTAGTTTTAAGGGCCGGGTAAAACCCGGCCCTTTTTAATGTCAACTTTTCTGTATTTATTTTCTTTTACATTAGGCTTAGTATGCAAACCTTTATAAATAGTTGTGTAGGTCGCGAAATATACAGTTTCCACCTACTCTAACATCCACAAAGAAAAAGGAAAAGATATCAGCATGTCAAATAAAAATTTAACGGGGTTTGTGTATTTATGGTATGACGCGAAGCAGAAAAAGTTCTGTATAGGGTCTCATATGGGTTCTTTAGATGACGGGTATGTTACGTCTACCGGGTATATGATGCGAGCATATAAATCGAGACCTGAAGATTTTAAGAGGAAGATATTATACGAACATTATAGCGCCAACGTAAAGGAGTTGCGTAATAAGGAGCAGTATTTTCTCAATATGATAAATGACGACGAATTGGAAGGGATGCCTAACTGTAGGTATTACAATATGAAGAAAAACGCTGAGGGTTTATCTGGTGTTGTTGCTTCTCGGATAAGACAGGCATATTGGGACGATGACGAAAGAAGTGCGGAACAAAGGAAACGGGTTAGTACAATGTCAATGACTTATAAGCCAAACAAAGGCAAATCTACTTGGAACAAAGGAAAGGTATGTCCATCCATATCAGAGGGAAGAAAGAATGGCAAAAAGCCATATGTTCCTACTGAAGTGCGATCATCTAACACAAAGCGCGCATGGGAAGAAGGCGCGTATGATAATAGACCCAAGCCAACAAAAGAGCAAATAGAGCGGGGTTTAGAAACTAGACGTTTAAATGGTAACGACAAACATTCTGAGGAAACAAAGGAAAAGATATCAAAGGCGTTAAAGGGTAAGGTTAGGAGTGAAGAGCATTCTCGAAAAATAGGCGAAGCAGCTAAAGAAAGACAAAAGACTCCGCTAACATGTCCTCATTGTGGGCACGAGGGTAGGTCGCCTAACATATATAGGTTTCATTTTAAGAATTGCAAACACTGTTAACTAGTTTTAAGGGCCGGGTTTTACCCGGCCTTTTTTATGTCAACTTTTCTGTATTTGTCCATTCCCAAACAATGTTGCCGCAGTCAAAATACATTCTATAGCCGTTGTTTAGCATATTTTCTCTTTCCGACAAATTCGAATCAAAGTTTTTGAGTTTTGCTTGAAGTTTATGTTTTTGAAACTCTATCCTACTAAAAGTCGAGTTGCCGTCAGTCCAGCGGTAGCCTGGCGGGGTGGTGTCTTTTAGAGTCATTCCTATTTTCCCGTATACGTTACCCTCTCCGTATTGCCTGTCGGCATAACACAATATAGACTTTGGTGTGTATAAACTCAAAAAGTGATTGAACAATCTGGAAGCACCACCTACAACAGATGTATTTTTAGCACTACATAATCGAATAAGCTCATACTCGTAATGCCTATTGTATCTGGGTTTTGAGAAGCTCATGACTTGCACAAGTTCGTCTTTGTAAAACAAACCCAACTTTATCGAAGCAACAGCAGTGCCATTGATGTGGTTATTGTTGCAGAAAATTCTATACTCGGATGGCGTTATGGGACGCACTTCGCATTTCCTAGCAAACACTCTGTTTGGCGTAGCGCCTAAATGGTTACGTATCATAGACTTGACCAACTCTTGTTTGGTTTCCCATTTTTCTTGTGTTATATGAATGACTGAAATGCCTTTCTCTAAACACCCCAGTGTTTTTTCTAGGTGTTTGTTTGTGTTGGACTTTTTTGTATCGGATACACTGTGCCAATAAAGTCCATTCACTTCTATAGCGAATTTGTATTCAGGAATGTATATGTCTATTTCTTTGCCGCTAAGGATATTTCTGTCATGTGATTCGACCACAATATCCGGAAATTCGCTTAATAAGAATTCCTTTATCTTTCTTTCTACAGATGATTCGTTTGAGTGCGGTTTTATTTCTATGCCGTGATGTGACGACAGATAACTAGTAACTGTGCCATAATATACACCTAGCTCTTCTGCTATTTCTACTGAAGATTTTGACGAATATTCATTCTCTAGCCATTCTCGATCCAATAGCTTCTCAAGCGCCTCGGGATTCGACTTTTCTAATTTCGATTTGGAAAGAATTGTTTTTATCTCGGGGCGTTGGCTATTGGTCTCGTACCCGTATTTTTCGAGCATAGTCTTTTTCTGTTTAGCGACCTTCGCCTTTTGGTCTACTTTAGACGTCCTTCTTTTCATAGATTGAGAATCAGAATAATAACATTTAATACAACAGTAGTCGCTGTCTATTCTTTCGTGCTCTTTGTTGCAGATAACACAAACTTTCTTCCCATTCAAGTCTGCTTTTAAGAAAGCAATCCTGAGCGAAAGATTGCTACCCTCACTCAGGAAACCGGTTTTATTTAATACCTCATTATATAGGTCAAGATGAAGGTTGCGGAGAACCTTCATCTTGAACTGTTTCTTATTAGGTATTAGCTCTTCTACTTTGTTTGCTAATTCTATATTGTTCAAATTCCCTCACTTCCAGCGAGAACTCAATGCCACAAAGCCTCGACCTTTGCCGGTCAGTTGTGCTACCAGTTTAGGTCGACCACGCCCTTCGGTCACTTTTACCGGCTTGAATTCCACAAAGCCTTTGTCTTCGAGTTTCTTGAGTAGAAACGTACTAGGTTGGTCACTGGTGCCGACAGTTTTCAGTGCTTTGGCGATAGCTTTGCTAGTTGCGAATGTTTCTTTACGACCAAGTTTTGCCATTTTTCGTGTCCTTGTGTTTAATTTATAAAACTAAGTTAAACTACGATAGAGAGTCATTCAACATCTTTATTGCTATATTTTGGCCATACGAATGAATTTTCGTAAACTTCGGAGAAGGGCGTTGTGTGAAAGAAGGCTCTAAAATCGATACCTATCTCTACATTATCGGCAGTCATAGTCCAAAAGTGTAAAGGCCCAATTTTGAAGGAAGGTAGGCGTTTTGCTCTGGCTAAACTTGGCGAGAATCCTACTTGAGGTTTCGCAAATTTAAAAGGAACGAAATCTAACTCTGCCCTGTAACCGAACATAGCAACAAATACTCCGATGCTTAGATTTTTCCATTTTCCCATCTAATGCCTCTTAGTAAAGTTTCTATGAGTCTTGAGTCTGTTTTGAAGTTGTATATCGGTATGTTATAGTCTTTAGCTATGCGCATAGCTTGTCCTGTCCCGCCTGATGCTTTGCCGTTTTTGGTCCAACACAAAACAAATTCTACAGGGCTTTTTAAGTCTGGGCCCAAAACTTGATAAGCATTGCGAGACATTAACATAAACGCTTTCTCACTCAATCTTTTGGGGTTGGGGTGGTATTTAGACACAAACTCTTTCGCTTCTTCTGGAACTACATAATCCAATCCGTTTTCGAACTTGCCGTTAAACCCATCCCAGGGTAACCATATTGTTTTGTTTGTGGCACCTTTTTCGAAGGCTTCGTCAGCACCTTCAGCACCTCCAGAATAAAGGGAATAGCCATATTTCGACAAAAATTTAGACGTTGCTTGCATAGTCTCTATGACTTTATATGGCGTTTCCCTAGATCCTATTCCGGCGTAGGTTTTATTCATTTTCTTTTGTTTTGTATTCTTGGCCGTTTGTCCTGATGGCCACGATCGAATCTGTTTTAAACGTTCGAATAACCACTTTATTTTCTAGACCGCCTTGTCCCTTTTCGGTTTTTTCGGTATCTACCCCCAAACCTTCGATTTCATCTTTTTCGATGGGTTCGCCATCCAGAAAATATTCTGTTTTGCCTGGGCTAATGTAAATAACCTCTAGGTAATGGTTATCTTTGTGTTCGATAAAGGGGGTTCCTTTAATTCGAGTGCCCCAGGCGCGGGGACCTACTGTAAAAGATTCGGGGTCTTTTCCTTCTTCTTCTAGCCGACGCTTAACCATAGCCTCATATGGACTTCCGCTTTCTGTAGCGAAAACCATAGTATTTGCGCCAGTTGTAATTTTGGTGACCCTGCCCTGCATCGGGTTCTTTTTGCCGCCCTTCAATTTTACCTCGGATTTGGTGTCAAGTCCGATGAACGATCCGCCTTTGACAGATTCGAGTGCTTCTTTAATTTCGTTATAATTCATTGCATTATCCTACAAATTTCTTGATTGCGTTCAGGACTCGCTTATTTCCGCCACTTTTATTCATAACAAACAAACCAGATTTACTTGCACTCAAAGCACCGATACCTCCGCCGTCAGTGCCCCAAATACTTCCTGGTCTTGTTTGTGGCAAGATGCTCAGGATGCTGTAATACTCTGAGTCTGCCGACACGAAAGATTCTTTATCGTCGACTTTAATGTTTTTTGTGATTGTCAGTACATCATTCCTAACATCAACAGACCATCCCATCTCGTTAGCGGTATTTACAAGTTTCTGTGCTGTTGCTTTAGACATGTGTGTCTCCTTTTGCTTAACTTAACATAGGGAGACACACATGTCAACAACATTTAACTCATGCCGAGAGCTTCTTTATACATCTCCAGAATTGCTTCTTCTTCGCTGATGTCATTCTGGTCACGTTTACGAAGTGCGATAATTTTACGAATAGTTTTAGTATCGTAGCCTCGAGATTTGGCTTCTGCCAATACTTCTTTCTGTGTTTCTGCAATATCTTGCTTCTCAACAGCCAGGCGTTCGTACCGCTCGACAAATGAGCGAAGTTCTTCTGCTGCTACACGGTAGCTGTTTTCGTTAGTGTTGTCCATTTCAATATTCTCCATAATAATTAAAGTGCTTTCCATTCTCCGGTTACAGGGTCAGAAACACACACGGATCCTGCAACTGTTTCTTTAGTTGGGTTGGGGTTAAGTCGCCTAATAAATCGACTACCTGACCACTCTTCCCAATATTCGTATTTCGATTTAATCCTATCGACCTTTTCCGAGTCGACCAAATTAAAAACTGCTTTCAGCATCGGTATTTATCCTAGTCTTGTTTTTCTTTTTCGGGCACAAAGCTAAGCAATGCGTTGAATATAGTCGAAAAACCTGCAAATCCTGCGATAAGTGCATAACCGCTAACATACACTGTTACTGTAGAAGCCAACACAACCGCGCTTTGCAAAAATGCCAATCTTTTAGGTATCTGACTTTCTACGTCTATACTTCCCCTGTTGTAAGATATAACAAACAATTCTAGCATTGTCAATGCAGAATTCGTCAATATTAGTGCGATTAACAGATAAACAGCCCACAAAAAACCATAACCCACCAACACCATAAATATTACCTGCACAAGAGCAGAAAAAACCGTTATTGTTTCGTTTGTATTCATCTTACCAATGTCACCTTTTCGCTAGCACGCGTTAGTGCTGTATAAAGCCATTCTCTAGATTGTTCTCGGAAAACATTACTTTCGTCAAAAATCATAACATTTTCCCACTGAGATCCTTGTGATTTATGTGTAGTCAAAGCGTAACCGTAATCGAATTGCTGTGTGTCTTTCAGTATTCGCCAATCTACAGTATTAGGATCACCGTTAAAGAACTCATCTCGAACCTTTACAGATATAGCTGGTCTGTTAGGGAAATCTTCGCTAGTAACCGGAATAAGAGTACACCCCTTCTTCGACCTTGCGGGCATACTATCGGCAGAAACATTGAATATACCACCGTTAAAAATGCCCATAGTATTATCGTTTCTAAGACAAACCAACTTATCGCCTTTCAAAGGAAAAACTCCCGGAAAGCCTTTGTGGGCTCTGACAAATTTGTTGAGCGAAATTCGAGTGTTATTCTTCCCTACTAAGATTTGATCCGCTTGAATAATATCACTTTCAGTCACTTTGCCAATAGAAGCGACTCTACTTTCGCCATAAGTTCCGACGTCAATTGACATGCCTTCTCTTACTCTAGTTGCTAGGTATAGTACAGGGTTATCTTTGGCTTGCCGGTGAATTTCTGTAAGTAGAAAATCTGGTTCGGCATTGGTGAAAAAACCGGTACCTTTCACGGGGGCCAGCTGGGCCGGATCTCCAATAACCAGAATAGGCTTCCGAAAAGACATAATGTCTTTGGCTAACTCCTCATTCACCATAGAGCATTCGTCAATCACTACGATGTCAGAATACTTAATCGGACTGTTTTTGTTGATGATAAACTTTACACTACCATCAGCTTTTTCTTCCGTCTTGTATATTAGACTATGGATAGTAGACGCACCGCGACAACCTTTTTTGGCCATCATCAGTGCTGCTTTACCTGTAAATGCGGCATAGACCACCTTTGTTTCTGTATTGTCTGCTAGATACTTCGCAATAGTAGTCTTGCCGGTTCCTGCGTAACCAAACAGCCTAAATATCTGCTTCTTTTTCGAAAGATGCTTTAGCCAATTGGTCACTTCAGCAATTGCTTTGCCTTGTTGTTCTGTTAAATTCATTATGCTCCGATTACTTTCTTTGCGGCTTCTCGATAGGAGAGGCCCATTTCATAATATTTTTCGACTTTTTTGATGAAACTAGGTACTTCTTTGAGAGCAGGGGGTGTGACACCAAACACTTTCAGCGCTTCTACCAATGCTGCTTTCGCGTCGGAGACGTAGTTCTGTTTATACCCGTAGTCGTTTTTAATGTCTTCAATCAGAAGACCTTCGGCAGGAAAGCTCCAGACCGGAATGTCAATTTTCTCGGCAAACTCTTTAGCGTATTCTGCCCAAAGACCGTCTGTGGTCATTTGGCGGACGAACTCTTTATCGTGGGTCTGTTCGAATTCTTGCGCCACAAATGCCGCATCGCGAGGATCTTTAAATTTTCCGATAGTGTACATGCTCCAAACATTTTTTCCGCGATACGCTGCCCGGGCATACGCGTTATACACACCGCGCTTAAGGTCAACAGAAGTGTTACGGTACGAGTTAAGAGTGTTGTCTGCGGGTGAAAGTTGAAGTCCGTTACGATCATACATCATAGTGTTTTATCTCCTTGTGTATGCCATAGTTATAAGTGAACTTCTTTAGTGTGTCTACACCTTTTTAATGGATATTGTACGCCTCGCCTGACACCAACTGTTCGCATTGATTCCAGTCGATATCTTCTACCTTGTCCCCTGTGGTGCTGTCTATGACAATACCTATAGAAGCTACTTCTAGTTCATCTAACATTCCGGTGTACGAAATTTGTTTGACTTTCATAAATAAATCACAGATACTCGTTCCGTAGATTCCAGTATCTAGAGTAAACCCTTTATTGTTAGCACCATCGGGGTATTCTTCGAAGAATGTAAACGTGAGACAATATTCATTGACGCCCTTGTGGTTTGTAACTATGGCGTCCATAATAACGTATTTGTGTTCATTCACACTAATGAATTGCATAGTATCTCCTATTATATGCCTCTTACTTTTTTGTAATAGTTTCTTGCTTCTACCAGACCGTCAAGATATTCGAACGTACCTTGTCTAAACACTAACGGATTTCCGTCATCTACAGACATGATGATAGCGGATTGCTTAATGGCGACACCTGTTCTTTCGTAAAATGCTGCAGCATAAAATGCGGCTTGCCTAAAGTAGTCGGTTATCCATTCTCTCTTTTTCTCTTTTCGAGATGTTTTGAAGTCGATGACAGACAACACACCGTCAAACTCTGCTATGCAATCCACTCTACCCGCAATCTTAAATCTGTCACTGTAAAGAGGAACTTCTTGAGCCCATATGTTATCGACAGATCTATCTAGTATGGGCTTTATGGAATTGAATGTGAACATATTGACCGGCATCGCACCTTGTGCCCAGTCCGGTTTATTATTCAGGTAATCTTCGGCCATTTGGTGAATAATAGTGCCTCTGACGCCGGCCTGTCTTAGGACTTTATCTGCTTCGGCACTACCAACTCTTTTACGCCATTCGTCTAACCCGTCTTTAGGTTTAGCACCAAGGACAGTCGTTATAGAAGGATAAATATTTCCTTCTGGCGTTATGTATACTCTTCCAGTATCCTTAGTTTCGCACTCTAATTCAGGCAAAGAAACTTTATTGGGTACGTGTCTAAACATATCAACCTGCGTATGCTTGGGCTGATCCTGAGGTAATAACCTCAGAACCATACCCATCGCCTTTTCTTCCTATGCCGAGACCTTCCACGAAAACCTTCGAAGAAAACGTAGATAGAGCAACAGTGTGAGGCACACAAACCGCCCCAGAGGGTACAGTATGTACGGTGTTGGTGTCGCCTTCTCTGACAACGCCTATACCGTTAACAAAGACCTTAGCAGAGCAAGTGTCCGTTGTTGTCGTACTGTCACACCCGTGTCCTGTAGAAACTGTGTCTGTTTGGTTTCCTCTAGCTATCTCGGGCATATTCTTCTCCTTATATTACCACGCCTGCTTTTTCTTTGGCTTTTATGTAATCTTTAACAAGACCAGACCTAACAATATCATCGCAGGTAAAATTTACCCTTTCGAAACTAGGGACATCTTCCAATATACGCATAAAGACAGATAGACCCGACTTATCGTGTTTAGATTTTATTAGGTCATCCTGTGCTGTATCTCCACAAAACAAGATTTTACTATTCTTGCCGACTCTTGTTATTACTGTGTCTAGTTCATGTGCTGACATAGACTGGCATTCGTCGACTATAACAATAGCATTATCGTATGTTAAGCCTCTGATGAATGATGTGGTTGTAAACGAAACAATTTTCTTCTTCTTTAGTATTTCGTGCGCATCGCCCCTACCGAACAACTCATTAACAAGACCAACATATGGTGCCTCGTAATAAGCCTCTTTCTCTTGACCGTTTCCTGGCATGAAACCTTGGTCTCTAGTCTGGACAGCCGAGCGAACTATTACGACTTTGTTATATTCGCCCCCTTCAAATACATCTTTAAGTGCTAAATAAAGCGATAAGAAAGTTTTACCTGTCCCCGCACTGCCGTGCAGTACGATGTTTTTTCCGCTATCGTAAAACTCGAATACTTTTTCTTGATTCTTTGTAGAAGGGAATATCTCGCACATTCCAAAATTACTATTTAGAATACACTTTGCTCCGCGCTCTACTTGTTTTTTTGATTTGCGTGAACGGCGTTTTGATGACATCAATACCTCATCTGTTTGTTTAAGTTTCTATGGTTGACCCCGCATGAGCTGATTTTGCTTTGTGGAGAACATCACGAAAATTTGAATCGGTCTTATGTACACCGATTCTAACCGGGTCACAGATTCCCGGAAATTTCTTAAACTGTTGTATTATATGGGTATTTTCTGACAGGTACGACTCTCTTTCGGCCATACTCAAAACTATTTCAAATTCTTCACCTGTTTCGGTGTTCTTCATTGAATATATAGGCATAATAGTCCTTTGCAAAAATTTATTCTACAAAGTTATTTATAATGCCTATAAGGGTAGGTTATTAGACCTACCCTATATTTTAAAACGTGGCTTCGTCCTTAACCATTTGGTAAATTTCTTTCCAAGAGTTTACCCTACTCACTTCGGGATATAGAATGTCATCTTGATTCCAAAGTTGTTTCATAAGTACGGGCCTAAGCCCATGCTTAATTCCCATATGTGCAGCTTCAGAAAGATCTTCAACCCACAAACAAGAGGTATCTTTGTAATCTTCCAACACACCATCTTTAGCTTCGGAATTGTCTGTCAATACAATCTTTTCAAAAACACCTTCACCGAATAGCCTATCCAGGTTTTCTCGCCTGTACTTGTAATTTTCGGATGTGGGAGACAAAGCGGTTATTCCGTGGAATACATAACCAAACTCTTCGTGCAACATGCGAATGTATTTTACCGCATCTCGCAATGGTTTAATGTTCCCGACCCTAGGGCCGTTGTTGTGGTCATCCACCAACCTTTTAGAAAGCTCGGGAGAAATGCCATACCGCTTATGGATGCTATATTGGTCATATACCACACATTGCAAACCGTTCAGGGTAGCTAGTTGGTCAAAACTATGCACCCAATTAAGTACAACACCGTCGATGTCTGTTAAAATAACATCCTCATACAAATTACGTCTCATTCGGTATCCTCATCAAAACCGTAACGATCCTTATTCTTATCTCGACGTTTATCTCTTCGAGATTTCAATTTGTCGTTTTTACGGCGAATATTCTCATCATCGTCGCCCCATTCGTCTTCAAATTCTGTACGAAATTTGCGATAAGATTTTTTAGCCACTTTTTTCCTCATTAGCTACTTCTTCAATTAGTCCCGGGTACGCTTCATTAATAACACTTTTAGGCAAACCCTTCAAGGCTTTTTTTGTTATCATCGCACACAAAAGTTTCGCGTCTCTTTTATCCACATCTTGAAGGAGAGAGATAAACAAAGACTCCCGCTTCAATTGGTTGAGATTGTCGTAGCCGCCACCTTCTACGAATATACGAAGACGACGTGCTTCTTTATACATCATGCCTTCAATGTCGTGGAATTCTGAAGGCTTATATGGGGGCGGAGTATCGGGGATAAGAAATTTAATATTCTTATCGTACATATATTTCAATACGATTCGAATGGCTTGGTTGTCCCATTTTTGTAGCCATTCGATCTTGTCTTTGCGGTTTTTCATCTCGGCTGCCTCGAAAACGATTTCGCCTATAGATTTTTTAGCCACTGTTAAAAGTCTCCTATATCTGTAAGTAGGTTCTTGAGTTTCTTCGATACAAAATAACTGAACAATTTATCCCTGCCAACTACTTTTTGGTTTTTGTATTCTTCGATAATTGCATTATAGATGTCTTCAGGTATCATAGCCAGATCGATCATCAGTTTATTTCGGTTATAGTTTTTAAGAATTGTTTCGTCGGTTATGTTGCTAGGGTCGCCGTATTCTTCGATTCGCTTTTTGGTCATTGGTTTCATGCGAACACCTGCGACAATACAGTCATCGGAAGAAAGGATATTAGGTATACCGTCTCCTCTGTCACCTTTCAGAACGTGTTCCACAAGGTACTGGTCGGGGTCCGAGTTAGTCAACCACCTGTTGCGAATATTGTCGTATTGGTTGACATTAGAATATTTCTGCAATTGAATGTAGTCTTTATCACTAGAAACAATCAATATCTTTTCTTGCCCGTCTCCTAGCAACGCACCGTATTCGTGACATAGAGCCCCTATGCAGTCATCTGCTTCTGCATTCTCAAAGTGCAGGACTTTATATGGGAAGAATTCTATAAGTTCATTTCTGACATTATTTAGAGCAGAAAATACATGCTCCCAGTTTATTTCTGATTCTTCCCGATTCTTTTTTCTGGAGGCTTTGTAGTAGGGAAAATAGCTTTTGCGCCAAGAGTTTCTACCATCTGCGCATATAACAAGATTTCCGTATTCGTTTTTGAATTTGTTGTTTATGGCTCGGATACTGTTAAGTATCATATGCCTAAGAAGGTCTTCGTCAACATCCACATCATGGTGATTACCTATAGATGCAAAAAGAGTTGCTATAACCACCTGATTATAGTCTACTAAAATCATAATATTTCTCCGTTAAGGTATTTCTTCACTAAGGTAATCTAGGACCTCGTCTATCAATGCTCTATGGTCATTTATTTCCACAACGTTGTCTGCTAGATCACTTACCTCATGTTCTTGACCTATACACCTCATACATATAGATTCAATGACACCGAACATCAACATCAAATTCGCTGCCACTTTAGGGTCATCAAAAGACATACCCTCTTTAAGTATTTTTTCCACAACCCCGAAAGACAAATCTTCGGCTACCATCCTGGCGTATTCGGTTCTTTTTTCTGCAACTTTCGAAGTTATCTCTTCTTTAGTTTGAGGAAGTGTATCTTTTTTTAATTTTGGGAATATAACTACATTATCGCTCATAAACATCCTATTTGTTGTTGGTAAAATTAGTCAGATCATACGAAGAGACAAGTATCAATTCCAGTTCTGTAAGAATTTTATAACACAAATCAGTAACGTCTATTAACGGGTCTAACCTAATGCCGGCTACGAACCTGTCCATAAAAATATACTCTTTATTCAACAGTGTAGCTATATTAAGCGATTCTAGATATGTTTCCATATCATAAGGGTTTTCTAAAAAAATTTTTTTGGTTTGTGCCATGGTATTCCTTATAACTGGGAATAATAATTACTCCCAGTTATTTATGCAACCTATGCCGTTACTAATTCTGAGACACCCCTTCGAAAGGCTTCGTCCCATTCATCTTGGGTGACACCGACCAAAATAAATTCTCGATCAGAATCGCTCAAGTATGGCATAGCATCATAGATCGAAAACCCACTTTGCCATTTTGCAACATCCACAGGATCCACATTGATGTACTTTGTCCGAGTCAGACCCGAGATTGCGCTTTTTCGCGTAATTTTCATTATTATTCCTCAAAGTGTACCATTACCGCAATCGCTAATATTGCGATCTTCAAATGCTTTGGCTAGATCTTCGTAGCCGCCTATGTGTTCTCCGTACCACCAAATTTGCGGTACGGTTTTGGTGTCAGGTTTTTTCGACAGAAGTTCTTTCTTCAATTTTTCGTCCAAACTTACATTCTTATAGATGTATTTTAAGCCATAAGAATCACATAAGTTCTTGGCTCTGTCGCACCAAGGGCAAGAGTCCTTACCATAAATTTCTATCATTTACGCACTCTTTACTTGATTCTTTGCTTTGTAAGAACCCCAATGTTCGTTAGCGCGAACCCTAATGAACTTCTTGTTCGTTTCGCTTTTATCTGGGTTTTCGATAGTAAGCCAAGGGTTTTTGCCTTTTTGCCAAGCCGCCTTAAGGTCTAGCCATTTTTGAATCACAGTTCGTTGGGCACGCATATCACGAAGTGTAGATTTTTTCACATTACTGTGAATTCCTGCAGACACTTCGCCCTTCGATTTACCGCCTTTTTTCGCCATTATATTGCTCCTTCATTTACTTTCATTTTTCCAGCCGTAGTGTTTTCTACAGCGCCAATATGTCCAACTCATCATACAGTGGTCTTCTTGATCGAACAACACGTAAAACATATAGTCTATAATGCATACAATATTCCATTTACCATCTCGCTTCCTGCCATACATCCTAGCGGATAACGTTTGGTTACTATAACCTCCCGTTATCACGTTTAACAATACAGAAAGTGCTATTCCGATTCTTTCGAAATACATGAATATTTTGTTGCCCACTCCAACCTCCTAAGCCTTTTAATTATTTATAGGCTAGAAAGGATATATTCCCATTTTTCTTTAGCTTTTTTTGTGTTGAATCTATAGTCTGCTATGTTTTTTACCCCGTCGTTGCTAACACCATGTGTTTTTATATGCTCTATACACCGTTGTAAAGTGTTGAAAAGTTTATTCGCGTGAATATTATGGTCTTCTTCGTAAGAGTACATACTAGTGATGCCACCAGATGTTTCTGGCAAAGCGCCGTAGGAAGAATGGACACAAGACAGACCTGCCGACATGGCTTCTATTAGACACAGGCAAGATGTTTCTTGCCACGTAGACGGATAAGCAAAAACGTGACATTCCTTCAATTCTTCTCGGATTTGTTCGTTAGGTACAGATTTAGAATACACAATGTCAGGGTGCGATTCAAGTTTTTCGAAAAGATCTTTGAAAGGCTTATCGCGATCTTCCCACCCATACAAATCAAACGACGAGAACACTCGTAGCTCAAGCTCGTTAGGATATAGTTTACTAAGCGCATCAAATACGGGATATAGTATAGCCAGACCCCTATGGGGCGTAGAGAAGTAAACTAGTCGTATCTTGTCATTTGGCTTAGTGTGGTTATCTATAGGATCTATAAAATTTTCTATGACTACACCGTGAGAGTAAGGGACTCCCAGGTATAGATTGAACATTTCTTGTTGCCAGTGAGACACAAAAACAATCTTATCGTATTCTTGCCACCCACCATCTTTCAGGTGAGACACAGCAGGGTCTGTCGCAAGATCATGAGCCCAGAGAATTTGTTTCTTCGTGTCGTCCTTTGACGTTGTTCTGGACAAATGTATTTGGTATTGTGACATCATATCAGGGTCGATGATACCAACAAGTCGTTCTGCTAGGAGTTCGGTCCCACCCCTAGCGTTTTTAGTCATATCATCGTGTTCTAAAACACCGCCGGTAATTCTACTGCCCATTATCCATATGCCTTATGTGCTACAGCCCTAAACAGCTCAAACCTTTCGAGTTCTGACTGCGCATTTAGGTATTTCTCAACCATAATATCTGCAACATTAGCGGAAAAATCCATAGAGGTTTGAGGGTCACTATCTACCTTATTAGACTCGATGAATTCTGACAATGTTGCGTCGTTGACGCGCATAAGTCGATCATATGTGGGTTTATCTAGATAACTCTTAGTTCCCAGTTTGTGGATATCAAGCAGGTCTCGTTTGCGCCATTTGAATACAGTGCTTTCGTCAATTCCGCGTTCTTTGGCGAAGTCTTGAACAAGGATATAATCTTTATGTTTAGCAAATGCCGAATAGACATCTTTTACATTATCGTTATTAACGAATAGCCCTTCTTGTTTTTTGCTGAAAGGCAGTTTTGCGTCATACAAGATTTCCGCCATTTCGGTTTGAGAAACATCCAAATCTCGACATAGCTTATTGATACAAACTCCGCCTCGTTTGGGGCGACTATTTCCGATTAGACCTGTTTTCTTTGCGCCGTCAATGACTTTATTATATGTATCCGAGGTAATATAATAATTGTTTCCCATCTTAATCGTGTCGATGAATCCTTTGTCTTTTTTCTCATATGCCCATCGTACACTTTTGCCTGTGATCCCAGCAACTTCTCGCGCAAGATCAGAAAAGTTGACCAATTCGATTTTCTTTTTCGCCACACTCATTATGATTTTTCCTTTTCCTTTTCCTTGGCATCGATATATCCGTCTGTCCAATATTTTTGGTACTCGTCGTCTTCATACGGACAATCGGAAAGCACAAGACCAAATTTCCAGGCTGCGACACCATCTTCGTAAGCTATACGCTTATCCATATTCACTCCTTAATTTCTTTATAAGATATTTTTCGCTCGACAATCTTGTGATGGTGGGATGATTTGGATTTCATCCTGACAATTTCTTCCAAAGATTGAGAACGATAAATGAGAACAGACTCTTCTCCTCGAATAACATACAACTCATAGTCTGTTTTGTCTATCAAAATTTAAGCTCCATTGCCATTTTCTTTGCCTCGAATGCACGATCAATAGTATCTGTTTCGTCCTTGTCGTCTCTAAATTCGATGAATCTAGGATGCGACAAAGCATAATGGTCGCTGCCAGAACCACGCGTGATATCGTTACAACGAACAGTCATTACCTTACCTATAATTTCTTGACGCCTAGAATTGAAGTCTTTTAGCTGCGCATCGCTAAACCCGCTAGTAGAACCTTTAATCATACCATCGTCAGTCTCGAAAAGTATAGCGCCAAATGTCTTTTCGCGCACAGTACCCGGAGTGCCTTCGCGGAAGCCTGACACACGAACCTCGATCTCAATGTCGAGTTTCATTTTAAGTTGGTGCGGACTTGTGCCATCTTTGAACACACCTCGCTTGTCTTTTAGTACTCCGCCCTCAAGACCAGCATTCATCCATTCGGCGACCCAAACCATTGCTTCTTGTGGGTTATTTACCTCATGCGACTCAATCACCTTAACGTTACTTAGATTTGCAACATCCACAATAGATTTCAGAGTTACGAATCGTGTCGAATACGGCGTAGTAGGCACATTCTTCTTATCTCGAGATTTTGCGGCCACATACTCGTCTTGTTCGACAAAATCCCAAACATGGAAGATGATCTTGTCGTGTGGCGGAGTGTCCGAATTAATCATGCCGTTGCTTTCGGCTCTGTTGGTAGTGCCTTCTACAACTAACTCACCAAAATAATACCCAGAAGGAGCCTTCGAAAGCTGACTTTCGAGAATTGGGTATTCATAAGTGATTCCCGAGCGAGATGTGAATGATACTTTACCGTTCTCAACAAGAGCTTCTCGATATGTACCGTCAGCTTTCAGTTGAATAACAGCAGGAAACTCGATCTTTTTTGTGGATTTTTTGTCGAATAACCCACAACGCATATATGCCGGCTTAACGATCAAGTTTTTCATTACTTTATTGATTACGGTGCGACCTACATTTACTTTCAGGTCTCTGTTAAGTACACCTTTAACAATAACGAAATCATCGTGACTCAAAGAATTTAGAGTGTCGAATGTTGCTTCGATGGCTGCGTGTCCTGTCAATTCTCGAGTCGCCAACTTTTGCTCTAGGAAATCTAGAGCATCCCCCAGAGAACCGTTACCGTTAAAGGAGAAGTCCTCGTCCTTCCAATGCGTGTTAAAAGACACACCGTATGTGTATGAAGCGCGATCATAAGCCAACTTCAAAATTCTTTTGGCTAGCTCGTTGTCTTTATATTTCTTAAGGACGTCAATTTTATGTAGGGACGAGTTACTTTCATTCAACTCATTAATTAGTTCTATCATTTATTCCTCATACTTTTTTACTTGTAGGCGTAAAAGATATGCGCCTCGATCTGTGTCGTTTGTGCGTATGCTGTGCGCCAATAAGGTTTCACAGTTTCTACATGGTACATGATAGCACCGCTAGTGGGGTCGTATTCTTTGTGGTACATATCAGCAACGTTAATTGCTATGGCCTTAGCTTTGGCCCAGGCTTTCTTGTCGACAATCTTGTCCGACTTACCATCGCAGTACCAGCTGAATTGACATTTATGCCTAATCAAGTTGCCAGACGAATCTTTCTTTGCTTGGTACACAACACCACAAACAGTGTCTGGATATTTTGTATCATTAACGCGGTTTAGTGTAACCCAAGCAACTGCTTTCTGCCCCTCGTCGCTTTCCGAACGCGCTTCAAAATAGATATTTTTTGCCATACAGTTTAGGCTTTTGTCGCTCAATTCGACACCCATTTCGAAATCTTCATTTGAAGAAGTGTTGGCATAAGCATTTTCTGGGGCAGTAAAATAAGTAGCTACCATGCCCGCCGTAACACCTGCAGAAATAAAGCCTTTAATTGCTGTAGTGATTTTCATTTTTTCACCTGCGTTTGTTTTAATGTTACAAACAAACATAAAACAAACGCAGCCTCTAGTCAACAACTTTCTTGTTAATAATGCAGGGCGAACTTTTTTGTTACATCCAAGTCTTCCGAGTTTTCTTCGCACACAAAAACCCAAGCACCTGTCATCTCACTTGAAAGAAACGATTCTCCGTACCAGTTTTCCCAAGGATATGTAGGGTCTACGAACTCTCGAGAAAAGCACACTTTTTTCACGGTATCTTGAATTTCTTCCCGAGTAGCCGACAAGCATATCGTGGTACCGCAAGTTGACGCGCCTTCTCGCCACTTATGAATCTCACCTAGCAGCTCACCGTATCCGTCTTGACTCTCGATAAACTTAACCCACATCTCGAAATCACTAGCAACATGTGCTGCCTGAGCCGCCAGTTTGCCGGGATTCATGTCCGAGATATCGCTACGCATAATAATGTAAAGAATAGGATCCATTACAGCATCCCCGCTACCATTTTCATATCGACCATAACGCCAAACTTTTCCTTGACAGCTTTCATAACCGCACCTTTGTTTGAAGTGTCGATAGAATCCAAGAACGCCTTAACTTCGGCTTCGCTTGCCATTTTTGGCATAAGTGTCTCGAGCATAAGGAGTTCGTCTTTGTTTGAAAACTCGTTCTCTTTCAGTTTTTGTACTGCCTTTTTGACGTATTGCAGCGCTTCGTCGTCGGTCGTTTCTCGATTTTTTGCTTTGCCGATCTTAGCTACTTCCGACAAGTGAAACACAACCGTCGACGCCAAAGGAGACCGATCTTTACGTAGCTTCATTGACAGATCTTTTAGCTCTTGTTTCATCATTTTCTCCGTTTTCTCTGTTTTCTCATTTTCGTGTGTAATTATACATGACTTTTTGACAACACTATATGTTGTGGTTTTTTGGTGCAAATTCGACTTAAAAACCACAACATATTGTAGCCATTTCAAAAGATTTACTTTTTTCGCACATTCGAGACTGCGACAGTTCTCGCTTTTCTCATGCCTTCTTTGATCTTATTTGGGTTTGTTTCTCCATTCGGGAAAACATCGCCAAATTTAACATCGTTAGCAGCAGAAAAGATATCCACAATCTTTTTCAGGTGACCTACGTTGTTATTTTCGGAACCCAGTCGCCCGCGCTCATCGCAAATGCCTAGGCGCCAAAGAGTAACAACAACATCCGGGTCTCGCCAAGCATCCATATCGGAGAACATCTTAACAAAAGTCTTTGAATTGAGTTCGTCAAGCCGATGCATATACATGTGGTACCGCGTCGCCTTTTTGAGACGGTCTCGCATCTTCGAAGGTACTTTCAGCCTATCGCAAAAAGCATCAACAACAGCAACGCCGTTAACGTCGTGACCGTAATGCCTTGGAAGTTTGTCGCGACTAGTAAGACCTTTTCCGAAATCATGACAAAGAGCAGCCATACGATCCTCTAGACCATACCCCATTTTTGCGGCTTGTGTCAGGACCAACATCGTATGCTCAAATGCGTCACCTTCCGGGTGCCAACGAATAGATTCAAGTGCGGTCTTGAGCCGATAGATTTCGGGGAACACTACATGCAGAGCATCGCACTCTAGCAGAGTGTCGAAGAATAGGCGCGGATGATCCTCCATAAGCGCACGACTCATTTCTTTCCAAACTCGCTCTGCCTGGAGCTCATCCAATACACCCTTTTTGGCCATATTGTAGACCATTTCCTTTGTCTCTGGAGCTACAGTCCAATCGGGCCCAAGGCGAGCCTTAAACCGAGCCAGTCGAAGTACACGAACCGGATCTTCCTGAAATGCATCAGACGTGTGGCGAAGAACTTTGTTGCGAATATCATCTTCTCCGTTAAAGGGATCGATGTATCCTGCATAACCATCTACATGGAATGCGATAGAGTTCATCGTAAGATCTCTCCTCGACAAATCCTCTTCGAGGGTAACATCAACACCAAACTCAGATTCGAAACCCAAGTAACCTTTTCCTGTTTTCTTTTCGCGACGAGCAAGAGCATATTCTTGGCCGCCGTAACTAAAGAAAACAGGAAAGTCTGCACCCACCTTCGTAAATCCCAAGTCTAGCATATCTTCTTGTGTCGCACCAACAACAACATAATCTTTATCTTTAGATGCGACACCCATTAGCATGTCTCGCACCGCACCTCCGACCAAGTAAGTTTTCATCACAGTTCCAATACCTTATTTTCGTAGCAAATGTCCACAGCTTTTACTAGCTCTTTTACTTTGTTTCTGTGTTCTGCCATAATAGCGGGGAGAAATTTGCCTTCGGAAGCATTGCGAGATGCCTCTTCTAATGCCGACATAAGATCACCTTGCCAATTAGCAATCACACTATGGAAATGTCCGGCCGGTTTAATGTCGGCGAGAGCATCTTCGATTTGAATGCGAATGTCGTTGTACATAATGTTAGAAGCAACTTCGACAGGTACAATTGCGAAGGTAACATCTTTACCGCTGTTGACTGCGCCTTTTTCGATTCTGACCAAAAAGTTAAATGTCTCTGTCATCTTGTAACTCCTTTTGTTGTCTTTAACTTAAAGAGTTATTTCGGGCAAGTCAACATCTTTTTCGATTAGGTACTCGGCAAACCACACCTTCGATAAAACCACCTCGATTGGATCTTCTACTAAGATACCGTTTTCAAACTTTCCGGCCATCATAGACATACTTAAATCTTCTTCGACACCCAAAGACACGTCATATACTTCCAACTCGCCATAACTAGGACGAATATCGCGGACCACTTTTGTGAATACTTCGAAATTCTCTCCCGGGTCAAAAAACTTATTTACAGCTTCGTCTCTAATGCTTAGATCTGTGCTCATTTAATAAATGGCCTTTCATGTAGTTTTCTTTTCCATACCCATCCAAATAGCACATGCGTCCCATTTAACATTGGTGTTGGTATTTTGTTTAATGTGTTCCAGCATCATATTCCTGAGGTCATGCCCGTCAATCATTCGAAAGACAAAAGATGCGTCGGCCTTATTTTCAAGATTAGGAATCATGTCAATTGCGATTCGCTTGCGGTCATCGTTATACGATTGCTGAGCTCGAATACGAAGACCATACAGCCTATTTTCTTTCTGTTCAAATGCCTTCCAGAAATGTTTTTCAAACTCGCGGACATGGTTTTGATCTTGCTCGGGAAGTTTTGAAACAGTGTCGTCAATCTCTCCCTTCAAGATAGCGTCCACAATATGACGGTCAAAACGAATATTGTCGAGAGTCTTATGGATAAAGACGTACTCATCAGTCTTGATCTTAAACATATGTCCATCAGAGAAACGACCAATGAATCCCTCAATGCCTTTTTGGTCTTTAACCGAATCTACAAAATCCCGGATTTCTTTAGCAGACCCATATGATTTGACCACCTCAAAAGGACACCATTCCGGAACAACGTATTTACCGCTAATGTTCTCCCTCGATGCTAGTAGAGTTAGCATAGGTTCGTCGTACGACACAACAATACGGTTATTAGGTGATGTCCACTCGAAAGTGTCGGTGATACCTGCCGACAGTCGATCATAAAGCCATTCTGTAGTGATTCGAGTTTTATCGCGCAGCCACTTCTCAGCATCTTCGGCGATTTCCGTGAAGCCCATTTTTGTACATAGACGAACCTTGCCTTTGTGCAGGATAGGATGAATCATAGATCCGTCCAGCTTGTCTAGAATAACGTGATTCTCCGACAGGTCGATATTTTTGAATTGGGTCTCGTCTTTTTCGTTGACGTTGAAGAACTTCTGCATTGTACGTGCTGCAATTTTGCCGTCAGGGTAAAACTTAATGCCTCGGCATTCACGACGCATCTTTGCAGTTAGCTGACGAGCAGCACGGTCTTTGGCCGACCCACCTGCAGATTTGATAGGAGGAAAGGAATCCGGCAGTGTGACGTTATAGTTGATTACGAAACCAAAGTCTCGCTCGGCAACGATAAAATCTTTGCGACCTTCGATATGAGGAAGGACGTCGTCGATTGTTTTGATTTCTGGAAATTCGTATTTCATATTATTTCCTTAGCCCACTTGTGCGTCAATTACATTTACCAGATCTTCGACGAATACGCCTTTGACCTCTTTTACAGTTTTCCATTCCATTTTACGAATCTTACCGAAAACAACATTGTAAAGATCATTGCCTTCGTCGTAAACAACATGGACATAACCTTTCCATTTGACCATTCCGCTACTTTTGAAGCGCAGGCCGTTTCCGGTGTTCACCATTTCTTTAGCTCCCCAAGCGCCAAAAGCCCACTTGTCGAGTGTTTTGATCTGGTCACGAATAATAGTTGCTACGTTCATGTTGTATCTCCTTTGTTAAACATACCTAACATTATATGCTAATGGTGTCAACACTATTCTAGCTTTTATTTGAGATATTTTTGAACCAACCTAGCCCGATGCCGGATGTTGCGGGTAGTTAGTTGTTCTTCGGGCAGTTCATCTATAGCAGATAGAATCAACATTTCATATAAGGTGTACGCTTCCCTTTTTATTCGGGGAGGTCGATTGTTAATCCATGTGAATAGTTCTTCCTTGGTGTTTTTAGCCCACATATGTTCTAGAATTTGTTTCTGTTCTTGAGTGAGGTTGGTTAAAAACATGGCAATTTTCTCCTCTTTATGGCTATTTTGTGCTTGACAGATTTGAGAATGGTGTTAAACTCGTTTATACAACGGCGGAAAGTAATAGTATAGTTTTTTTTATTTTCTCACTGTTCGTTTTATTTTTGTTTGTGCAAACCTTCCTTTATTTCTTCTGCTTTAATCGCTTTTTCTAGAATTAGTTTGCCTATGTACGAATTGATCTTTATGTTTTGGGTGTCGACCAATTCACCTTTGTACATGACATACTTTTCATAAATGTAGGTATCTATGAGTTTGACATCATCTTCTTCATAGATACCTACAGTATAAAATCCAAAAGGTGTTAGCTTGCCAAATGTATCAACAATAAGGCAAATATCTTTTTCTAGTTGGTTCGTGTCGTATGACATGTTGTGTCTCCTTCTGACACAACATTAACTGGTTTTATTTTCTAAGTCAACACGTTTTCATAACATACTCCTTGGAACTGCAAATGCTTTCGCAATTTCATCTTGAATTTTGTTTCGTTGTTCCCAAACTTTGTCGATATCGGTAGGATATCCATAATCGAATTCAAACCTACCGATATGCTCTTTCCCCTTTTCACATTCATAATCAAGTTGATCGAATGTATATGGAGAATAAACCGATTTCAACCGCCTTGAATGAATTTTGTAGTTCATTTGCTTTTCTCATGCATTTTCTTGGCAGTGCTTTTGCCGACACTTTCGAACGTGCTTCCGAGCATTTCGTAACTAGTGTTGAATACCCAAATAGCAGGTTTACGAGATAGTTCCCAAAACATAGAGAATGGCCACATCATTACCCATGCAGATAGACGTTCTTTGTTTTTAGATGCACCAAAAGGTCTGTATTCATCCGATTCCAAGAATTCGTCAAAAGAATGGTTCTGTTTATCTTTTCTCAACCATTCATTGAATTTTGCGTCAATTAGGTCTGAATTACTACGAATGTAATCTGGCCACTTCCAAAATCCGGTATAAGCAGACCCGATAAGACTATAAAGAGCAATCGCTAGAATTGCAATAAGTGGATTTGCCATGATTGATGCAACGATAGGGTATCCGAAAATGAAATCTGCACCAAGCAGACCAACAATAAGCGTGAAAGTCCCTCCAAAGAAACTATCGAATTCGGCAGATACAATTCCTCCAATCAGAACAATCAGTGCAAAAATTGCAAACCAAGTGCCACCAGCTGCGGCGATAAATACTTCCATTTTATAATCCTTCTTTTTTAGGTTGCCATAGTTTGGCAAATTTCAATACGTTTGGTAGTTCTTCATTTGGCATTGGGCAGACTACAGCACAAGATTTCCTACCTTCTAGAGTGTTATTTTCATGACCAAGATACACATTTGGTAGTGTGGCAATACGATCAAATTCTTTTTGGTTGACACGAACTACGCACTTGCGAAAACTGTTTTTGAGCCAGTCAATGTATTGTGGATATACATATGGCCCGTCATCCATTATTCTACTAAGTTCCGTATGAGTTCTAATAAAATGTAGGTGAGCACCAAGAACACTATGTGCCACAAGGGTAGGAGTCATATAATCTGGAAATTCATCCAAAACTGCAATATACATTTTCATGATAACCACTTTCTGCTTGTTTTGACAACTTTTCTGCCATGTGTAAATGTTATAGTTTCTTTTTTGCTATCTTCTGTCCAAGTTTTTTGCCATGGACCACGTATGGTAAAACACCATGAATCTGCCATAGCAACAACACGATGGTTTTTTGATTTGCGTGTGACATTTGGGAGAATACTACGTTCATATACATAATATTCACCATTATAGTCTTGTTCGACCATATCACCTTTGATGAACCATGTCAATGCATTAAATGGCGTGTGTATGGTAATTTTCTCTACCACCATTATTAAATTTCAACAAGGCAATAGAAAAAAGTGATTTGATTTCAATTAAGAAATATCCATCAACAGGTGACTCTGGACCGCCATCTTTTGCTTTTTGAAATAATCTCATCCATCCTCCAATTCTTCTATGGATATCCTATAAAAATCGGGAAGTGGTTCGTTTTTATATATATTCCAATGTATATCACAAGAACATGTTTTTTCAACCCTATTGCCTTCCAGATAAAGAATTTCTAATGTAACACAACCATCTGGAACACCTTCTTCTAGAGGTATAAACATATGATCCATTACATGATCCTCAGTTCATCAATGTTCATCGGTGTGTAGTTGATTGCTTCGACTGACATATTCTGATATGGTCCTTCTGGACTTGGATTTTGATGAATATGTCCATGAAGATTTTTTAACGTGATACAATCATCAGGATACTTGCCTTTTCGATCTACTAGACGCAAAAGATTACTTTCATGTAATGGAACATGGCTGAGCACCAAACCAAACTCTGGAAACATTCTCCACATCTGGACTTTTTGAAAAAAATTACCTGAACTAATCCAGTCAATCGTATCATGATTCCCGACTATCAAACGCTTTCTGCCATGAAACTTTGGCCAAATCTTTTTGAACTTTTCTTTATCGCCAATGAACACATCGCCCAAGTGGTAGACGATATCGCCCTGCTTTACTACAGAATTCCATTTGTCAAGGATGTGTTCGTTCATTTCATCAACATTTGAAAACAAATGACCACGAACAAAATTTCCGGTGTTGTTGTCTTTGAATTTCAAAATGTTTTCGTGCATCAGGTGAGTATCACTGATCACCCAAATATCTCTACTCATACTTTCCACTCCCTACCCATTCATCAAGTTGGGTTTCCAATTCTTTTTTCAATTTTTCTGCATGGGCATTCGATCTACAAGGTATCTTCAAAACGCGATTGCCATCAGAACCGAATACTTCTACAGTTGGTTTTTGCCACCAATCAAAAATAAATCCACTGGGTTTTTTCCACGCAAAAAGACCATATTTTTTATTGTGTAGTCTATAGAAATAAGGATGAACACGATCCATCCTATATCCTTTATACCATTTGATTCTAGATACTATGCTTGGGTTAACTTTCCCATAAATCAAATTTTTCAATTATGCCTCCATTACTACCCATGACGCAACAACCTTACGATTTAGTTTAGGAAATTGCGAAACGGGGACTGGTTTTTTGGTCCAGTTGTCGGCAGCAAACCCATAATGCGCAGTCATCATATGATCATTCGTCGCAAACATCACTGGCATGGACATTTCATATGCATTCCGATCATCAAGAAATTTGCGAATAGTAGGCGGCGTCGCCCAACGACTTTCCATATCAATCGTAATTGCTTTATATCCTTGCTCACGAAGAAGAAGAACTGCTTCTTCAAGAAAGACGCCTTTTACATCTTTACGTGCTTTATTCTGCATGAATGCAGCTCGACTATGCATGTGTCCAACAGGCGCGCCAGTTAATAGGGATATTGCAGTGGGTACACACCATGCAGTGACGTTTTCCCAACCTGTAAAATCAAGATTATGAAGCATTATATTTCTCCCTTTTCGTATATTGTTTATATACGAATCAAAAGGTGTTGTCAAGAAAAAATATGACAACACCTTGTTCGCTTCACGCTTCATTTCACGAATATATGTATTCCAATTTGCTTCAATCGCATTTGGCGGACAACCACCCATACTTTCGAACCACCAATAATTTACATTTTGTTGTGCTTCGAATTTGCTACAAGGGTTTTTTGTATAAAGAAATGGGTTTGACATTTTTTCTCCATAAAGAAAAGTGGGGATTTCTCCCCACCTAGTTTAGTTATCCAATCATCTTGCGAGAACCACCGGAAACCGCACGACCAAGGTTAACACGATCGCCTGCACTACGACCGGCAGAGTGGGCAGAAGTATTACGCCCATAACTAAATCCGGGCGCTGTCCGGAGGCGGGGGTGTGCTTTAGCATACGCTTCATTCACTTCTTTGCGCTTTTGTTCTGCGATCTCAGAAATCACCAGTGCGGTAGAGGATGCTGTAGAGGCATTTTCGATTTGGAGTTTCTGTGCCTTTTCTTTTTCTTCACGGCGAGACTTTTCGCGTTCGCGAGTCATATCGTAAAGGCGAGAAGAAACTCGATTTGCCATTGCCGTTTGGAAGGACGCTTTTGCGCCATAACCGACTGCTTTGTTGTTTTTGCGGTAGTTGTCGTATTCGCGATCCAGTGCTTCGCGAACAACAGCAACAAGATAATTGGCAAGTTCGACGTCGGGTCGATGGCCAGTAAAAGTAATACTGCCGCTGTAAGAGTTATAAACGACTTTGGTTTCTGTCATCGCGGCAATACCCGAAAGAGCTGCTACAATCTTGTGGCGATGTTTTCCTTTGAGGGCCGAAGTATCTACGACTTTGTTAACGACATCAAGAACAATACGACCTTCGGATTCTGCAAGGGCAAGTTCTGCCTCTTCGATGTTATAAGAATCCATCAACTTTGCAGCCATGTTCAAAGCCATGTTCATTTCTGCTTCGGAAGATGCATCATCAGACGCACGGGCACGGAGATTCATAACACGTTGAAGCATCTTATCGCGTTTGGTTTGTTTGGTCATTTGGATTACCTTTCTATCCGACTACTTTTACAAGATAACTTATTCTTGGTTAGGCGTCAATGCCTTTTTTACGCAAAAAATCTCTTCTCGCTTCGATGTACTCTGTTCGAATTTGGGCATTAGATGCATCGCATTCATTACAGAAAATAGAAAACTTTGCTTGTTTTCAATAACTGGTATGAAACCAGTTATTATTTTCTTATCCTTACTCATTGCACATTCCTTGCTTCTTTGAAAGACATTTCATCAATCAATGTGAGGTTTGAATCTGTTTCTATCCATGCCCTTGCCCCACACTTCAATTGACTGCCATCATACACCATTTTAGATGGTCCGTCAATCAAAACTTCACGTGCATAGCGAGTTTTTGAACCAGTCTTGATTGTGTAAACAGGGCGGTCTTTACCATCCTTTGCATTCATAGCAATATGTTGTCTGTTCACGTGTATTATGTGTTTACTCATTGCGTTTCCATTCTTTCACAAAATTGTTCATCTGTTCTTCTGTTTTGAAATATATAAACACGCATAAAGAACCTTCGCCAAAATTGCCCCTATCAAAATCAACTGACCACTCTTTGTTATTATCATTCAACCACGTGTAAATTTTTTTTGCTAGACGATCCTGTCTTTCTATGGTTTCAACATAATCAGGATAGTCTGTACTCCAAAACGAAATGTAGTTTTTAGATGGTGTAATCTTTTCTGGGACCGAAATCGCTTCCATTCTTCTTAACCTCCAAAATTACTTTGGGAACAAATGCAAACCCTTTCATTCCCCTTACTATATGACAAGAAAACTGCATTGCGCGTTTCCCATTATATGGGTCATGATAATATATATCATTCGACATAAATTCAACATTATCGCCAAAGAAAGGACTGTTGTTTCTTTCTTCGGAGATATATTCGAAGAAAGTATCTTCGCCCATTAATATTATGTATTTATCTGGAGTTATTCTCTCATAGTGATCACACTCACGTAAGTTGATTTCTTCGATGATTTTTTCTGTGATTTTTGTCTTTTTTGATTCTGTAAAGTCAAAGGTTTCGACCACAACATCTTCCATATACACTTTAAAATGACCCCACTTCTGAAACAATGGGAACATTTTTTCAAATAACCAATCTTTGAAACGATGGTTGACCTTACGTGTGACCACATAAGGTGTTTCTTTTTTGAAAGATTTTGTTTTTAATCTTGCAGAGTGGAATTTTTCATACATTTTGGAAATGCTCCCAAACCTTTTCGATGACACGCATACTGATAGCGTCTGGATGATTTGGAGACACATCTACCCCATTTACTAATTCTGGTGTGTGTTTGTATGACCACAAACTAAAATAGTTGCGGATATATCTTCCAAGAGTTGAATGGTAAATAATCAAATCTTCTCTTGGTGTGTTGATAAATTTTTCAAAGTCATTTGTATGTGGATTCTCTCCCCGCCATGAAATAACTTGACGTGTCATATCATCTATGTTTGGTTTCTCCATTTTTACCTCATCTTATATCATATTGCTTAATTCTATATTTTTTTCTAATTCGCAACTATCGCACATCCCATAACCTGTTGTGTTGAAAACGTTCAACTGCCTTCCACAACAATCACATGTAGTAAAATTGCCATCTTCATCGCGGCACATCCCGAATGACCATATGTAACGCATTGATTGGTATATTTTGCTTTCATGAAAATATTTCCCCAAAGACATGATATAGTCTTCTTCGTTTTGCTTATACCTTGGATCATCTTCAACAATAGTGACTTCACGAGAATTCGCGATTAGGAAATCTACCATTTGATTTCTAAAATTTCCTTTTCCGTTTAAAGAAAATTGCTTCTCATATTGAAGGCGATAATCACGACGATCGTTCCATTCATCAACTCCAATTTTATGGTGGTGAAAAAGACCCCGTAGGGTCTTATCATTATCAGGAGTCATTTTCTTCTCCGCACGAACAATCGTAAATCTTTTCTTTTGTTTCTTCGAAGAAACAAATTTTATTCGAACAAACCCATGATTTCCAAATCGGCATTCTAAATAAAAATCTTTGCACTTGCCTGTAATTCGTCCCGTTTTGGTGGATTGGCCCACCAGTGATGGTTTTGCATTTTCCTGTCAGTACGACTTGTTTGTAATAAAAGCCGCAGTAACCATCAGATATTTTCTCATATGGAATTTTAGACATTTTTGAAAAATCCTTTTATCCAAGACACAAATGTTTTCTTTTGTTTGTTCTGTGGGATAAAAACGCCAGAACCACGAAGATCGACTTTATCTACTTCTTGTTTTGAATTGACAACAATACTATTGATTTGGTCAATATCAACCGTAATGGTTTTTTCTGGGTTTTTGATGCCTATTTCTGACATTTTATCGAGCATTTTAGTGAAAGTCAAGTCACAAAACTCGTCTTCCCAATCTGTGATAAAATACTAGTTTTTATAAATAAAAGCGTAGTTCGCGGATTTTTTGGCAGGCATCCCAACTACTCTATAACAACAAAGGAGTTACAGCTATGACTATTTATCAACCTTACTTTTATGTCATTCAAGATATTCGTAATGGCATGTATTATGCTGGTGCGAAATGGGGGCGTGATGCAGACCCCCAAAAATTCATGGTAGATTCGGGGTATAAAACGTCTTCGATAATAATCAATAGAATAGTTGGAAAACATGGATTGTCAGCATTTATCATAAGAAAAATAAAGATATTTCAAACTGCTGATGATACGAAAGCATACGAAACAAAATTTTTGAATAAAGTGAATGCAAAATATAACGAAAGTTTTTATAACCGACACAATAACGACTTTCCAATATTATCAGAAGAAAGTAAAAAAAAGAATGTCTATAAGAAGGAAGGGTGTTCCTAAATCAGAAGAACATAAAAGAAAAATATCAGAAGGCAATAAAGGTAAGAAACGCACAAATGCAATGAAAAAAAGACAATCCGAAAAATGAGAGGTAGAGTTTTATCCGATGAACATAAAAATAAAATAAGAAAAAACGGTTATTCGGGGACAGAAAATAAAATTTGCATCACAAACGGTTTCGAAAATTTTTACATATCAAAAGAAGATGATATACCTATTGGTTTTTATAAGGGGATGACAAAAAAAAGAACCAAAAACAAGATTCATCAATAACGGAAAAATAAACAAAAGAATTCCGATAGATGATATGCCACCAAAAGGTTGGAAAGAAGGTCTATTTAAAAAGAAAGTAAAGAGAGTATGGGTTAATAACGGTAAAGATAAAGAACTATTAGTTGAAGTTGATAACCCTATACCAGACGGGTGGAATAAAGGGCGTTTGAATAGATCGTAAAGAACGAACTCTAGTTTTTCCATTATCAATATTCCTCTGGTTCTTGGAGGTTTAGGTTAATTTTATCTTCGACGAACATACCAAAAACAACAGGATCACGATTGCGTGCTGCAAATTCTTTTTGTTCTGGTGTATTCACTTCTTCATCGGTCAAGTCGGTATACAAAACTAGAAGAACATCAAACAATCCCAAATCTTGAGCTTTGATGATATCTTCCATATTCTCGTCCGGAATAGATCGAGGGTAGTTTTCCAGCTCGACAATTTTGACCGAATTTTTAGGAGAAACGTTATCAATAAGTTTCACAACATCTTGTCGGTGTACATATTTGCGAATGCCGGTCGCATGTAGGATCATTTCCTTTTCGAGAATTTCCCACATGAAAGATGCCTGATGGGTCAGGTTTTTCTGACCCATCAAATGCGCCTTCTTCAACTCTTTTGCGAGAAATTCTCGGTTACGTTCGAGTTGCTCCAGTTGTACGTCAGTAATCTTTTCTTTCAGATCATTGAAGTAATCTTTTGGTTCAATCGGTTCCGAATTTTCTTCAAACTCGATTTTGTCTTCTTCCATGGTATGCTCCATAATTACCCCATCAACTCTCGAGCACCGCGCTCCCAATCGTAAGGTTCCGAAAACCGCTCACCGGGGTTTTCTGCGTATTGCCCCACGGTGCCTATGTAATACACTTTGACGGATTCGCTACTTCCGATGATTTTTGACCTATCCAATGCCCACGCAATTGCTTTTGTCACATCTTGAGTGATAACGAAACTTCCTAGATGGTCAAACACCATATATCCATTATATGTGGTGCGGTCAACCCAAATAGACACTTCTTTATAGTTGGGATCTAAGGACATAATCATTCTCCTATCAAGCGATGTGCTGGCGAGGGCACCAGGCTTTGTGTTTGGTTTTACCGAGGTACTCTGCTTTAACGAACTTGCCGCTTTCTACTTCCTCTATAGCAGCTTGCTTTGCTCGCTTAGCAGTAGTGTATTTGGTTGTGATCGTACGGCCAGTTGCGAAGTAGTATTTAACTTTGTACATAAATATCGTACCTTCTTTTTACATACATACGTGATATTACAAAGACGCTCGAATGTCAAGTATATTTCACACCAGATTCGTCAAGCATCTGCATGAATTGATCCTTGTATTTGCCTAGTTTCAGAGTGTTCAACCAGTCGTCAAAACACTGAACAACATCGTTGATTTTCCAATCAAGTTCTGCATGTTTATGTGCTTTTTTCAACCACTTTTCGAGGCGTTTTTCCATATCACGTTGTCGCTTGTTTTTTTCTTTTTGGGTCACTTCATGTTTACGATCCATGAAAATTTGCCAATCAAGATCGCCGCGATTGTGGTTACAAGTGTAGCAAGAAATGGCGTAGTTTTCTTCTGAATTCGCCCCACCTTGTGAACGCGGCGTCACATGTTCGATAGTAGCACTGTTTCGTTGTTTGGGATGTTGCATCATTTCGACGCCACAGAAACAACACTTCCAATTTTGTGCTTCTGCTAGGCGAGTACGTAGGTGCACTTTCTTCGCTTGCTTAAATGCTAGATCAGCACACATAACTTTTCCGTATTCTTCAATGTATGGCTGTTTTGACGGTTCATCTGTGATGATAGAAGGAGTAGTGAAATCCATACTTGACCTCTTTTGTCTATAGTATGAAAGTAACTACTCCTTCAAGATATGTCAATAGTTTTCTAAATATTTTTTAGATTTGTTTGGTTCGTTTTAGAAAATCCTCAAGGGTCATCATGTTGTGGTCTGAGTCTGCTCCGTTATACCAGTATTCGCGGTAAGGTCGAGCTTGATCTTCGACTATAGATAGACCAAACTGTTTTAGATCATCAAAATTGGACATATCAAGGCTTGTCATCTCGCCGAAGTAGACGCCATATTCGCTACCGCCTTCGTCGGTGTACGCCATGGTCCCTTCGTAGTTGAAATTTACATTGCTATTTTGATCCCAAAGAACTTCGCTCCAGTCGTCGCGCTCTTCTTCGGTTAGCTTACGATTAAGAGGGACCATCATTCCGGTGCTCATTACATTACTGCTCATTCTGTGTATCCTTCGAAACGAATACCGTCTTTTGCTGTTTTGTATTTGGTGACAGTAACTTCTACAGGCACGACTTCTGTTAATGACCACGGTTCTGATTGGCCTTCTTGATATTCGGTCGCGCCTTCGCCCCAGTATGCTTCGAACAGCTTACCTGTAGACAACTGCTTGTATACACAAGATTTATAAACTGACCATCGGCTTTGTTCTTCGATTGTGGTGTCGGTCAATGCTTTAAAATCTTCGTTATCGCCCCACATTATTTCTTGAAACGCTTCTGTATCTATATTCATTTTACATTCTCCATATCAATTATTTTTCGACCTACTTGTTTCCAGTGCGGTCTCGCTTTCAAAAGTCTTCGCATGTGTTTACCGCGAATCTGTAGTTGCCACTTTCCGTTGATCGGGCAATACCTCTCTCCGCCTGATGACCCATTCATGTCCATTCGTTTCTCTACACGATTTATTAGGGTGCGAGTATCGTACCAATTCCGAATACCCTTCGGTTTAGTCTGGTAAGATATAGACCCGTTAGGATGCACCTCTCCTTTGATATACCCCATTTCAATATGTCTACGGAGTTTTTCTTTTTCTAATTGGCGTCGCTTTTGAGCCAATGCGAGAAGCTTATCATAAGTCACTATTCTTGCACCCCTTTATCGGCTCGTTGCTCGACGGCAGATCGTAACGAGCAAACCAATCTTTTGCTCCGCAGGTGGTGCATTTGTACCAGTACTCGCCGTTGTGTGGGGAAAGAAAGTCAAAAGCAACATTACATTGTTGGCGTTCGGAATTTTCTTTCCAAACCCCTGCCATCCATTCTACATATTCTGATGTATGATGTGGGTGCGCGTTTGTAACTGCCCCAACTTCAATAGGACCGTTATAATTCGCAAGAAAATCTAACTGTTCTGATGTCATACCATCTCTCAATGATTTGCGACCTTCTAGTTTTTTCAGTGCTTCTTGCTTTGCTTGTTCACGAACCGTTGTCATCATTTTCTCTTTCTTCTAAAATAAAGTTTATCAGTTCATCTTGTTCTTTGCGTTGTTCCTCCAATTCTGCTTTGTATTTTTGGTTGACACCTTCATATGTATATTCCAATCTTTCTTTCAAGCAATCATCGCAGAACACAACTTCTAGGTATGTCGCATCCATAGGGTCAAAAATAGTAGAACCATAATGACCATATGTTCGGAATGCAGTGCCTCCAATTGGATGAACTTGTGCTTCATTTTCGGGATAGGCAATGTCCCAATTGTCAATTTCGCATTTACATATAATACAATTAGTTTTCATTTATTTTCACCTTTGCAAGAATTTCTTTGTCAATTTCATTACGGATTTCTTCCGACAGAATTTCATACAATTCATCTTCTGCTGTCCAAAGTCCAAAGAATGTTAGGATACGTTTCCTTTTTTCTGCACCAAGTTTCCGTAGGAAATTTGTCAATACATTTTGGTAGTTGAATTGTAGTTGATGCTTTTATTTTCATTTAATACCTCTCAAACCATTTCTCATAAGAATGAGAAACCCAAAAAGTGTTCTTCCTAAAACTAATCCAAAACCTTTCATCTGGTCCGATTTGCAAATGATATTTACCAAATCGCCAGTTTATCCAATTGTTACTCATCTTTTACTCACATAAGACCCAAACCGCTAACAGGTTCATATCCATCTTTCCTAAGTTCATCTTCCGATTTGCTTGCTTCATATAAATTTTTCAAGCAATCACTAGGCATTGGTTGAACACTTGCCAATTCTTTTGCAAGTTGTTCTGCTATTAATTTTCCATCAGGTTTCATTCTTCATCCTCATCCTCATTGTAGATATAATCTACTTCGTGACCTAGCATTTCTTTTAGAACATACTGATAAGCATCTCCAGAACTACTAAACTCACGATCTTCCAGTAGCTTTCCATCAATATACAGATAGGTTCCGTATTGAGTGCAGCAACCATCGCCGCATTCCCAAAAATAATCTTCTGTTTCAATTTTCATAATTATTCATCACTTCATGACGCCAACATTTACTACAACACATAGAAACTTTATGCCTGTTGTGATCGCTGATAATTAATCTACCCTGTTTATAATAATGGTCTGATATTCCCATACAAGTTGTTTCGCTAATCATTCTGGCACTGACACAGCAATCATCACGGTCACATGAACTTGTGAATTTTTGGATAGTTGATTTATCAACTTTGTCTTGAACTTGCCAAAACCCTGCTTTTATATTTTCAATTGTCACGTATCTGTCCTATCTCCAAGAATTTTAGCATTTTTTATTTAAGACACAAAGCAAATCATTGTGTTGTCTTTTAAAACTAATGGATATTCTCTTTGTTAGTAGACTATATCTCATCCAAATAGAAATCTTCCATATACGGATAACAACACCTCTGCTGTTGGTTGAACTTAACGGATAAAAGTTGAATCCGTTTTTAACTGGTTCGCCTTCGTCTCTAATATAAAACATTTTCTTTTCTTTCTATATAATCAAGACATTGTGTATATTATTCATGTATCTGTCCTATCTCCAACAAATTCAATATCCAATGCGGATGCCATAGTTTTAGCATATTCATCTGCTTCTCGCCATTCAAAGTCATCAAATACTTTTAAATGAATATCATCCATATTTTCAATGACAAGAAATACATCAATAACTTCGTAATCCCAATCGTTTTTTGTGCAAATATAAGGTTTCATTATTTTCTCCTGCAAATAGGGCATTTTCCTTTTTCAATTTTTGAAGTTGCGATGAAATTGCCAGTTGTTCCTGTTTCGTAATATCCAGAAACCCAATTCAAATTTGGGTTGTATTCTGCATGACAATGGTTACAGACAACAGTGTTTTTGTATTTTGGTTGTACTGAATTATTCATTTTATTCGCCGAACTTGGCTTTCAGTTTCAAGAATTCTTCATATTCTTTTTGGCGTTCTTTAGCTTTCTGCGCTTCTACCTTTTTTCGGGCTTCTTCGGCTTTGGCTATAAGGTCGGCTTCGTGTTTTTTTATATACTCTTCTGGGCTAAGAAACTGATCAAAGGTCACGGCATATTCAATTTCGTCTGTTGAACCTTGCCAATAGTAGCTACCCTTCAAACTTATATAACCACATGTGTCGATTACAAAGTAATCATAGTCATAATGTTCCCTATACTTGTTTCCATAACGACGTTCTAACTTTTCGATGTCGTAGAACAACATACTTGCCTTATTATCTAATTCTTCGTTTTGTTCTGCGAATGTGTTCAGGTCAATATCCATAATGTGTCCTTAGTAGTTGAAGATACCTCAAGGTAACTTATCTCATCATTAACTATAATATGTGGGGGCAAGTTTCCCTGCCCCACTGTTTTTTATATACCTACTCTTTTTTCGAATGTCATCACATCCTCCTTTTAGTAACGCTAAATTTCTTGAGGAATATATTCTTCCTCAAGCAATTCAGCACGTTCACGAACTGTTTCAAAATCATCTTCTACAAGCAATTCCCCATTGCGAAAAATTTTGCGTAGAAGGTTCTCGCCGCGTTCTTGTGCGACAAATTCTGGAACAGTTTTATAAGAACAACTACCAAGACCACAATTATAAACAAGCGCAAGGCGACCTTTCTTAGAAGTTTTGCTTTTGTCGGTGATGGGGTCTTTAAATACATAGTGCCACACACCATTTGCATCGCGCCGTGCGCTTGCTTTCATAGCGTATTTTAATGTGTCTCTACTAACATTATTCAGCAAGCCACCACCCATACCAAAGGCAATGTTTTCAAGACTATACCTTGCTTTGATGATATTGTCAATCAAAACCTGCAAAGTCTCTTCATTCAATCCGTCACCTTGAATGACCTTAACGATAGCACTACCATCCTCGCGTTGTGCAAGAACTTTAAATCCTTTTGAGTTTACAGTATATCCAAACTTTTCAGCAAGAATATCCAGAATTTCAATAGGAACGGTAGTAGGATCACCCGAGTCGGGACGCACAACCAAAGTTCCACCACTTTCAATGACTTTCACTTTTAGAGCATCGCCCCATAGGTTTTTTACCGCATTGTAGATATCATAACTGTCACTTACGCAGGCATAGATTTTGCTAGGTGCTGAGAATTGGTCAATCATATTTTCATATGCGTCAACTTCGTTCTCTTTTCCCCAACTAGTCATAGTGCTATGTTCACTTGCGGGAATTGACCCTGCTACTGGTGTAGTCTCTGGATCAAAAATATCCGCATTGTAGTAAGCATATGCGCCAATCATGCCTTCAATGGTATCACTACCCCAGAAGTTTACCAAGTGTGCCATTCCGCCAAGAACAGCAGTTTCAGTAGAACTTGCTCCACGGGCACCGAAATCGTTTAGAGTAAATTTCAGAACCGGACCCATCAAAATATCAAGCGGAATATCACTTGTCTTATACAGACCTTTTGCGATAATCTTTTTGATCTTACGGGACTTTGTCGCAACAGTTGATGGATACCAAATTCCGCGCAACAGTGCAGTCTCTACATAACTAGTCAACCATCCCAACCGGTCATCTGTATTGACAATTTGAAGTTGGACATTACTTGTTTCCATAACAGTCCCTTCTGGGGCTGCTTCAATTTCGACGGGGAGCATACCACCATACTCATTGACAATGATTTCCCAGCCTTTGCGGTTGAAGGGAACACCATATTTGCGGAAAACTTTTTCTGCAAAATTAATGTCTGCCATTGTGAATGGATTCATCATGTAATCTTTGATAAATGCTTGCGCCCCAAAGAATACACTTTCACGTTCTCCACCACGCGATTCGATATACGAACTGATATGCGTAGTGTCTTTTGGATACTGCAAGAACTGACTGGTCTTATATCCATCTGTGCGAATAATTGCGGTTAGTAGGTGTAAAATATTTTTCATCTTATAACTCCTATAATTGATGATTTATTTTGCCTCAATTGAGGACTTTTTTTGTGGCAAATGAATGCCACAAATTTATTTATAGTTTTTCGTGACGAATGCCACAGGGTTGTTCAAAAACTTCTACTGCTTCAAGCACGTAGAATTTGATACCAGGATTTGCACGAGCAAGACGCTCTGCTTCATCAGTAGCACGTTTTTTGTTTGTGTGTCGAACACGTGGTTGATTTCCATCACCAGTGATCATCCAGAATTTTTTACTGTTGGTTTCATATTTGATGTTGTGTTCGGGATACATTTTATACCTCTATATTTATAATCTTTGCCTCGATTGAGGCCTTCCGTGTTTTTTACTCTGACTGAATTAGTTTACCATGCACTCGACGAAAACCATTTTCCCTAGAGTAAGCGGGTCCGCATCCGATTCGTAGATATGGTCGACCATTTCCAAAATGGGAATAGTAAGTCCAGGGCCCAGTTTAAGTTCGTACAGCCCCATTTTGACATCGTTTTTGGGTGACGATAGATCCCTAGCTACTGCGATGTTTAGCGCCATCAGTCCGATTTCTTCGCAAAGTTGGGTTTTTGTCGATTGTGCGTACACCGGAGAAGATACAGCCAGTGTTGCTGCAATAATAAGGGACGTTACTAGTTTCATTTAAAGGTCCTTTCGAGACTTTATGCTTCGTTTACTCTTTATATAGTTATATAGAATACAAGTCAACGATTATCTTTAACATTTCTTGATTTTTTCTGCAACGTGACTTGGTTTCTGCTCTGTTGAAATTTCAATCATTGTATTTTTGTCGATAATTGATTGCAAACGTTCTTTTTCAATAAATTTAGGACTAATTTCGTCGCTGTCATCTGCACAACGTAAAATCCAATATCATACAAATACGCTGCAATATGTGAAGCAATCGTGCTTTTGCCATAACCAGAAGGTGCTTTTACGGTAATTTCGATTGATCTCATTTCGTTGATCATTTTACCGTTTCTTTCCATTTTTTGAGTTTTTCTGCATTCAAGTTGCGTAGGGCTTCTTCTGTAATCATACTATCATACTGGTAGATGATGTCAAGAACACAATTGATAACATCAACTGCTTCACCGACGACGCCATCTTCGCCGTGTTCTTTATATGACTTGCCTTCTGCAATCTGAATTTCTTGGGCAAGTTCTCCTACTTCTGTCATAAGATGTGTCAAAACATCTTGAAGTGTTCTGTCATTTTCGATTTGCGAACAGGTGTTCAGAGTATCTTTTACTAGTGTGGTCATATATCTTTTCTCGCTTTCATTAACAATTCGCCAAGAATGTTTAGTCCTTGCCAAAATGATTGATTTTGCGCACGTTTGTCGTTTGTGCTTAAACCTATACCCCAAATTTTATCGTAAGGTGATGCCTCCGCGATTACCTTGGCGCCGGTTCCTCTTAGTAAATCGCCTAGTTTATCGTTTTGGGTAAATTTAGCTCTAATGCCCGGATATACTTCTTCCCTGCATTTTTCTAGCCACACATCACCGTCGAAATTCCTGACAGTCCTGCCAATCGCTTTTTGTTTTCTAGGATCTTTCGTAGACATTACCTTTTTTGCTGCGTCGTAATCGCCAAAAACAATAGCCTTCTTTCGCATCATATATTGCTCTACACAATTGAATTGAGTGTTATCGCAAATAAAATCAGACTTGTACCAATTCGACAATACACCTCCCCAAAAAAGAATTATTTTGTCGTCTTCATATTCCCAATACTTCATTCTAATTCTCCCACTGTCCTAGTGCTTCACTTGAGAAAGGGTGCACATCATAGCTTTCTCTCCATTCTTCATTAAATGGATCGCTATCATCATACCACATTGTATTAAGACCGCTGCAACGGTCATACATCTCCAACCGTTCTGGATGCAGATTGCTAACACCACGGCCATTCATATATGCAGCATATTGGCCATTCCGCTTTTCTTGATATTTTGCCTTACAACTCTTGTTGCAAAAATTGCCCCAACCACGTTTGTGATCGGCAAGACGAACAGTAATGTCACCGCTACAGTGTTTGCATTTTTTGTCAATCATTGCTGCCATGTGTTATTCCTTTAATTTTACTTAACGGTTATACCACAAAATGTACTTGGTGTCAAGTGGAATCTTTTCACCGCCACGGTCCGCATAGTCGGAAGGTGAAATCATTTCATCAAAGAAATCATCTACTTTCCCCATGTCGATTATTTTGTAATTTTTGTCTACGGCATCCCCAAACCCATCGTAGTCAATGAAACCGCCATCATCGCAACACTCTTTCCATTCTTCAAGCGTCATTAGATGACCAGTGTGTCCATCAATTTTATGATCAATCCACGGTCTGTCTTTGTCGTTTTCTTCAATCCATTGTTCTGCTTCTTCAATAGTTGAATGTGCTGGACTGTTGGCAACACGAAGATATTTGTAACTTTTTGTTCGACGTTTTGTTACCCAACCATTGTCTTTTTTGCTGTATTCAATTTGATAAAAACTCATTTCACTCTCCAACATTCATTTAAATTTTTCCGACGAGGTTTTTGCTCAATAACAAACGACCAAATGCCTCTTTTAGGCTAAATCCACCATAATCTGCATTCATATCAGGACCAACTCAATCGCCAGTCTTCCATCCTTCTTTCCAACCATTTGCAAGAAGTGCAATAGTCATCATTTCTTCACTAAATTCAAAAACAAGTTTGTTCATTTGATGCCTCTCATAACTTCAATAATTTCTTGCCTACGTCGCTCTTTGAGTTGTTCTTCCGCAGATACATATCTTTTGTATGTTCCTTTGCCATGAACGCCTTCCATATGATCTTTTAGACCATTGACGTATGTTCCGCACAAAACGCATTGGTGCGAACCACGCTTTCTTTTTTCTTTGGTTCAGATTCTTTTTCATCTTTCCAAGTTTGATAAAAATTGATCGTTCTTCTTCCCCAATTTCAATATAAACACCACGATACCGACCATGACACGCAAACAACTCGTAATCTACATTGACAATATCATTGCAGTTTTCTTTTTTTGTGGTGACGTAGACTTCCATATTTGGATCGTGATCACTCAAATGTTGAATTAATTCGGTAACAGTCATATCAACCCCACAAATATTCTTTGAAACTGTTGAAAAATGCCATCGCATCTTCTTCATACGTTGTATCGGGATCATAGTAGTCAAACCCACGGGCAAGTTCGCACACCTTTTGGGAAATCTCTGGGCTAAAAATCAGATCATACTTTGCTTCCCAAGACATATCGCTTGCGACAATGCCTTCTGCTTTAAAATAAAGACGCTGTAGTTCCATTGTTCAAATCCACTGATTAAGATATTTTACAGCATTAGGACCGATTTCAATAATCGCATCAAGTGTATCAAAAAGAGTATCTAGACAATAATGCATTTTAGTGAATTCATCATTTGTCGAATTGATGTTAAGAATACCTGTCACCAACTCATTGTAAGACCATCCTCTAGTAGAAATACCTACATCATCCATACGTCCTAATGCTACATGCAATCTAGCAGACCCATGTAACATTTTTTCCAAATCACAATATACGTCAGCATAACTATTCATATGTTTTCCTTTCTATTTTCATTTGTCCTTTACGACATTACTACACACTGGACACTTGATGCCATAGACCGTATCAAAATCGCCAAGATAATCGTGATTGATTTCATGACGCTGAACATCATGTTGTGTATATTCCAATTGAGAATTGCACTTGCGACAAGTGGTCTGCTTTTTTCCGATGTTCAATACCGTCACCATTTAAAAATCATCACAGGTATATACAACAGAATAATCAGGAACTCGTCGATAATTTGGGAATGTTACTACACGCTGGTTTGTAGCAACACACAAATTATCAAGAAAATCATTTGCCTGAATTGCAGCATCTTCATCGCTTAATGTTTGCAGCATATCACTTTCAAGAAAGACGTGCTGCAAAAAACTAAGAATGACAAAGGTCATAGCAGAAATTACTACAGTTTTCATTTTCTTCTCCATAATGTGTTCTCTGATACCTAAAATATATCAGGTATCAGAATGTTTGTCAATAGGTAGGGATAAATCGCTTGATGATGTGGAAGTGATCAAAGGCCATCATCTCACTAGTGACTTCGCTAAGGTGAAACCAACGTGCTTCCCTAGCATCATCCGAGCCTTTTACGCGGGGCAGCTTTTCATCGGGATATCCCAAGTCAATGTGGAAACCGTGAGTGATAACACGACCACGCGGATCACGGTCAGGATGATCAAAGATTTGTTGTGATTTGATAGACCCCTTTAGAACCTTTGCAGGAATTTTCACACAAGTTTCTTCCCGCAGTTCCTTGATCATATTTTCAATCACAAATTGGCCTTTGTCAAGATAACCGCCAGGCAATGCCCAACAATCTTTGAACGGGAACCCGCCACGCTTGATAAGCAAAATATAACCACTTTGTGTAAGAACTGCATCAGTTGTTACGAATACACTAGGAAAGTTGAATCCTTTCATCTGAGATTTTTCGCGGTATTCGGTGATCTGGTCGTACTCAATAGAAAGGCGATCCCAAATACCCCCCACTCGCGCATTTTCTAAAATGAACTTCGCCATCCAGTTATATGTCTCAATTGGCATTGCGGACATAATATCGGCAGGTGTCCCGTCAGTAGAAAACATCATGTGACGAATATCAGTAGCGTTAATACCATTCACATTTTCTACTTCAACGTGGTTGCGCCATTGCGGAAAGATTTTTAGATAGTAAGAACTACTATCTTTTGAGTGACCGATAAGGCCAATCTTTTTCGGAAAATCGCTCCAAGTAGATGATACTGCACCATTTACAGCATTTTGAACAGCACTGACCCAAGCATTATCGTCATACGGATAATCCATTACAGGCACCACCTTGACCGCACCTTGTGGGAAGACTGCCTTGATCATTGCTTTACGTTCTTCAAATGTAAATGGATTTTTTGTGCTTCGCGGTTGGAAGCTGGACCCCACTACAATCACAACTTCATGTGCATTTTCTAGTGCTTTGTCAATTACCGCCTTATGTCCATTATGAAATGGAGAAAATCTCCCGATAAAGACGAGTGCGTCGAATTTTTTATTATGCATCCTAAAACTCCTTTAGTTGATGTATAGTTATTTATTATAACATGGCCTTCGGGCCATGTAAAGTGTTATGTTTAACAGCCGTCCCAATCGCGGCAGTTTGGAATGTAAATACCAGAGCGATATCCTTCATCGCCATCCGGCGCAAGTCGAATAGGGTCAGACGGTGTTGATTTAGTAATTTGCATCAGAATAATTGAACAGTTTGATCCCTGACTTGATCCCTGACTTGATCCCAGACTTGATACTCGACTTGATCCCTGACTTGAATCCAGACTTGATCCTCGACTTGATCCTCGACTTGATCCACGACTTGATCCCTGACTTGAATCCAGACTTGATCCTCGACTTGATCCTCGACTTGATCCCAGACTTGATCCCAGAGTTGATTTCTAACATTTTTGTCAACTAGATTTTCAAAGTAGGTCATTTGATTTCCTTTTCTTATTACGTGCGAATAGGCGGATGCTGATAAGCACTCTCCGGGAACCCGGCCAAAAACGCTTGTGCCCCTACAGCCGTATTGATCGGGCGATCATCATCCCATGGGTTGTTATATGGAACTCCAAGGAACACAGGCCCATTGCGAGGGCAGACTGCCTCAAGAAAACGGCCAGGGTGCATAAGACCGGGAATGGAAATCTGCACCAAAGCACCAATATCGGTAGTAGGGTCACCTTCAATAACCTTATAGTCCAATTGACATTTGAGGCGATCATACCCATATAGTGCAATCCCTGCCGCGCGTTTATCAGTGTCCTCACACTCCAGAATTTCAGTAGGGTCCATGGTTTCCCGTTCAAGAACCCATTTTTCGGGCAGACTCACGCCATTGAAACAGTATAGCTTAGTACCATCGCGATACTCAAGCGCAGGCTTTTTTTCGTTGTGCAGTTGATTTTGCCCGTTCATCGTCAGCGTAACTGGCTTTTCTGAGACAATAACCAAATCTTCGAAACACCAGACCCAGCCAGCACTTTTTGTCAATTCGATCAGCCCTTCCATTTCTTTGCCGATTCCAAATTCCTGAAGAAAGAAATCGTAGTAAGAAATGAATCCAGCATCGTGTTGACCGTACATCCCAGCGCGGACATACTTGATACCGTCTAGGCAATTTTCCTTGATTTCCGCGCGGATCGCATCTGTCAGAGCCATATCACCTTCCTGTGAGATTCGCTCAAAATCTTCCTTCGTGAGATTGATTTTTGGGGCCACGGTGATAAACTGCATAGCTTCTTTGGGGCCAGATGCAAAGAGATAAAATTTTGGGGCTTCCATGTTTGCAGCACCATACACCTTAGCACATGCTTTTTTGATATCTGACAGTACAAGAGGCGAAGTATCCAGCCCGTAGTTGATCCACTTTTGAGCCTGTGCTGGCAGGAGGTCGATTTGATCTTGAGTCAGGCTTTCAATTTTGTTCATGATATATCTCATTTAGGGTTGGGTTAGTATTTTAGTGGACTGAGCAAAAGCTCAGTCCTGCACTTCGCGGATTTCGTCAGCAAACGGATTGTATTCCATATCCGTCTTGATTGCATATACTCCTTGGTCCAGAAAAATGTCTTCGTGAGGAGTTGCCGCAGTCTGATGAATCCTCGTCGGCTCGTTGACAATAGCATACAACGTGCGCATTGCCAAGGTGTTTCCGTTGATTTTTTTGGTTTGGACGTGTTCGATAACATCCACATCGCCGCCGATTACGTGGTGATGACCCTTTTCGCTGTGTGCGAGAATAAACGCACCATCACCATTCTTATTGGGGCGGTTGTTGCCGATGCCTTCAGGCAGATATGCGACTTTGTATATACGAAGTTCGCCTTGTGCACCGATGATGTTCATGTTCATAGCATTTTCTCCTGTTTGTTATATATGATTTGCCGAGTCGTGTCAAGAGGGAATCGGTAATTCACATCATGCTTGATACACGACTTGATCCCGGACTTGATCCCGGACTTGATCCCGGACTTGAATCCGAGACTTGATCCCAGAGTTGATTTCTAACATTTTTGTCAACTAGATTTTGAAAATATGTGGGCATTTGGTTCATCTTTGATTACAAACTCAACCCTTGGTCAGGTCTATATTTGCTCCAGGGTTTTTGCGAATATAATCGCGGCAAGAATCCTTTGCCTCTTTTGTATTTGGATAGATGCCATTGTATGTCTTCAACATAATTTTTAGAGATTTAAGAATTGCCATGGTTTCATCGCCAAGAGGCGTACCGCCACGTGTTTTTTCCCAATGCTTTTTAGCTTCTTTAAATGTGAAGTAGCGACATCCGGCAATTACTCGCGTCTTGCCATCAGAACAGGGAACTGCAATAAAATCATACCCATCAGAGCGTTTAATTTGCGGGAACTTAGAGTCTTCGATAATAGCACTTCCAGAGACACGAGCAATGCCAGAGACACAAGCATTGTCAGAGACACGAGCACTTCCAGAGACCCAAGTATTGCCAGAGACACGAGCATTGCCAGAGACACAAGCATTGTCAGAGACACGAGCACTTCCAGAGACCCAAGTATTGCCAGAGACACGAGCAATGCCAGAGACCCAAGTATTGCCAGAGACACGAGCATTGCCAGAGACACGAGCACTTCCAGAGACACGAGCAATGCCAGAGACACGAGCAATGCCAGAGACACGAGCACTTCCAGAGACCCAAGTATTGCCAGAGACACGAGCATTGCCAGAGACACAAGCATTGCCAGAGACACAAGCATTGCCAGAGACACGAGCATTGCCAGAGACACAAGCATTGTCAGAGACACGAGCATTGCCAGAGACACGAGCACATGATCCTATATAGGCTGTTTTCGCAACAGTTGCAGTATCTGCTACCCAGCCGCCGCCATTAGGGTGTTGATGGGCAGGCAACGGTCCGTTACCATCTTGAAAATCAAAAGTTGTCATATTGTTCCTCCTTATTCCGCAAAATCACCCAACAGGGTTTTTTCATCCATTGCTTTACAGACCTCTTGTGCGATAAGTTTAGCAGCGCCGCTGGTAATATAGAACACGATTTGGTCGGTTAGTGTATCACGGACACCCCACGTACCTTGGCGAAGTCGTTCACCTCCAGTTCCTTGCGGATCATCGTACATTTGCATATAATGATTCCCATCAACTCTAAACCGTCGGGATTTCCATTTTTCTAGATCACTCTCGAAATAGGTAAACACTCCCACAGGATTACCGTCTGCATCAACAGAATCGGTATCAGCAAAACGGTCCAAAAGGACTTTGTAATCACAACGGCCCATATCATGTTGAATTACTTTTACGACCGTACCATCTTCTTGATGATCTTTAGTGATGACTTTTTGGCCGACTTTGAACTTATTGGACATTTGCTAAACTCCTTAGCGTTTGTATTTTCTTATATTTAAGATAATATATTATAAAGAAGAGCATGTAAACCCCTCTTTTCTGCTACTATATGTTCAACGATTGATCGTGTCAATGTTTGCGCCAGGGTTTCTTTTAATAAAATCCCTGCACTCTTTACGAGCAAGTTTCGTGTCAGGATAATAAGCGATACGCCCATGGCCAGCATCTTTGCAGATTTGGAACGTATATGGATTCACATATTTAACATTCTGTGGCCTAGTTTTTACAGAATAATTTACGATGCGAGTCTTTTTCGCGCAGATGCCCATTTGAACAAGAGTCTTCCGAATGCTGTCATCATTGTTGCAATAGTGTAAGATTGCTGCTGTCTTAGCAACACTTGGTGGCTGATTTAGCAAAATGGTAAGGGTCTTGATTTCTTCACGAGTATTACATTCGTTTTCAAGGCGGCCACTGCCACCAGACAATCCGATACCTGGGATGCCAATGCCTGCACTTGAGCCAACGATACACGGTGCAGTATGCATGATTCCTGGCGACACTGCACTGGGCGCTTGCTGGACAGCATAACTGTCTCCAAAAACAACACCCGAATTGGATTGGCTGTTGGATGCACTGTCGCTAGTCTGTGCTGCTACTGCTGAAGAAGAAAAAATAAAAAGTGCGGTGAGAAGTTTCATAACCGTATTTCCGTTTTGATTCTGCGATACAAAGAATTTAACACAAAGGCTATAACATGTAAATAGCCTTTGTGCGGATTTTAGTTGTTCCAAGTCCAAGAAGGCATTGTGCGGTAATAGGACGCTGCTGCGCTACCGGACTGACTGGCATTTGCATATCCGGTTCCTCCGTTATTCAGGGTACTAGAATAATCTCGCCCATCGCTCCACGTTTCAGTAACACCGATAAAAGTATCTCCTTGGCGTTCGCGTGTCACTGCCGCGCCGCTGATATTAGACGCTCCACTGAAATTTTCGACACTGTATTCGCCACGTGCTGAACCACCTACACTAGAACGACTAGATGTGTGAGACGCCGATGCTGCCGCGCCAGCCGTTCCTGCTGTCTGAACATATGTTGTAGATGTTTGTGCAATGACACCAGTTGCCATCATTGTTGCTGCAATCGCGGCGATAAGAGTCGTCGTTTTCATTTTAGTTCTCCTTGTTAAGTTTATGTAGTCATATTATAGCATATTTTGTTGGTTGTAAACTATTAAGCGGACATACGCGAAGATATATACTTGTATCCTTGGTAGATTAGTGCAAAAACACAACCAACCAACTCTGACAGTCCCAGTGCCATCACAGCGACCAAAGCACAAGCTAACGCATGTGAATTCTGATGGTCAGATGCCGAAAATAGGTAGAAGAATAAGAATACTGCTACTGCTACAAAGATTTTCCAAAGACTGGTATATACTTTTTCTTTATTCATCCCACTCATATTCCTTTTCGCGTGCGTCCATAATATCAGTAGTGATGCTGTTCATCAGACGGTATTCTTTATAGCATTCACTTTGCGAACCTTGGTGCATAGGTGGCAACCAGACTTTACGGGTTGATTCCATAAAACTATTGACCATGATACCCACTAGTGCTTCCCGCATAAGTTCATATGCCACTTCTTTGTCACCGTCAAGATATTCATCAAGAATTTTATCCTTGATATTTGCAATAGAAGCGAAACCGCCACCAGCATAACCGCCACAAAATGCATGACCAAATGAACCAGAAAGAATATGTTCGCGATATCCTTCAAAGAATGTATGACGAATATAAAAATCTTTCATTCGTTCTAGTTTATCTGCGTCATCAATGCCTTCAAGTGCTTTTTATATGGACTATCCTTTCCTGCCATTTGTTCCATATACTCAGGAATCAATTCAGCAAGTTTTGCATAAGTCACATTCTTGATATAATATTGGTCACTTTCGAATCCATCTGGAACATCACCATCAGAACCTTTCCACATATCAAAAGTCCATTCATTCCACAAACGATCTACAACATCTTTGCGAACCATTGTGAAAAACACATCTTTGGTTTGTGGTTGATCTTTGTATCCGCGCATTGGATTTACAAAACGAAGACGTTTTTCATGACATGCTTCAAAGAACATATCAACATCAAACCCTTCACGTTTTACTGCAATATCATGATATTGATTTTCGCCAACTTCCATTTCAACAAGTTTTTCGCGAATGCCATCAATGAGCAATTCTAGTGCAGGACCACTGCATTTTTCACCAGCACCATAGTCATTATATTCTGCGCGGAATGGCACCACGCTAGGGCGATATAGTGCAGTTGAATAGCAAAAACTATCCCGATATGATTCCACAATTGGGAATACATACATTTCTTCGCCGTGAATGATTGGTAGACCACTAAGCCCACAAGTCCCGTTCCAACAACCCATATTATCCTACTTTCACTTCATGGATACAAACGTCTGTGATATCGTCAGTAATTTCTTCTTTTAGCATTTCTGCAATTTCAATACTTTCAATCACATATCTTTTTACAATATCAAAATTCACGAAAACGCTTACAATATACTTTTTCATTTTCTTACTCCGCTACTGACCAAACATCGTCATAATGACATACAACGCTCTCATTGCCATCATATTCGCTGATTCGATACAACGTTCCTTTATTCATTGTTTCTATTGCGAGTTTAGCACAGATTCCGTTTGCTTCGCAACCCATTTCTTCCACAACGCGAACCAAATCTTTATCATTACGAGATAATTTTTCGACATCAAAAGTAGGTCCGTTTTTGCGGTTTTCATTTTTTGCAAGCGGTTCCAACCAATAAACGTAACAGTCAGTCATAAGTTTCTGTGGATGAACTTTTACGCCTTTTAATTCAGCAAGACGCAAAATTGCATTATGAGAAAGACCGAAACCACCATAACAGTTGTTGTACACTACTTTTACTTGTTCTGTAGTTGCAGGATAGTTCATTTATTTTCCTTTTCGATTTCATCAAGAAACGGTTTCAATTCGCTGGCAAGTTCTCGCAAAGAAATTGTATGCTCCACATCTAATTCTGATATGTACAAAACCAAGTACGTTTCTTCAATAACACCTTTTTGTGTTCGTGTCAACTGTTTATATACATACATTTTAATTACTCGACAATTTAGCATAGTTGACTACATCAACTGCTCCCCAAAAACGTTCACGATAATCAGTGCTTTCTACAACATCAAACGATTTATTCTGTTTTGTGAGGATATCAATCATTTGTTGAAAAAATTCTTGTCGTTTATCTTGTTCACCAAGAACCCTTGTTCCATCATCTACCCATTCAACATCTGGTGAAAGAACAATATAATGGTCAATATCTTGTTCATGTCCAAATTCCAAGATTTCATCCATGTGTTCGCCAAGATAAATCTTTGAAAATAGATATGTTGTGTATGCTTCTGTGTCGATAAACACAAAAGGAGACATTGCTTTATTCGATACTATGTCAATTAGTGCTTGTTGTCCATTCATGATATCTAAAAAGTCTTCCTTTGTCATATCATTGCCTTTGACTTCACTAAGAGTGCGACCATATTCATTGACAATTTCGGAACCAAAATGATCTGCAAGTCCCTCAATCATAGTAGATTTTCCACTACTTTCAGGACCAACAATCGCAATTTTCTTGATGAAATATGGTTTTGCTACATCTGAAATATAATTGAAAAATGTCACTGGATCATTACGAATTTCTGTCCCACTAATGTTTACCATTTCACGCTTTGGATCAACTGGCAACCATTTGATACCAAGAAGGTCTGCCATAGTTTTACCATACATATCACTAGACACAAAGTGAGTAGCATGTGGTGCCATACGTGCAAATTCATTTTTCCAGTATTCTTGAAATTCTGGATCAAGAACCGTTCCATTTTCATCAACATTTACTGGTTCTGGTGATTCGTCAATATGATAAATTACTTCTACATTTTGTAGATTATTTTTGTTGACATAATCCCATACCCAGTCATATCGTGCAGTTAAAGGAATGGTATCAGTTTCTTTGCCTGATACCAATACATAAAGAAGGTCTGTCATTGAAGACGCAAAATCAATCATAAGTTCATGCCCGCGATGAAGCGGCATGAATTTTCCGATAGTGATTCCCGTCTTAAGCATCATCATAATCTCCATTATTAACAAGTCGTTTCAGTGTTGCTTTATCATGAAAGCGTTTGCGAGAGCGAACATATTTCTTAGCACCACGAACTGCTTTTGCCATTCCACGATGACCATTTGTAAAATCATTACCAATGCTGGCACCAAAAGACCTATCAGAAAATTCTGATTTATCACCCCAACCATGCATTGATTTGTCAAGATAACCAGTGCGTCCTACTCGACCATTTGCATTTTCTTGTTTTTCATCCACACCATTTGGTTCTATCAACTCACCATCGGCAAAAGATGCTTTGCTATCATGCCGCGCATATCCATTGTGATATTGTTCACTTGGATAACGACGATCTACTTTTGATTTATTCTTGCGGTGATGGTTGATTTTAGTCATTACCTGCCCATCCTCTGTTCCAATTTGGTAATCCGAGCGTTCCATTCTGCATCAGACCGCTCATATTCTGCAATAAAACTATTATCCGCAGAATTTTTTACCACTACTTGATACTGTTTGTTCATATCAGAACTCCTTATTACAGAATCACAATAACAAAATGGGGTGCTGTTGTCAACACCCCATTCTATTAAATTCTCTGGCAATCTACACTTAGAAGTTCTGGATAGATTTCCAAACGACGAATAAACAATTTTGCTCGGAACCCGTAACTTGTGATTGTGCATTCTTGCCACCCTGGTGCAATTGTTGCAGCAATATAATCAGGATAGAAAAAATCTCCACGATTTGTAATATACCACAGTTGCGAGAATAGAGTTGGGTCAATGCGGAAATACAAACTGTTTTCAGTTGAACAACTAAATCCACCATCCTCTTGAACTTCTACAATGCATCCTTGAACAGAGTGAATGTTATTGTCTGGATCAATTTCTTGCGCATTTGACAAATACACAACTTCATCACGTTGCATAGTAAAAGCATAGATAGCAAAGTCTTTAACAATGAAACCCATATTCACTATTACAAACAAGGCAACCAACGATGCTGCAAAAACACCCATACCTTTCGTTTTCGAGAACTTAGTTTTGCCTTTTTCGTTTTTAACATACGCAAAACGTTTCCAGATTTTTTGGTAATGTCCCCAAAAGAAACTTACGACACTCCAAAAAGGTTTGGCAATGTATTTTCTAACAAAAGAAAACACAGTGTATAGGAAAGTTGCAATCGCTTCAAGACCGATCACCCGCTTTTTCAAGCGAGTGAACCAGTGGTTTTCGATTGTTTCGTTATCGCGATCAATGTTTTTATTTGTTTCGCGAATGAATTTGTCGATATCATCATCCATTTGGATTTCCTTATGTGACTACAGTATCAAAACTCTTGGTTTCTTTGTTGTATTCAAGATCAAGAACTTTACCATCAACGTCAGACGAAAGAATCATGTTAACGATCAATGGTTCGACATTGGCAACAATATAACCTTGTAGACCACGGGCACCATGCTTTGCTTCATAGTGATCTTCGCAGAAACTAACAATGTCTTGTTCGCTGATACGAATATCAACTCCATTATTGGCATATGCACTTTTCAATGCAGATAGTTCTCTTTTAACGATTTTGACGATAGAGTCAATACCCAAACGATTAAAACACACAATATTTTGACGACCAGCAAAACGGTTCAAAAATTCTGGTCGGTAAATTTCGTCCAATTCAATGTTTGCAAGGCGTTCGGATTCTTCGTCCGATAGGGTTTCGTCAAGGAAAAACGATTGCCCAATATTGGTAGTCATGATGACCATTGATTCCGAAAAATTAACAGTCCGACCATGGTTGTCTGTAAGGCGACCATCTGAAAGAATTTGCAAGAACAAGTCAAACACAGCAGGGTCTGCTTTTTCAATTTCATCAAAAAGAATGATGCGGTGCGGATTTTGACGCATAGCATTGGTTAGAATACCACCACGTTCACTACCCTCATAACCAGCAGGGGCACCAATGAGTTTTGCAACACTATGCTTTTCCATGTATTCTGACATATCAAAACGTGTTAGTGCCGCTTCATCATCTTTCAATGCATGTGCCAGTGCTTTACAAACTTCTGTCTTACCCGTGCCACTCGGACCCATGATAAGGAAAGATGCTTGTGGTTTCCCACCATTACGTTGACCAATCCGAGATACTTTAATAGCATCTGAAATCTTTTTAATGACATTTTCTTGACCAAATACGCGAGAATTCAAAACTGCTTCAAGATTACGAAGTTTCTCTTTTTCGTTCTCATTTAGTTTACTTGCCGGGATACCAGAAAGGCGACTAAATTCAGCAAGAACATGGTCCTTTGTCAACAAAAGTTTTTCATTGATACTAGAAGTCAGTGTGTCAAATTCTGCTTTGTTTGTTTTGATAACTTCTTCGAATTGACGAATTTTATCACGCAAAGCACGAATTTCTGCGCTTTCGATCCCACCAACACTCGCAACATTAGAAAACATTTGAATACGGCGATTGTTCATGTTTTCTTCAACGACCTCTTTCGGGCTTTCTTTTTCTTGTTCTTTGATTGTAGTGATTTGTTCTTCAAGTTCGATGATGGCGGTTTCGCCTTCGCGTTGCATGTTAAACAGATATTTGATACGCTCTTGCATCTTTTCGAATTCGGCGTCGAGTTCTCGAATGCGAGGATCATTTTCGTCAACACCTTCGGAAAGCAACATGATAGCGTCTGGGTGGCGTTTATGTGCTTCTAGACGATATGAAGACAAAGCGCGGTCAATCAAGTTTGTGCTACGTTCTGGCTGGGCACGACTAAGACTCGAATCACGAGTGCGATACTTATTGGTCAATTCAATGGCAGTCTCAATCACACCCTCCGACACCATGATATCATGGTGTTTCGAAAGCGAAGATGTTGTTTCGTTGACAATCAGTTTAAGATCATCTCCAATCGGTTCATTGATATCCACAATAGTGTAGCATTGACGCATATCAGAGTGTGCATTCAAAACCATTTCGATATCAGGGTCACGAGTTTCAAGAATGACTTGTGTATGACCAGATTTTACCATAGAATTGATAGAATTGATAAAATGCATTGAACCATGATTACGACATGCTTCAATGAAGTCGCGAGTATCTTCGATAACGAGAATTGAATCAGGCGTTCGTTTCAGGATGTTTGACACATTCCCAAACCCTTTATTAATCTGCTCATTATCACCAGACGAAAAGAGTTCATCTGTTTTCAACCAAAAGATGCGCTTCGAGACAATATCAAAGGGGACATCAGATTGGTTTTTAAGGGACTGTAGACCCATAATCAGTGATGTTACACCAACACCACCAGGGCCGACAAGGATAACAGATGCCGCTTTGTTGCGAAGTAGCACAGACGTTAGTCGTGTCATGTCCTTGTTGCGCCCGACCAGTTTAAAGTCGGGCGCAGTTTCTAGCATTTCGTGACCTGTAATAAGGTATTTCATATTATAGTTTCCTTACAGTTTAAAGGGGCTTTTGGTTGTTGCTTTTTTGGTTTGTTGCTTGTCAGAAGAACCGTCTTTGCCCATAACAATATCTGCATATGCGGATTTGCTTTCGCGAACAGTTTCGGCAACTTCCATGGCAGTGTTTTCAAGCACCGCAAGGTTTTCTTTCATTTCTGAGATGCCTCGACGAGTAAAATCTGTTGCAACTTTGTTCACTTCGCCGTATTGTGCGAGACTTTCGATTGCGCGGTTTAGTTCACTATTACGTTCATCAAGACCCAATGCCAGACGCATAGATTCTTTTTGCGCAATCATATCAGTGTTATCTGACATCGCATTCAAAGTTTCCGCAGTCATTGCGTTAGATTCTGCGATTGCTGCTGCTCCCACTGCTTGGATGACTGTTGACAAACGATCTGCGACACCAGCAACACCTCGCGAATGCATATCACGTGCCATTTGCGACTGTTGTTGGTTAGCATCAATCATATTCTTAATACGAATAGATGCGCTTGTCAAGTCCGCAACAGTTGCTTGCGTATCAACAGAGGATACCTCCAACATTTGAATGTGTTCATCTAGATCACGTTGCTTGCCTTCGCGAGTCAATTTTTCGACCATATTTTCGGTGGCCGGGGTTTTCAGAATTTCTTCGCGAATTTTCTTGTTTTCTTCTTCTGCGCCCTTCACACCTTCGCCTAGAATGGCATAGATAAAACTCATCTGACCATTTGCGTCTTCAAGATTTTTGGTTTGGTCCGCCATATTACCGAGATGGCCGCGAATGTCTTGAATCTTGTTTTTCGAAGTCTCGACGAAATTTACCGCAGAGTTGACAAGATTTTGCGAACGCTGTTGGTGCTCATCACTTGCAAGATCAAGCATTTCTTTCAGTTTTTGCTTTGCCTCTACATTCTTGATTTTGGATTCTGGCGCATCTGATTTGTTTGTTTCTTCAATTTGTTGTTGAAGAGAACGAATCTGATCAAGGTTATTTTCAATTGTCACGTTGTTGCGTGCAATATCTTCCAAGGCAGATTGCTTTGTAGAACCAAGGCCGAAGAATGATTTCTCTTCTTGTTTGATTTTGTTTTGCGCTTTTAGTTCATTGATAGTGTTCTGAACCATAGAGATTTGCTCATTCAGTTCCTTTTCACGCTTTTGAATTTTTTCTTGACGCGCCTCATCATCTTTGATTTCGCGGAAAGCATCTAGAGTTTGGTTTTCGGCACGAAGTTCATGAAGTGCATCAATGATATCAGTAAGAGGTTCCATATCTTTTTCAAAATCAAGAAGTGCAGTGTTGATTTCTTCAAAGACCTGTTTCAGTGTTGCGAAGTTTTTGGTGTCAGACATTTTAATAATCTGCGTTGCCATAACTTCGCGCTCTGCTTGTAGGTATTCTTTAAATGTGTCAAATGCTTTGACACGTTCACGATTTTCTTCGCGGGTGCCCACAAAAGTTAGCAGTTTAGTGACTGCGGCTTGTTTTTCTTCTGGCGAAGCTGCTTCATCAAAAACCGCCTGAAAGAATGGGTTTGATTCGATATTTGCAAACCGAGAATCCTTTGCTTCGACTTCTTCTTTTTGCTGTTTGGTTGGTGCCGCACGACCACGAACATTAAGGATTTCATCCAGTTGTTCTTTGCGCTTTAGTGATGCTGCATTGCTTGTCATAGTATAAACTCCATATTAAGGTTGTTCGATGTTTGTATAATAAAGCCTACCATTGATTGGTAGTCTCCTCCTTAGCCGTCTATAATTTTAAATGCGCCGGCTGTAATTCTGTCGGCATTTTCATTACATACAAGAGAGCCGATGCCTTGGCCGTTGTTAACCATACCGTCGTTGAAATCGTAAATGATTTTTTCCGAAAGACCTCGGTGTTGCACAAGATCGGCAAGTGTCATCGACATTTTATCAACTTCCACAACATTTTTGTTTACGAAGAAAACACGCAAGTTTTCGTCTGCTACAATTTCAATTGCGGGAGTGTTTACGATGTTAATTTTCATACCAGGCTCTTTCTTGTTGCTATATATTGTATAACACGGCACTAAAGACTCGTCAAGCACTATGTCAATATTTAACATAAAAGTCTCCATCGAAAGATTCGATGGAGACCTGTTTCTTATACAATTTGCTGACTCTTCCAATCACGATACCATTTGATTAGGCCGATAGTAGCAAGGATAAGGAATATAACGTACAAAAATGACACTACATAAAGTCCTTTTGCAAAATAGATACCAATTGCAACAATATCCATAGTGACCCACAATACCCATGACTCCCAATATTTTTTAACCATGAGGACTTGTGCAAACACGCTCATCCAAGTTGTGAAAGCGTCAGCAAAGGGAAAACTCGCATCGGTATATTTCATCATCAGTGCCCCGTTGATCGCGGTTAGTCCTGCAATAGCAACAATAACGATATCCCACGAAAAAACTTTACTGATGCCGTCCGAGACAAACGACTTTGTTACTGAGGAGTTGTGCTCCTGTTTTGACATATTTCGCCAGACATAAAATCCCCAAATTTGCATGGGCAAGAAGAAAAGAATTTGTAGGCCAGCATCAGAATATAGCTTAAACTGATAAAACAGAGCGCCAAAGAGAATGACCCCCAATGCTCCAAAGAACCAAGTCCATTGATTGTGTTTTGTTGCGAGATATACGCAGATAAGACTAAAGATAGTCCCTGCTAGTTCGACCATTCCCCATGTTCCTGAGAAATAATTTACGATTGCCATAATAATTTCCATTGCAAAAACTCCTTTTGCTTTTTAGAAAGGATTGCTCCAATTTGCATATTGTTTATCTGTAATATCGCCATTGCGATTCAGCATGTCAGTAAAATCATTCCATTCTGTGATTTTCGCAACAGTATCGTTTTTCGAATATACCGTTTGTTCACGCCACATTTCAAGGAACATTTTGATTGCATCTTGTTTTGTCATCTGAGTTAACCTTTTTCTGTCTACAAGATCAATATAGACTATTCACGCTTATATGTCAAGAGATTCTTTCCCATGAAGTGTTTCCATAGAAAGTTTTTTTGAATGTGCCAGTCTTAAATTCCTGCATTACAAGACAAATCTGAAGTGCGGTTGCAGTTTCTTTGTGAATTTTGTAAAGCTGTTCGTGTAGTTCTTCGGGCATTTCATTGTCATCGTATTCGCCCCAATCCCAATCTTCGTCGTTTAGAACACGATAGACTTCATAAGCGACATCACCAGAATTACCATACGGGCGCTTGCCGTCTACCGCTGGAGCACCATCATAGTCATAATCATCGAAGTATACGTGCATATTCATTAGCAACATAAGGTGATTTATAGTGATAGTAAACGTATCACCAATTTTATAATTAGACATTTTTATCTCCAAATGTTTTCACGTAAATTTGTTCCATGCGCTCATATTCGTAGCCTTCTGAGCAACGATCAAGAACGAATGCAAGTGCTGCTTTTTTGTTTTCGGTTTCTTTGATCAATTTTGCGACCGCGACGGTTTCATCAGTTTCACACATATAGTAGTCATACCACATGATAAATGCAGACCAACCCATCTCTTCCATATCATCAAAACTATTACACATATAGTAATCTTGACCGTATTTTTGCTCTGTCATCCAGAAAGACGGAAATTGTTTTTTCCCGGCATCAATGCGTTTTCGAATGCGGGAAAAGTTGTTTTCGCACATCTTTTGAAATGTTGCAACTTCTTTAGCAGGATCAAAAGAGTTCTTACGATCAAATTCTTTATCCGCAAGTTCTGCTTTTTCCAAAGTGTCGTAAACATTACCATCTTTGGATTTGAATTTTACAGTCGTAATGGTTTCAACCATTGTCATCCCCCAAATGAAACCCAAATGCAAGGCAACCACCGCGAACATCTTTATCGCAATCTGCAAGTGTAGATACATCGCCCAGAATGGAAATGACTTTTTCGGTTTGGTCCATGAAATTCGCCAACCAAAGCGGAATAAGGATCAACTTGCCATCCCAATTACCAAACCCATACGTATAAAGAGTTTGTCTATCAATAGTTTTCAGATCAGATTGTGAAATAATATCAATTTTGCTCCAACCAAAACCTTCTTTAGTTGAAAGTGCGTTACCAAGTTCTTTGAAGCAATAATCATCACCCCAATGTTCACGGTATTCGTTTACCATTGCAGCACCATTAAGAACACGACAACGAATGCTATCAAGTTTGTCTTTTACTGACATTATTTTTCTCCTTTGACATATTTTACCCGAGTTTTGAGATTGCGCTTAACAAACTCATCTGCTCGTTCTTCAACATATTCACTTCTCGTTACTATAGCATTTTCTGGTTGCTTGTCAACTGGAATCTTTGCAAGAGTTTCGCCATCTAGTTCAACCATACGGTTCTTGCGACGAACACAAACGCCATATCGATATTTTGCTGGCAACTGTTCCCAGTCATTACCACTTGATTTCAGCTTATCCATCATCTGCTTACCGTTGAGTCCGTGCATACTGCTATGTCCAAGTGTCCAACGATAGTGACAGGAGATACTATTCTTTTTAGCATCCTGAATGCGCCAAAGCAGAACATTACTTGCTTCAATATCGCTCGGAACAGACCATGCGCGACAATCAAAATAAGCCAATCCCTTGCCCGCATAAGCGTCGGGGGAATACTTAGCAATATAGTGATTGAACGCTGCTGACGCCATACTAGCAAGAATACTATTGATTTTGGATACTTTGCCGCCAAAGATGTGTTCGCTTTGCTTTTCGCTACGTCGGAACCAGATTAGTGTAATTTCATCTGATTGTGTATGACCGACACTTGCATTGGTCTCTTTAACCAAATGCTTTGTGGTATCGATCATTGCTTGGGTCAAATCTTTATCAAACGGTTTCGCAAATCCTTTGGTGAATTTACTGAATCCTTTGCCGTCGATACGAACACAAAGAGGCACATCAATTGGGATACGAACATCTGTGTATGCTCGTTCATAGTGCTTCATACGATCGCCGAATTCGTCTTTTTTCATAACAAAGTTTCCTTTTCGATTCGTGTAATTCATATACTACACGAAAAATATTAATTGTCAAGTCCCAACCGCATGGAGATAAGGTTTATTGCGAGGCAAAATCACATCAGTTTCAGTAAGTCTAACCAGCAATCTGCGCATTGGCTTCTTTACATTAATTCCCCTATGGAAGTCAAAACGAGTGAAAGTTGTGAAATATCCAGCAGAGCATTTTGTGACATTAACATCATCCGGAATCATACCCACGATTTGCTTTTGCGTCATTTTATCATTAACTTTAAGGTCAAATTCATCCTTAATAAATTCGGTTTCTCCACCTTCTTCGTGAATATACAAATGATGGATTTCTGGTTTTGAATCATGTAGAGGATTTTCGGGCCCGTCAAGATGCCAACCAGGAATACATGAAGTCTTTGAAGGAACCAGATCCTGGACCTTCACATCAAGCAAAATTCTTTTGTGATTTCCTTCGATAGGACATTGAAGGATAATATCCCTAAGCGTATCGTTTGTAGATTCTGCATGTGCTAAAACCCACTTAGCAGAAGCATACTTCCAATTCACTTTTGGATATTCAAATTTATTGAGTTCGACGGGGGTATATTTCAACCCCCTATTGAACTTCACTTTTTTAGTAACCGCAGTCATATTCATGTTCTTCGATTTTGTAAGTTCCATTTTCAAAGAGAATATGAACACGATAGTCGGTTTCCAACTTTTCTTCAAAGTATGGATCAAGAACTTCGCGGACAAAATCTTCCACTTCTTGTGAAACTGTTACTTTTTTGTTGAGAAGTTCATCCATTTTTTCTTCTAGCAAATCTTCGTCATCGACTTCGATATAATCTTCTACGTAATCTTCGATTCCATAACCTGCAAGGAAACCCCACCCAAAACCCCAATAAGAACCATGTGTGCAAGGTTCACCGTCATTAAACCCTGGGGTGTAACCAATGATTGTAATAACGTCAAGTTCACCACAATTTTTTGCGATATGGTCTAGTGTTGGATCTACTGCTTCTTTCAAAGCAACACTATATGCCTCTTTTGCATCCTGAATTGCCTTAGTGGTTACTGCAATTTTATCCATAATCTCTTTCATCGTATCTTTCCTTTTTCTATCCAATGTAGTAGCAATATTTTTATATCTTCTACGGTTTCGCATTCCAAGACTTCGTTATAAAGTCTTTGTTCATTTATCATGGCGCGAACTTGGGCAGGTGTATATCCAAGTTCGCGCCCCTTTTCTATTAGGTTCATTAGATCAAACCCAATGCTTTCTTTTCAAGATCGGTCAATTTTGCCAATGCAGATTTTTTTAGTTCTTCTGATTTGCTTTGCTCATATTCATCAGCAGTTTCAAAAACCGTGAATACCTTTTTTTCGACACGATCATATTTGTTTGATCCAAGAAACAAATTTGCTTCTTCTCTACTTTCAAAACAAATATCTTTAGGAAAATGACGGTCGCCACCATCCCATTCACAATATTGATACAAAGTGATTTTTCTCATTGGACAACCTTACCATAAATATCCATAATCGTCACACGATCAAAACCTTCATCAAGAGTAGGTTCGACATATGTCTTGACCATATTTTGGATGACGAAATCTGGAATGGATTTACCTTTGCGACTATGCAGACGACGATTCCATTCCGTAATATCATCAACACTTTCTGGCATACGAAAAGCGATGCATTCAATCTGATAGTTCTTACGAACCATTTTATCAATAATACCGCGCCGTTTTTTAACAGAAAGATTGGTTTGGTCCCAAATGATATTCAAATCGTTTTTGGTTGCTTCATCCAACCAAATATCTGCTTCGGCTTGCGCGCCTTTGATATGTTTTTTCCATACTTGATCGTAAGTTTTCCCAAGCCGTTTTGCTGCGTCTTCGATGATGTTGTCTGTGCTATAGACATAAGCATTAGGATCCATTTTGCACATCTCTTCGATAAAGGTAGATTTGCCGGAAGCAGGCAACCCGACCATAACATAACAAGTTTTCATGTTTTAACCTTTTCTGTTTAGTCCTTATAGTTATAAAGAATCACATGTGAGTTGTCAACCCCAAAAGAGTTTCAGAAAGATTAATTGTCATCAAAACACCATCACCAACCGATTTGTGAAATTCTTGATAGTCCCTATCATATTTGTAATAGTTTTCACCAACCCTTTGATACAGACCATTCATGAAGTCAAGATTTGCTTGTGCAAAAGCGACTTCATCAACATTATACAAATTCATACTTTCTTGCATGATTTTATAATAATTGGTGAATGCCTTCACTCGATCACCCAATTGATGCAAATCTGCACGAATGATCGCTGAATATGTCCTGTCAAGATTTTTACTTTCTAGACAATGTTTTTCTGTCATCATGATAAGACCAGACACTTTTGAAATATCATAAAGACTTAAACTACACCCACAATATTCTTTTGACGATTTGGAAAATTCGAGAGAAGAACGCCATTCTTTTTTCGGTTGATCATCATATACAATGTCATGAAAAAGAACCGCCCAATCTAATGCTTCATCATAAGGTTCATTTGTTTTATCCAGATAATCATACATAGAAACAATATGATCCATGTTATGATATTCTAAACCATATTTTTTTGTGTTTTCTGAAATAAGATTTTGGGCATAAATGCCCAAATCAGTTTCATATACTTTAGACCATTTCATATCAATCACCAACTTGACTGGTAGTAAAAATCCCAATGTTTCATCATTTTTTCATTCGAAAATAGATTTTCAAGGAATTCGATGGTCTTTTTCACATCGTCAAAATACCACTCATCATAATCAGTCGAACCGAAAAAGAAACCACTTTGTGCAGGTAAAAGCACATTTGCTTGATCTGGACTTGCAATAACTGCCCGACAAACATCTAGAAGATTTTGCATATCTTCACGATTCAAATAAGTCTCTTGACATTCATCCACCCCATCTTGGACATTATCAACAAACCACTTGTGAATTGCATTTGCTTTGCGCCAATACATTGCTTCGACAGAAACAGTTTTTGCTTTCTGCCCTTTTAGTTCTGGAAACAAGTCACCAATTGCTTGTGCAATTTTAACGTCATCATGATCCCCAAAATCCCAGAGATAACGCCGTGCGGTAATATACATATCAAGACCCATTATACATTCTCCTTCATTTGCATAATTTGATTGTCAAACCAGTAATCGTCAAAATAACCGAGTTTTACCCGAATGTAAACACCCTACCGATAAATTTCAACTTCAAGAGTAAAGATTTTTTCGCCTTCATCCATCAGCAAATCTTCGATTTCTCCAATAGTGTCGGTGATCGAATATTTGTAACTGGAACTTTTATAGCCTTGTGTTTTGCCATTTACCATTTGTTCCATCGCACCATTAAGAATATCTTGGATGTAGCGACGATCAAAATCAGGTTTGTCACTGTAGTGTTCACGCTTCAAAGAACTGATGAAGACTCGACCAATGTTTTTAGTCGAAAACCCAGATTCGACGTCATAGTCGAAAGTTTCGCCCCACATATCGTGAAGTTTTTTGTTCATCCAATCCACATATTGGTTATATTCTTTGGCTAGTTTTTCCGCAGAAACAAGATAAGTTTCGGTGTATTGACTTCCACAACACTCGCAACCAACTATGATTACTTCGTTAATTTGAATGATTTTACCAACACATTTTTCAATATCTGCATATGGAACTTGCGGGACATGCTTATATTCACCAATTTGGTGCAACCCATGCATAGTAAGAGATCCGTCGCTTTGCACGTAACCTTTACGCTTTAGGGCAGCAACAGTCCGACCATCAAGAGTTTCGTTTTGGGATATTTTATTGAGATTTTCGTTGATGTTCATTTTATCGCCTTTCGCTTATTGGAAGTATACGTGAAGATTAGTGTATACCCCATCTTCACCTTTATACAAAGTCGAACCGTCGATCAAGAAAATATTGTCGTTTTCTTCAACAGTAACACGAATATCATTTCCATATGCGACCCGAGTCGCAGTGATGGTTCCGAGAAATGGTTTTCCGTTGCGGAAACCCGAAACTTCGCTGCCGATTGCATTGTAGATTTTATTCATAAATTCGTTGAACATTTCATATCTCTCTTTTGTTTCTATTACAAAATACAGAAACATTTTGGGCTTGTCAACAGAAATTATTCTTCTATTTCGACCCACTGTCCTGCGACATAGATCAAAGAACCCATAAACTCTTCTGCAAATTCCGGTTCTTCTGCGGTTTCTTCATTTAACTGTTTTGCCAAGTCGTAGTCTGCCTCTTGTATGATTGCGTATACCATATCTGCTACATCTTGTCTTTTCATAGCCAATCCCGCTCTCTTTTTTCTTTCACGTCTGCATCATCAATTGAAATTTCTTCGATAAAATATTCATCCATGATCCATGGTTTTTCTCCATATTCGTCTTCTTCGCCAAATTCATTACACCACCATGAATAGTCCAACCTATATGCTTTGCCGTCTTCGAAAACGAAGTCGATTTTAACATCGCCACAAATGTCGGCATCCCAAACCCTTACTTTATCTTCAAAGTATCCCATGATGCTGTCTTTGTGACTTTTCCCATAGTCAACCCATGGTTTGGGGACATACCCAATGCCAACTCTATATTTTGCGTTATCTGTGTGTGTAAATTTCATCTATGTGTTTCTTCACGTCACTGTTAATTTTGTTGTCATATACCCATTAAGGTACATTTCGATATTTGCTTTGCCGATGGGGTTCTTGCTGTGGACATAATAATCAAACTCGCCAGGAAAACTGAACAGACCACTTAGCTCGGTATCGACTAACTTTTTAGCAATCCAATACCCGTCTTTCGAGACCTCGCCCAAGTCGTGATCGAAAGAAACGAATGTCGGCATACCTAAGCTAGATACTGTTTTCATCACATCGCAATGATTACGACACACAACCCAACTGCGATTGTTATATAGGTCTTTGACTCGCTGTGGAGCCCAAGTAACATCTTCCGGGTTTCGTTCATCGTCGATAAACAAGAAATAATTCATTTCACACCTCATAACCATATTCTGCCGCCAACTCTTCACCGGCCTTTGTAAAGATAACCCAATCGCAACCTTCATCGCGAAATGTTTCGACCAGCCCCTTTTTCTTGAGGTCGGACAAATTGCCTCGTTGGGCCGATGTGATGTCAAGTAGAGGAGTTCCGCTCCAGTTCGGCGCATCTTTTGCGAAAGAAACAAACAGTTTTTTAGTTTCTTGAGTCAACATCGTGTATCTCCTTGTTTATACTAATAATGTATAGGGCACGATAGACACAGTCAACTACTTTTTTTGACTTTACTCCAGGGAGTCGACCAACACATGCAAAACCACCAGAAACACAACATTCGATGGGGCCCGTCATAATACATATATTCGTACCCAATAAAACGGTTCTCAGGTTTTGAAATCCAATCGAACCAATAGAAGTAATAAAAATAAGTGCCCGAATCTAATGTTACTTCAGACTGGCCCCACTCGATGCCGTTCCATTTTAGCTCGAATTTCCATGGATATTGTTTGTACTTAGTCATTCGTTATCCACAAAGTTACCGTCAACAATGTTCAGACGCTTTACTGGGTATGTTAGATTGCCTGATCGACGCAAGTACGCCCTTCCGCCATCAATAGCAGTATCGTTAACAACATTATAATCGTGTCTATGTTGGCTGTAATGCAGTTCGCCATCTACATCGACCATGTAGAAATCCAATTTTTCTATAGAATCAGCATTTCCGATGTAGATACCGCCGGCCTTACGAAACAAGATAAAGTACCGGTTTCCGAATTCTGGATGGGGCGTTTCTCTGTAGAATATATCTCCAGATTCGGCACCTTGTCCTGTAGCCGAAGACGTACACACATATTTGACAGGGGCCCCGTCTTTCTCAGAATAAAGTCTGGCTGCCTTATCTGTGTCGAAGTGCGGTCTATGTTTGATATTCATTTATTTTCCTTAACTTTGCGCATATGGTATACACCTTCGCTCTGATTGAACGACTCTCGCATCTCATTTAACATATCAGGAGACATATATAAAGTGCAAAAATTCTGCTCTTCTTCGTCCCATTGCCTAATAATAACAATATCATCATAAAGAAACAACTCTAAATCTTCATAGCTACCCGAATCGTCTAGAATACGAACAGCCGTCTCGTCAAAGTCCATTTCTACTGTAAACATAATTTACCTATACACATAAACAATTGGTTTGACGTTGGTCATTTCGCTCTCAATAATGGCCTCAATCACGCGCCAGTCGCCGCCACCTAAACCAGCCCCTATCTGAGGCATTGCTAGTCGATTCACGTTATGCGAATATAACCAAGAATTTGCTTTTTTTAGGCATTCAGCCACCCCGTCATAACTAACATATCGTTTTCCGTCTCGACCGTAGTATTCTTGGGTTATCGCGTTAATGATAATTTTTACGTTAATGCCGTAATCACACACCGCAGGGATAATTAAGCCCGGTACGAAGTGGTCGGTCATCTCATATGTTTTTCGGTATACCTCATATGCCTCGGGGTATTTCTTTCGAACCAAAGCAGCCACTCCCGACCCCATTACACCCTGAGCATTGCAACCATGCAAGATAGCGTGCGCATCTGTATCCATCAGGTCGCCTTTTCTGTACTCTATTTCCATGACACCTCCTTAGTATTCCAAAGAAAATCGCAACAATTTTTAAAATTCATAAACTTTCCTTTCTGCAATATTTACATTCTACACGAGTAGTCATGTTAGGAGTGTTGAATGTATGGATATACGTATGTTTACCTGCTAGGCAAGCAACCAATTCCTTCAAAAAATGTAAGAATCCTTTTAGGCCCCCGCCGTTGCCGATGGTTTCTAGTCTCACATTTATCCATTTGCCGTTTCTTTTTATGAACAGCGTTTTCTTTTTGATTAAAATCATGACCACAACGATTCGTAATACTTTCCAAACAGACGAAACCCGTTACTGATTCGTTTCTGATACTCTCTCAAACCTTCAAGATCAGTTTCGTAGGTGTGGTTTGGTCCATACGCGGTCTGGCTAAGGCCGTTTTCGAGTTCTTTAAATTTGATGTCGACTGTACCTTTTCTGAACTGGTCTTCCCAATCCTGCAAAGACCCGACTTTCGTCTCAAAGGCAAAAATCATCTCATCAAGTACCCAATCCCACCTATTGTGGTGATTATCGTCTATTTCGCCTTCTTCGTGCAGATTTTCTTGCCCTTCAGGCGGCCAAAGATTTTCGGGCACATCGTCATATTCTACCCAAGGCGAGCCGTTCTTCTGTTCTTTGATTTGCTTGAGCATCGGCAAGATAACATAACCTAGGGTGCTATCCATGCTCCAAGTATCATACTCGTCGATACGAACAGATATTTTTCGGTTGCGTAGCGAGTATACCCAAGTCAAAAAAGAATAGAGCAATGTGGGCTTACGCGGGTCTTCTAAACTAGTAATGTCGCCTACTTTGGGTTTTGGCTGTACACTTCCGTACGCTAACCATTCTCCAAAACTATGCACCCAATCTGGCTTGTCGATTATACCATATTCGTCTGGTTTTGTCTTAGCCCAAAAAAATATAAATTCGGCCAGCTGGTAAGGGCCGAACCAATTTTTGTAGGGACCGATATTAATTTTCATATTCTTCGTCCAATCCTAAAATTTGCAAATTTTCTTGCTTATACGCCTTAATAGATTGCTCAATTGCTCGGTTGTAATCTTCAGCTAAATCGCCTTGTAAACCATGTGGGCCTACATAAGAAGAGACACAGTAACGAATACAATGTATGGGAAGTGCCCATATTGTAACACCATTCTTTAAAATGACCCCATCGTTTTCGTTGTATGTATATCCAAATTCCTGCATATATTGTGCATAATCCGCATTCCAGTGTGTTGGAATAGGATTTTCTGGTAGGCACCCCGAAAGAGTGCCTACCAGAAGAATAAGCGATATAACACGCTTCATGTCAATTCCCACCTTTGAGCAAGAATTTGTTGCTGATCGTTTTGAAACTGAAACTCGGGTCTTCATTGCATTTCCACACAAGACCTTCGCGAACCTTGTGATTAATGCTTGGGCCTTCTGCCAGTTCAAGACCCTTTGCAACACTCTCAGGTGCATTCCAGTCTGTTCCAAGAACAGGAACATGGTCGATGAACGGCAATCCCATGATGGAATTCATGTCTTTTATGATATCATGCCGTTCGGAAGGCGAAAGGTATTTGTGTTCTTTTATGTCGAAAACATCAAACACAAAGAAGTGATGCCCCTTAAACCCTTCACGGTTGCCTTGGATTCCTTCGCCGCAAAGTTCGCCTTGGAAAGCAAGTCCTTCTGGGATGCAATCATCAAGTTTCAATGCCATTTTAACAAAAGTGTTATCGGCATTTTCTTCGTTAATTTTCAGTTCCATGTTGCGACTACAAACACGAAGTTCATCTTCCCAACGGAAAATGGTCATACTGCTACCATCAAGTTTCATGGTAACCTCATAAGTAGGCTTCTTGAAATCTTCTGGAAGAACAACATCACGCTCTTGGACTTCTTGCAATTCCTCATTCCAAAACTTTTCAGTCAAGAAAAGACCATCACGCTTTTGGATAGCACCAAAGCAGTTTTGAATGCGTTCCTGGTCAGTCTTAGGAATAAGACTGGTAGGGAATGTGCCTTTTGCTTGTCCTTGAAGTTGTGCAGGAATTGGTGCTTCCCACTTTTGGATGTTTAGATCAAGAGTAAGATCGTCTCCTTCATTCCAAACGATTTCATCCATTGCATATACTTCACCAGTATCTACATTCTCAGTGGCAAATACGTGAATAGGAATATCTGAAATTTTGATGAGCAATCCTTGCGAAACCTGTCCACGAAGTTTGATTGTGCGAAGACGTTCACCTTTCACACCGTTGTATTCGCGGGGTTCTTTTCCACTGGACAAGAAAGGTGCAAGTTCATGTGGCACCCATGAATCAATAGAAATGTATACTACGAGATCGCCTACTTTATGTGCAGCACGTTTATCAACTACCCACCAACCTAGAACGCGGTATGCTTGGATTAGATCTGCGCCTTCAATGTCCCGAACTTCTTCAATTCGCTGAATAGATGCCAATTTGCGATGAATTTCACTTCCCATAATGTTAACTCCTATTTATAAGAATAATACCAGTATATACTAATTTACATATATTGTAAACACAATTATTGTCTCTGCCCCACGATCTGCCATTCTCCATATTCTTCGTCGTAATAGTTTTCCTTGTACCGGCACTGTCTGATATTGATTTCAGATTGTTCGGTCACTTCACCATCAACAATAATGTTCAATTCCGAAACAGTATCACGACATTCGCCTATCATTTGCTGTTGGATAATTCTTGGCGATATTGCCATAAACAATCCCGGAAAGAATATGATTAAAAATACTGGAAGAGCAATTGGGTTTGGATTTATATGTGTGTGATAGACCACCGGAGACGCAATCAATAGACTCCAAAATAAAACCCACGCGATAATCCAAGGTGTGTTAACAAGCATAACTCCACCCTGCAACCAGAATAGACCTTCACTTACCCAAACAATAAAGTCTCTAATCATTTGTAATCCCCGTCACATGAAGCAATTTTGTAGGAATAGATTCGCAATCTACTGAGGCAAGGTGTGAATAACCCTGATTCGGTTCTCGAGTTAAGACTACATAAGACAAGATTATTACAGTCAAGATAGAAAAAAACAGTAAGAATTCTATATATATATCCATTTTATCTCCTATATAGAACTGGTTCTCCAAAGACATTCACTTCACCCACATAACACAAACCCGGAACATAATATCTGCGCCCGTCTTGTGGATTGGTATAAATTGAACTTGGCCATTTGCTATCTTGACTCATTTCAACTAGCATTTCTGCAAGTTCTTCGCTCGTTTGGATGCCATTCCGATAGAAATCGCTATCTTCGTTGTAATCAACAATATTGTCAAGCATAATCTGTTCCGATTCAAAGGTGGGATAACTATGGATTGACAAGTTTGTGATGCAAGGTTCTGGTGCAGTATGCCGTTCATATAACATGCCGCTATAGCTCGCAAAAGAAACTGTCACGCAAGCAATACAAATACCAACAGTATATCCAATCTTTTCCATCATCCTGGCAATCCTTTTACAAAATGTGCCAACCAAATTCTTTTCGCGAGTTCTTCATCAAACTGCGCAACAACTTCAACCATATTGGTTTTTAACGTGACTGCTTTTTTACAGGAACAAAGACGTTCACCCTTCGCTGGACCCATGCAACCACACATGCCATAGAAAACTTGATAGTTGATTAGACCTGCTTCGCCTTTTTTATCAAGAATCCATTTTGCAAGATTAACCAATTCAGGAAGTGAAAATTCGTCAAACATTTTTGTTCTCCCAAGACATACTGTCGCGCATCTTTTCATATGCTTCAATTTTGTCATCATAAAACTCTAGCATATGATTGTCAAGCAGTTTTTGTTCTTCGGTTGCAGTATCTTTTTCCTTGCCCATTTTGACTAACAATTCCATCTTCATCGTATGACAATGTATGATGGCATCCCGAAACATACAACCAAGCAGTTCGCTATCGTCATATTCGATTGTAACTTTTGTCATTTGTTTTCTTTCTTCTGTGGGCGAACAAACTCAATATACTCGGAAACAGAATGGATTTCAAGACCTGCGTTTGAAAAAACATCGTCTTTTTCAGAGGTCATCGCTTCATCGAATGAAGGAATTTTATATCCAAAGACAACAAAATCGCTCACATATGGATATTTCTCATAAAATTCCAGCAGTTTTTCATGATACAATTTGTATTGTTTTTCGCCCGCGCTTGAAGATTTTGGGCGATATTTTTCGTTAACTTGTTTTTGGCCTTCACGGTATTTTGTTTGATATTCAACGTATGCATCAAAAGCATCATGAATCTCTACATACAATGCTTCTTTGGATTCTGCATCAATGGCATAGACATGCTCATAATATGAGTCATATTCGCCAGTGTTATATGTCACAAAAAATGTTTCCATGTCTATGTCCCTTTCTACTTACCTAAGCAATATATGTTATTGTTCTGTTTATGTCAACCGTTATTCGTCTACATCATCGTAAACATCACCTTTTTGGGTGAATTCATAAAATTCGATAGAATTTCCTTCAAAGATTTTTTCGCCCCAACAGATTACGGTAACGATTGGATAATCTTGATAAGACAGTGGCCAACCACCTTCGTTTTCATCTGTAATCACATTCACGTTATAAGTGAATTCTTCGTCATCACATTCAACACTATTAATATAAACCCCACCTGCATCTCCATTATCTTTGCGCTTCATTTCGCAGATAATGTTTGCAGCAAGGCAACCTGGTCCGTTGAACACTTTGTTTTCGCTACCAAACGTAATACCATTGACGATTTTTCTATCTTTCAAGATATTCGCCAAATCTTGTCCTTGACCATCAATATATCCATCGTATTGACGATATACTGCGACTAGAGTTTCGCCATCAACTTGAATTCGAGTAATTGAACGTGTTCCCATAATATAAATCTCCTTCAATATTGCTTTTCAATTTGGGTGTTGCTATCTATGCCACCCACACATGTTCAATTTTGTCATAATACGTTAAGTAAAGTGTGTTGTCGACCCCATCTTTGCTATCAATAATAATAACACGAACATCAGGATCATCCGTCAGATTGACAGTATGAAAAATAAGATCACTTGCTTTTTCGATGCTCTCAGAAATATAATCAATCTCTTTTTCGAGTGTAACATATTCATCTTCTGTTAGATGTGGTTGTTCTGTCAACCACTCTACTTCGTATTTACGGCCCATTTTCTATTATCCTTTTCGCTTCTTTCAATTTTCTCATGATAAGTTCAACTTCTGCTGGACTATCAAATATATGCTTTTCTTTTTTCATCTTTCCGAGATGATAATACGGATCAAGATAAGCGTCAAGAGAAATCGCCTTTACGCCAAAATCTTTTTGTAGATAAGATGCCCAACTACAATTATGGCAAACAATTATAGAATTTGTTTTCTTTGCTTGCTCTACTAGTCTGGTTGTTCTTCCAGTCTGTCTTCTGTTTTCTTCGTATTCCCAAAGAACACGGTTTAACATTTCAACCATATCACTCATTTTGGCATTCACCTTCCCATGCCCACGAACCATCGTGCGAACAATATGTGGCATACCCACGTTCAGCTGCTTCGTTTTTGAGTTCCATTTTTCCATAATAAGAACCACCCGCAAAAATCGCAAAGCACAGAACAATCACAAAAATCAAAACAGCTTCAAATCCACTATATACAAACATTTTTAGTTTCCTTCATTTTAGGGGTCGACATATATTATCGGAGAAATAGTAACTATATTATGATTCAATTATTAGGAAAAAGAATCAATGCACGTGGCATTTCAAGAATTTCATTCCATTCTTCCTCATCCATAGCAGCATCTTTTGCACTCCAATTGGAATCATATACATCACCACTCCAAGTTGAATCTGCAATATAAATCCCATCTGGATCAGCACCAGAAAGCGGGCTATATCCATTACCTTCACTATCTTTTTGCATAATGCATTCCATTTCTGGATCAAGTTCTTTCAATACTTCAATTAGTTCTTTTACTTTCATTTTATCCGTGCCTTTCTACATCATCAATTAATATATTTTGTCATTATCTTTATCTGTTAAAATACTGCAATCCACAATAACTTTAGATTCGCCTCTATGGTCTTTCATTACATATTTCAATGCAAATGCTTCTTCGATAGTTTCGGCGGTTATTCGAATGAAACCGGCTTTATCTATTTCTACTTTCATACTTTATTCGCTAGCCAATCTACATTCAACCAGTCTGTATCTTCAGGCATCATTTCTACTTTGTCTTTGCAAAGTTCTTGTAACCGATTCCAAATATAAGCATTATTCACACGCAAACCGTAAGAATTTTTATGGCAGCTATAAATTGAACCTGAATGTCCTTTAAAGATATACCGATCATCTTCGAGTGATACTCCAGTAATGCCGCTATTCAACTTCCAAGACGACCCCTGCGTGTATCCGCCGGACCAGCCTGCTAAAACTTTATAGATTATTCCATTTTCTTCAGTTTTTATCTTAATAACAACCCAATTATCTGGATATAACATATTCACCTCCTCTTAGAATCGTTACGAAACTGTTTAACATCTTCTACAGCAGAAGTCAACGCGTTGGCGTAGTTAAATGCTGTTTGTTGGTCCATTACAATTGTAGACTTAATTTCTGCGTATCCCTTTGTGAGAATCTGCCAGATTTGCTTCCAACGATTAGCTTCCCACCATTTAGTGTGTTGCGTAACATATATATAAACACTAACACCAACCTCGCCAGCTTCTACTTCAATGTCGTGGGAACAATCTTCGCTCCCACAAGTACATTGAATATAGTAGAACTTAACATCACCGAAGTCGCCATGTTTGAGAATACCTGTTGCTGGTTCTTGAGCTTCCATCACTGCTTCCTAATCTGAATGGCTTCTTCTTTGCCAGTTTCGAATGCTTTCTCGGTGCGGTCATTGATCACGATTTTGTAGTCGTCCAGATCGATCTTCGGATAACCGGCAATTCGCATCCACATACCACCCCAGAAAGTACCCAGTTTTGTTTCGTAAACTCGCTTTTGGTCAATTAGTCGAGTCTGGGAGTTCTTAAAGTCATCGCGCCCAGCTTCAACCATACGCTGGAGTTGAGTGTAAACAGAACTATCGATCTGTGGGTTTTGTTCTTGGATGAATTGGAACATTGCCTTAGAACCTTCTTCGCCATATCGAGACCCAAGGGCAGCGGTAACAACTTCTTTCAGGTCGTCTCGTTGCATCGCTGGGATTTGGGCAGCTTCGGCAATCTTGTTGCTATATTGCGCCAGAACGTTTTGGTTATCTTCGTAGGTAGCTTTGATTGTTTGTTCGAGCCTATTGCCGCTGTTGTGTGCACTAACATAACTAGCGAACCCGATAACTACGATTCCGACGATAACTGCAATAACTGCGATTAGTGTTTTCATTTTCTTTCCTTCATTTAAAGATATCATATTTGTGTAGGGCCAAAGTTGCCAACGGTGTGCATATTAACAGTACAATCATGCCAAAAACATATACCCACATAGGAGGTTTAATGTCGTCTGCGAGGTATTCGAAGTCTTCCATCGGCTTTAGTTTGTATCCTTCACGTATCGCATTTTCTACTATAAACATAATCTTGTCGACGTCAAGCTCTCCTACTTCGGTAATACCATCTCGAATGTTCAAATTCGTAATGCTATTGTCGCTCCAGCTTCGTACATCTACCCAAGATACTTTGTCTCCCTGCATGCCTATCACAGTAACCACATCATTGATATTATGTGCGTCCCAGGCCTTTGCTAATTTATCTGCAAACTGTTTAGGTTGCTCTGTGACCACAATAATAGCGTTCGCGCCTGTTTTTGAAATATTTCGATTCACTTCGGCTAGGCGACTATTCCATAGTTTAAAGCTATCGTTAGAGTATTTGTACCCAAAAACAATAAATCTATTTGCTTTGTAATAATCCTTTACCCTAGGATATGCAATAGGAGGGAGATCATCCAAGCTTTCGTTAAAAAGACTGTCAGATGCTCCTTTGATGTAATTGGTGTAATTAACAGTAGCCGCGACCGGATCGCCTTTTTGAGCTTCATCGTAACGACTCGGTGTGTTAGCGCCTTGCGGGTCTACCCTACTGATAGTGAAAGTCCTGTCTATGTCGCTAAAGACATAATATTTTCGCTCCCACGGATAGATGTAGTTATATTGCGTCTTATACTTGGTACGGCACGAGCGGCGACCCTTTGAATCTGTCGTGCACGTTTTGCCATCAGGAACAGAACGAGTTCTATACTCTGTACAGAAACCGTCAGTGTAGTCGTTCCAACCCCAAGGACAACTCTGTTGCTTAATCTTTTTAGAAGTTACGGCGCCATTGACGTACTTAACGTCGTGTGTTGCACTATAGCTACCAGCACCAAAAACCAAAGTAATGACTAATACCGTTATTCCGCCCTGTAGCAGAGCCTCTTTCCATGTTACGGTGAAATGGAAATACAGCACTACTACGCATAGCCACACAAGAACCGGAACAATAAACATTAAAGCTTCAACGAACATTACATGTCCTTTCATTTGCGTCCATAATATACAAGCACATATCGTCAGTTGTCGTTATATACTAAAAGACCAAGTTTTGCCAGACGAAGAATTACATAACCTTGATGGCGGGGATACCAATCCATAAACTCGTTTGGACTAACAAATTCTTTTACTCTAATCAGACCCTGATTCGAATAACGCAAAATATTAACTCCAGCGTTTGTTGTATTGGTTTTGTTTCGGTAATCCGAAAGAGCGGATTCTACCATTTGTTTCCGACGCTCTTTCTTTTCTGCTTCGCTATTATACATGCTATAACCTATCTACATCTACAGTATTAACATAAAGCGAAAGAGAGGCATTGTCAACCCCTCTTTAATCAATTTTCAACTATTCGTATTTCTTGTTCTGCAATCATATACCAATCAGGGGCAATTTCGCCTTTTTCTAGAGGTTTGTTGAAACTGTTTATATGATCGCGATATTTTTTTGCTTCTTCATAAGTATCAAAAAGGTCATATTCTCTTTTCTGACCCCAACCACGTTCACTTTCAATGGTACATACTTCATATTTTTCGCTCATATCATTTTACCTTTCAATTCTCACGAATCAGTCCTTATTGTAAAAGGGCGCCGTAGAGCCCCTTTTATTAAAAATTGTAACGGTCGCTCATGATAGTGTTTAGCATCATTGCATATGGTGTAAATTCCGTAGGATCCGCACCAAGAACCGTTGCCATGATCGCTGGACTAAAACCCGAAACAAGGGCAACGCCTTTGTCGTTAGTTTTAACTGGTGTGTTATCAGCACGTGCAGTTAGGTTCCAGAATACAACAGAAGGCATAGTGTATCCCGCTTCTGCATATTTGCGTTTAATCATGCCAAGAGCATTGTCATCGTGACGAACGCAACGATCAAACTGCATATCACTAAGGATAAGAACAGTGTCTGGCATGTTCTCTTGCGAGACATTGCCGTCCTTTGCAACTCGAAGAATTTCCTCAAACGCAGAGTGTAGGTTAGTGTTCATTCCCCATTCCGCACGACGAAGTTGGTTATACTTCTGTGACAGACTACCTTTTAGGGTTTCGATCTTTGACTCACCAGAGAAAGTAAGGAACATGTCCTTAAAATCAGAACTGGTGCGGTCAGAAAGATACAGACCTAGTGAGATAGCAACTTCAAGTGCATTGGTATTTCCAGCAAGTGGAGTATACATAGAACCCGAAACATCAACCATTGGTAGGATTTTAGAATCACCTACATAGTTTGGGAGTGCTTCGAATTGTGCATCCGCAACAGCAGCATTACCTTTTGATAGAGACTTCACAATATCATATGGGTATACTGCACCAGCATTAATTTTAACTTTCGGATTGCGCTCTGCCTGAGGCTTTTGGAGTTCACGAATGTATGCTGCATATTGCTCGCTCGCATTACGACCAAATGCCTTTTGATAACGTGCAGACGCTAGAGAAGGAACTTTCGAAAAGTCGATACCTCCCCAGTCCTTCGCGCACATTTGAGTCTCCACAACATTCGTATTCGAGACTAGGAGTTTACGATATTCCTTAGGTGAAAGACCCATGAATTTGCGTAGCATTGCTGCACGTTCTTTCTTGGTTGACTTTTCACGCGGTGCCCATTTTGCGGCTAGACCATTTCCGTCCGTAAGAGCATCTGCATACATGCGAAGTGCTGCTTTACGGTTGATAGCATCCTCATACACGAACAGATCATCCCAACGACCCAGAACCGGGATTAGGTGCATGATTTTACCAGCAAGTGTCGGATTGCCGTTTTCTAGCGCCTTTAGTAGCGAACGGAAAGTTTCGCGTTCACCCGCACCACCACGAACATCACGTGCCCATAGGAGAACACGAATCGCAAGTTCTTGATCTTCACCAAGTGCTGCCATAAATTCGCGAGACATATCACGACCGCGACCAGAACCGATCTTACCAAATAGGTCAAGAACTTTAGAATCGGAAGTAGCAAAAGCTTTCATACCGTTTTCGGTGCGTGAGATTTCTTTTGATTTGATATTAGCAACTGCGTTAGAAAAAGTGTTCATCTTATATTCTCCTTTCAGGTTAGTTTTGTTTTAATTAGACTCTGCCGAATCTAACCTAGGTATTCAATTAACAGTCCCGCCGCTAGGAATCGAACCTAGACCACGATCTTCCAATGATATGCAATTTTGTTGCTGTAACAATCCTTTGCAGGATTGACTTTGTGCACGTGTGCTAACCGTTACACCACAGCGGGAAACTATTTAAGCACTATACTACATGTATATGTGCTTGTCAAGAACTTTTTACTCTACTTTCAGAGTTTTTCCTTTGTACGGAACATAATCGAAACGATCGACCATATCCCAACGACCAGCGCCAAGAAACCCTGCAACAGAACCCCAACTAGCGACAAAACCAGTATATTTACCATCTTTGTCTTTACACAGGATTTCCAGATATTGCCAAGACGTATTACCGCCACCAGTAGAATATTCTTGAGAAACAATTTCTGCACAAGATTCTTGTGGGTAATAAACTGTTTCTGTTAGTGCGATTGTTGGCAGAGTAACACAAATAGCAACTGCTGTCAAGAACTTTTTCATTATTTTTCTCCTTTTTTGCGTAGACAGAAAGTAAAAGTTTGTTCCCGCAATGGGCCATACTGCGAATATGTTCAAAATCCGACAGTCTATTTCATTTCTCCACCCAAGTTCCCATGATAGACATAGCATTTAGCATATGTTTATGTAGCAATCCATTGTCTGGATCGGTTCTAACAAGTCTACCTTTACCAAGAATTTCCTTGAAACGATATGCGTTATCATCAAACAAGATGAAGTCTTTTACATCTTCTCCGAAGTTTTCTAGATAATCTTTGACTTCATGTGCCCTATCCCAACGCTTCATTACCGCAAAATCGTCCGGATCAGCCTTCCATGGTTTGGCAATCATTCCACGAAACCCACTATTAGCAAATGCAGAACGAACCCAATGTTCGATCATTTTATGATCATATTTTATATTATTTTTCCATGTTGACATTAGAACAAATTCAACAGGATAAGTGTCATGGATACGATTCAAAAAATCGACCGCAACAGGATCAAACCTATGCCACATACCATATTCTGCATTATGTGCATAATGGACTCTTGACGATGTAAAAACACCGTCAATGTCCAAAAATACAAGATATTTTCTATTCATCATCTTCCTCTACATGTCTGATATCATAAAAGTCTAAGTTGAACCAAAACCCTAAAAGTCCGAATTCTATACTCATACCCCAATGACCCATAGTTTTATCTCTCCACCAAAAACCAATTTCAAATATCTGCTTCCAATCAAATCCATCGAACTGGAAGCAGATTGCCTTGTTTTTAGATACTTTTGGTTCAAAGAAAAAAATGGTTTTGCCGCAGTGTTTTTTTACAAACGGATTTGTTATGTCGAAATTGAAATGTATACTCATTCTTTCATCCCATTTACATCATGGTCGCTTCTCCCATAAAACCAGTGCTTTTGCGATTGCACGTGATTTGGTCTTACGAATTTAGCAACACAATTTTTAAAATTTCCATAGTTGAACCCATCCGCAGTTCGCATAACATACCCTTCATGATTATCATAATCTTCCTTTACATCATAAAGAGATTTGATCTTTTCTTCATCAAAGATACCGTCATACAAGACTGGAACGCTAGGAATGTCTAGAAGTTGAAACCATTCTACTGTTTCATCCCAAGACAGGCATTCGTTTTTATCATTCCAAATCGAAAACCCCATAAGATAACTGTCAAGATCATCATACCGAATTGAATGGACTGCATAGAGATTTTCAGCGCATACACGCCATCCTTTTGGCAATTCATAAGAACGCTGCATCCAAAAATTCTTTGCCCAATCTCTGGTATAATGGTGGCGTCCATCCACAGAACGTGCATGACTATAGTCATTATATCCTGTGAAATTTTCGCCATCCATTTTACGTGTAACAATAACACGCTTACCTTCGAAATTAGACAAATCACGCATAATACGATCATCATCCGTAATACCCAATGACCATGGAAGGTGATAAGTTCTCGGATATTTCACATAGTCAACAAACAAACTTTCAAAGTTTGGATGTTTCGACAAAACCTTTTGAACAGATTCGTCTCCAAACAACGGACCCTTAGTTCTGGTTCCATTGCCCAATATGATATTACCCCATTTGTCATAAACGTGGTCTGCATACATATCTTCTGGTATGATAGGTTTTTGAATGTTGGCAGCAATGCGAATATCGTCAACTGACAATGTTGTGATTTCTGTTTTCATGTGACAACCATCTTCGCCTTTATCGCAAAGAGTTGCCCCATTATCAACATAATAGCCACCATCCAACCACAAACGGCGTTCAATGATGTGATGTGCATCAAGTTTGACAGTATCACTTTCAGTTGCGCCACATATCACGCAACGATGGTTATCTCGTTCAAAAACTTTATTTCTGAATTCGTCGCGTGTTAGTAGCATTTTATTCACTCCATATTTTAGCCGCCCACTTAGGCGGTTCGTATATTTTTTCAAATCTTAGAATGGTTCCTTCTACATTTCTACCATCATTACGATATAACACATTAGCACGACATTTGTCGACGTCATTTTCAAAATAATATATGTCAATCATTGCGCTTGGATAAATTTCCAAGATTTTTGATATTGCTTTGTGAAGAATTTTCTTGTCGCAGAAGTTTACATCTGCGATACCCAATCGCTTTCCTTTAATTTCTTCTGAGGATGGTAACTGCGAAAGGTCAGTGATATCATCAATGACAATATCACAGTATTTTTGGGCATTGTAGGTTTTGCCCGAACCAGGTAGGCCAACCCACAATATTATGTCACTATACATAACCCTTTTCCTGCAAAAATTCCCAAATATCTTCTATTAGAATTTTCTTGATACCGTAACTGGTATGGTTTCCATAGTATTCAAGTTCAGTTCTGGTATCATACTCAACTTTTTGCATCAAAGTCTTGTATTGAATAAACCCAATCGTAGGGGCAACCTTTTCCAAAATTTGATCTATGTGTTCTAACTCTGGTTCTTTGTCAGGTTCTGGGCAATAACTACTTGGGTCCGAATCATCCCAACAGTTTCCACCCCAAGCACCACCAGTCATCCATTCTACTTTTAGTTCAATAGTAGGTCCGTAATAACCTTTACGACCTTGTATACCTGTGTTTTTTCGCTTACGTTCTGGCGAGTAATATTTCCCACCAGTTATTTCATCTACTATTTTTTGGAATTCGTCACGAGTCATGTCTAAATCTCCTTTTAATGTGCTCTTTATAACATATCCAAACGAATCCTTCAATACTCATTTTGAAAATAATCATCCAAATCACCAGATGAAATATACCACTCACCAATATTTCCATTTTCGTCAATGTCCATGATTACGTAATCGCCATACCCGTTTTTATTAGGGCAAAGAAAACTTGGTACATAACCATCTCGCTCTACCACAACATTACCATCAGTTGAAATGAGTCGATATACACCAGCATCACAAACTTTGTAGTGAACAGACGCGACAACACCTTTTGTCCAATTTTCAATTGTTCCGCTTTCAAGATCAATAGTGATATCCCAAGTATCTCCTTTACGAAGTGGGATTTTGTCGCCATCAGTATCTTCTTCGCCGTTCACACGAGCATCTTCCCAATACCGGACACCCATCATGCAATGAATTTTATCAACATCATATTCTACAATTTCTTGTTTCTCAAACTTCATCATTTCCATCCTTTGCCAATTCGCCAATTTGTTTCGCGCATTTCATACAAAAATGAATACTTTGACCGCGATTTCTGGAACTATAGGTAGTAACCATTTAGGACGCCTTTCATAATAATCACCAATAATCCCAGACATATTGTTTACCAAGGTAAGTATCGGGAAATGGTTTGTCTTCCCAACTTTCGTCATCTTTTAGGATTTTGTTGATGACTTCTTTGTTTTTGTGTCTTAGGTCTTTAGCACAATGCTTTTTGAAAGACATGTTTCTTCCGGTTTCGCAAAGTCTCCCGTCACGTTTAAAATCATCATATTCTTTGCCGAGCCTTTCGACTTCATAATCATAGTCGTATTCCACTTTTGTGTAACGGCGGCGTTTAAATTCCCACATTGTTGGTTCTTTTGGGCGCTTCCAAAAGCATGGATCAAAACAACGCTCAGAATTCAACCAAACCTTATACGCAATTTTATATTCTTCCATTGCGCGCTCATAGTTCAGTCTGTCGTGTTCTGTCATATAATATTCGACAGTATAGTGATTTTTAAGACGTGCGATACGACGGTTGATGTATTCTTCTTTGGTTTCTTTAATTTTTGATTTGCGATAAGTTCTCGCCATTTTCTTCTCCTTCTAAGGTTGTTGTTGCCTTAGAAGTCGTCGTAATTCATCCAATGTTTTACCATGTTTCCTATCCTTTGTATAGTCTTTATTATAAATGCAACCTACACAAAGTCAACACCTTTTATCCCGTAACCGATCATCTCTTTCTCACGGCGCTCCCAGCTTCGTTTAATTGCCCTAGCATCCTCAAGAGCGTTATGCGGAATAGCACTTGTTTCTGCCGATAACTCCCTATCTATTTGCATAGTCATTTTCGGAGGTGTGTTGATTGCTCTTCCTGGGCCTGTAACAAGAGACATGCAGAAATATTTAATGTCGTCAGGCCAATCGGCGATAATATGGACTTCTTTCCATTGATTCAGGAAGTGCCAAAGTCTATTAGTGAACAAATCTTTAATGATGGGGTCTTTGTTCAAAATCGGGACGACGTTTTTCGACACCCAAGGGCCATAATTGTAATTATTCTCTAGATTCAGCACCTCATAAAACTCTTGCCCATTTTCTGCAACAAGAGCCATCGAAATAAGATCGCCACCAAACTCGTTGAATTCGCAGTCATTGAAAAGTTTAGTCATAATGTTATCCTTTATTATTATGGTAATTTTCGTATGTTTTGATTAAAGACAATACCAACTCCAAGTCCATCGACACATTTTTATTAAAAAAGCCCGACCTATCTTTAATAAAATTGCACCAACGTCTATCATTGTAATATTTTAAATTCATTACGAATGTCGCAGCATACATTTTTCTCATTTGGCCAGACATCGAAGCGGCTTTTACCATCAATTCTTCGCTAGAGAAGATATACAGTGTATTATTTTCAATTAGAGTGTGCATCACGATCCTTCCATATTGATTGTTTTTTCGGTTCTTTTATAAAGTTGCGTCCAAGCACAGCCGTACGCCGGACAAATCTCAACATACTCCGGCAATAGGTTTTTATCCTCTTCGCCTAACCCACCTGCCAGAAAATATTGGCCGGTCATTTCGGGAGTAGCGTGAGCGTAACGATCCCGCTCTCGTTTATAGATATCAAGAGCCCTCTCTAGCTGCTCGATGTGTTCCAGCGCATCTTCGATCATGCCTCCATAATCCCACAATGCAGACCGAAAATCGTTTTTGTAGTCCTTAACGGCTTGACGCATATTATCTTTATTAATCAAAGCCCATGCCCTTCTGTTGGTATGATTAGATCTCGCAATTCTTTTTGTAGGTCTTTTCGACCCATATTGTAGAAATGCTCAATAATATCCGCACAGCGATTGGCATTTTCCCGATTAGCACATGCAATCTTCCAATAAATGGTCATAGCATACCAAACTCCATCAATCTCTTTAACCTCAATTTTCATCATTGTAAACATCCCATGATATCTTAGTTATTCTAAACACAATATAGTATATCACGTCGGTGATGTCAACGTATTACTTTACCATGAAACCCATTCGAGGCTTTAGTAGAAACCCGTCTGCGTCATCGTATGAGTCGATATACTGATATCCTTCTTGGGTATAATGGTCGACATCGGTGTCTCCCCAAACCGGAATAATCTCGTCGTAATCTGGGTCGGGAGTGCCCCTTAGATGGACCTCGATAATTTTATCTCCTTTGAACTCAACGTTGATTATATCAACATCTAACAAAGCATCCATAATAGGCGGTAATTTGATGGTTAGGTTACTTCGTCGCCATCGACTAAACTTCGTTAAGTCTGTAGAGCTATTGAACCCTCGAAAACACGATTCTTGTTCCCACCGACCTTTTTCTTGACGATACGTTATGCTGTAGTGATCACCACTAAAGAACTCCTGCCAAAAATATCCGGGAGGTACTTGAGTACAATCGTTTGCTCGAATATATCTATATCTAGACCCGACACCCATTCCGGAAAGGTTGTATATCGGCCGAACAATATATTTCTGAGATACCTTAGGAGCCACCCCACAAGGGCCACATAAGTGCCCTAATTTTTCAGATAACCATAATTTATCGAACCATAACCTATGATGAGGATACAAAGCCCACGCATCAGAATCATCCATAGTAGCTCCCAAATAAAGAGGAGACTGCTTTGCCTCCTCTTGTATTTAGCGACATTAAACGTTATTCACCTAGAGGTTTGAAACCATCTAACTTTTCTGTCCGAGGAGCAGGCGTTTCAATAACAATCTCCTGGTTGTTGTTTTGGTATTGTTTTAGTTCTCGATTAATAGGAACATCAATAGTTACTTTTGGCCGCATAACAGATCCGGCAAAAATACCGAAGAATATAATCAAAGCAAAAACAATCAGTTCCCATTTGATATTGAGTGTTTTGTCTTCACCACTTTTAACGAAAGCCGAAACTTTAGTCCAAATTCGATAACCAACCAAAACCACAAAAGCAATTCCGACTAGGTTAACCAGGGCGAACAAAGTCGCCCCCGTCATAAAATCAACGCCCATTATTTAGCACCTTCTTTAAGAACACGGTTAGTAAGAGCAGTTCGTCCGGCTTCGCTCCCCATCATATCTACAGGGAAGAAAATGGTGTTTTGGTTCTCTGCCATTTTCTTCAGCACTTCCAGTTCCATGTAACGAAGTACTTCGGGGGTTACGCCATCAGCCAAGATACGATTCTGTTCTGCAATAGTTTGTGCCGCTAGCAGGTCAGCCTCACGTTCTGCGCGGGTCACTTCTAGGCGAGCCTGTGCTTTACGAATATCGACCTGAGCTTCGGCTTCTGCACGTTCGACCTCAATTTTCTTCGACATAGTGGCTTCGCGAGCTTCTGTCACTACGCTGGGGTAAACGATATTGGCAAGGCCAAACTGTTTGATTTCAAGCGGGGTCTTTTCAAGTGCCTTCGACACTTCCTGGCGAAGTCGCTCCGAAACGGCATTCTGGTTATTGGCAATTTCTGCAATGGAGTATTCTGACAATGTTGAGCGAACAACATTACGAACAACAGCTTGACCATATGTGGTATAGATCATTTGTAGGGTTGCGCCATAGTTCCCGCTTTCCAGACGAACAGGCACTACCCGATCAAAAACTGATAGAATTTGGGCTTTATCTTGAGACATCGCCAGAGTGAATCGCACATCTACACCGAGGTCAAGGTTATCTTTTGGCATCAACACTTTCATGTCCTCTTTCATGCCAATATCGCCAGCTTCAATCACAACTAGTTTATCACACTGAGTAAAACATGCTGGGAGACGGAATCGGCTCGGAGGAATGATATCGCCCTGATAACCATTTGCTCCCAGTACCATGCCAACACTTGCAGGCGGAATTTCTACTTTCTCACCAATACAACCCGATAGAGTCGAAGCGAGCAGTAGTCCACCAAAGATTTTAGCCACACTTTTCATATTTTTATCCTTTCATAATTCATTACACGGTTGCGGTAGCAACCATTATTCTTGATCGGACCAGTCCTGCTCGATCGCATTTTCGATAGCAATGGCGACATACTCATTAAAAGTAATATCCATTCGATGAGCGATAGTCATCGCATTTAGAGCTTCTTGTTTATTCAACGACATCGGAATCGCCACTCGCGTATCGTAAGGTTCACCATTCGAAATAGCAGATGCTTTTTCTAGGTAATCTTCGCCACAAGACAGAATAGTATATTCTACATCATCATATGCGATATAAGGTCGCAGTGCTTTCGACGATGCCTCTTTCTCATATTCTTTCCTGTAGTCTTCGTTGATTAACATATAGTTGTTGGTGTCATCTGATACTTGGGCACAATAAACTTCTTGCGTCTCCGTATCGTAAACTACACTCATATACCTATCAGGCTCAGAGTAAAAATCCAGATACCTGGCGTTCGGTCCGAAACACGACCAACCGTAAGTTTCTCCACCACAAACATGATAATTTGCAGCCTCCATGGCTTCTGATAGTGTAATCATCTTCATTCTAAACTCCTTTATTTGCGCACCAATAGATCTACCTCAGACCTTGTAATACTCTTCTTCGAGATACACACCGATACCTTTTGTAACTAGCATCGAAGTAGTATGTTCTTCGCCTTCGCTGTCTTCAATAACCAATTCATACATGGCCGGAAAATGCTTCGAGGCTGGGGTTACTTTATAATCCACAACCATACCTTCTTCGATGGGGTGATATGCTCCCCAATTCATCACAACTTTTGTACCGAGAGAAAAATTAAAAATGTTATCTGCAGTGATCTTTGTGTGTGTCATGTTACTCTCCTTGTTAACTTATAGCTAACACATCACATGACCCGTGTCAACACAATTTCTCAAGTTTGCCTTCATTGTGCATGATAATCATAGTCGAATCGCGAACCCAACGTTCTTTGCCGCGGCCTTTATCTCGACACAAATAGTCCATATTAGTCGCGACAGTGTGGCTGTTTTGATTGATGCTTTTGCGCTCATCTAGAATATCATAGACATTACCGTCAAAATCCTCGATAACATCACCCACACAGACGTAAAACCTATTTTTAGACATAATATGTACCTTTCATCATGGGTTGTCTCTGACGACAACATCAACGCCTTTATTTGATCTTTCGAACAATTTCCAATAAAACATGAATGATTTTGGGTAGTTCGTCGGGTTTGGAACACCTTTACCTTCGTATTGCTTAACAAACTTTTCTATATCTTCGTCACTAGGCATTTCTGTCATTTTAATATCTCGCAAATCAAGGAGTAATTATCATAGTCTTTATTGCTTCAAGAAAATCTTCGTAAGATTCGCAATATTCTACACCAATTTCTTTACAGAACATAACAACATTACCATAACGATAAAATTCTTTAGGGCAACAAACAATGACGTTATATGGGTCGATTGTGCCCATCATACCCAATTCCATTAGAGTGATAGGCGATTTCGTCTCTGGAGAGAAGTAATATACACATATATCAGAATGGCGCAACTGACCTTTCAATTCCCAATCTACTTGCTCGTGGAATTTAGTGCCTTTGGTGGGATCTTGCACCCACGAGGAATCCCAGTCATCTCTGCGTGGATTGATGAGCATGATTTTATCCGAGTATTCTGACAGGTCATTAGCTAGACGAGACTGCCAGTCTTCGGCTTTGCCCATCTCAATACTGCCACCCAAAAATATAGATAGCCTATCGTCTTGTTTAATCTCAACAGGAGGTTTTACTACATAATTTCCCATAATCTTTTCTCACCTTTCTAGCAATAGTTTTGTGGATGCCGGGATTAACAGTCAAAACTTTTGGCATCATTTCGTGTCTAATAAAATTTCGAGTATATTTTGTATCTTTGTTGCTCTCGTCCTCTACCCACGGCACATCATTTCGTTTGGCCCAAGAAACAAATTCAGACTTTTTATTGACCCTAAAGGGCCTAATAACGTTACGGTTATTGTAAGGAATGATCTTGCCGTTTCCATTCAAAGAGCTCCAAACCCAAGTCTCGACACAATCGTCAAGGTGGTGGCATGTTACAACGGGCTCGTCGCGGTTAAGGAAAAACTTATATCGACAATTACGCCAATATTCCTCTTGACTCTGATCTTTAGGAACAGAAGTATCTTTAATGCGTTCTGATATTAATTCTACGCCGTTAGCTGAAGAATACGATTTAAGGAATTGGTATGCTTTTTCGCTGGTTTCTGTGCCGTGATGAAAAAACAACAAAGTCACATTATGATTTCGTTTTAGGAAGTCGACGACGGCCATACTATCGACACCCCCGCTACATGCTACACTAACTTTACGCGGCAATTTACCCTGCATGACAATCATATAAAAGCCTCTTATTCATGTTGTATGTATCTAACACAAATAAGAGGCTAAGTCAACCTATTCTTCTCTCTTGTCGATTTTTTCTTCTTTCGGATCGTTACCAAAAGCAGCTTTAGGATCATTAGGATCAAAACCATCATCGGAAGGTGTTACCACTTTAATTGATTTTGTTTCCTTAGACTCTTTCAATTCAATCCATTCTTTAAAGTTCAATGTAGACACCTTCTCTTTTGTGCTAGGATCATATAAGTATAAAGGAGTCGTAGCAAAAGTGCCGCCCATAACTATAAACTCTTTTTTGCCTTTCAGATCTTGTTCGTTGGGCCAAGTTTCATAAAACGATTCGTAAGAGCCAAATATGTGCTGTATAGGCACTTCAGCATAAAGTATTGTACCTTCATTATCAGCATCGGACATCATTTTAGCGAATTTTTTAGCCGTAGATACTACAGATGTCCAAGACTCTAAAGAACCAGGAGTATAAGTACCTACGTCTTTCTGGCCGATTCCTCTATATAACTTGATTTTGGCAGTCTCGTACTTTTTATTCATTTTATTCTTATAGAAAGATTGTGTTTTTCCGTAGATACTTTCGAAATTGCCAGCGATCTTATCGGCCATAATATCATATGCTTTGCTTACGTTTTCTTTTGAAAAATCCTCACTCGACGAGTTCCAAAATTCGCCCAATTCTGCATTAACTCCTACCTCACTAGCATATCTATGCGCCAATGTCTGCACAACATTACCGCCAGAAATAGTCCAGCCGGAAACCATCATTGTCTCAAAATATTCGAGATCATCAGAAATAACATAATCTTTTAGATGTTCGGGCAATACCTTTTGTATCTCTAGGTATTCTTCAGGCGGTAATTCTTTTGCTTGTCGTATTAAAGATTGCAAATAATGATTAGCAGGAACGTCTTCGAAGGTATAATTCTTGCCTCTAATCATTCGCTTACCGTCAATCGATTCTTCAAATTTGTACATCTCAGATGTCTCCAGCGTATCAGATGAAGCTAGGGCGTCTAAAATAGCCTGTTTCGTGTCTTCTATGCCACTAACAAAAGATGAACTATTCAATTCTAGATTTTTATGCTTATACCCCTTAGGATCCATTTCTTTCATAGCATTAACTATATCTGTAGCAGATACACCATACCTGTCAATAAACGTTTTGTTTATATTGTCTACATTCAAAGCCATTTCCACAACATAATCTGAAGGCAACTTCTTTTCGATTATGTCTTGCACATCTTTCTTAACATCTATATAATTACCTGTAGCTTTTTTTATAGCATCACTTAAATACGCATAGTCGCTTCCCCACATTATATCATCAGTGTAGACACCTTTTATTTTATACATCAAAGAATATATAAGTTTAGGGAAATCCATATATATTTCGCCACCCGAGGCTATAAGAGACGATATGTCGTCGGGCCCGTACACCGGCACATCCGTAAAAATTTCTTTGCTATGATAGAAAGAGGTAATGCCAGACAAAATCGCCAGACGCTTGACTTTGTTTTCTATTTCCTGTTGAGATAGTTTTTTACGTATATCTTTCCCGCCCATACTATAAACTACAGACTTCTTATCTATAACAACATCTGTTTCGCTTTTTTGTTTAGTGTTTGTTTCGAAATCGATTTCCGAATCTGCTGAAGCAGTCGAAGATACTGAAGAGATAGCATCTTGAGGACTCCTATCCGAAGATGTATCGGTCATATGTTCCGTGTGTTTTTTAGACGCGATGCCCGCAACGTCACCTAATTCGGTCATAACATCAATGTCCGATTTATCTAACTCTTGAAATACTGCCGAAAATTGTTTGGATTTTTTCCAAACAAAAATGCAAGAAAAACCATCCTCTTTCATCTCGGTGTATTTATCCGCCACATTAAATCTTGCCCTGAGCCTCTTACTCAAGATGCGTATCATCCTATCACCAAGAATATCAAATGCTTTTTGCGGCACGTTGACCTCAAAACCATCTATCCTGCCCTTAACCTTTTTTGTCGGATTTTCTAAAGCTGTCTCTACCGCACGCATAACAGTAGCTAAATACTTCCTAATGTTTGGCACACTTTCGATTTTCGAAACAATCTTTTTGCCTCTTTTAACCCCAAAGACAATTCTAGAAGTTTTTGGTCCATTTTGGCCCTTAACGAATCTAACGGCGTGTTCTTGCCCATTCTCAACATCAAAAGACCAATGGTCAAATATATGAGATATTTTGGATTCTTGTCGTTGTATTGGATATATTTCATCCAAAGATTCATCTAAGTGTTTCATGGTGTCTCCTGTTTTTTTTTTATTTATAATTTTTCTACAGCGATGCCCCTCAATATAAGAAAATTCAGACCTTTAGTGTTCTTAAAATCTTCTCGGTAAAAAACCTTAGTTATTCCCGCTCCGTCAATTAATTTAGCACATTCAATACAAGGCGCATGGGTGACATACATGGTAGAACCATAGGCAGATTCTACAGATCTAGCCAACTTAGTAATACAATTAGCCTCGGCATGTACGACTTCCGGCTTAGTTTTGTGGTCATCATCTTCGCATTCGTTACCCCACCCGTTAGGTGTTCCGTTATATCCTATAGATATGATTCTGTCTTCTTTGACTACTATCGCACCCACCTTGAGCTTTTTAGCCGAAGACAGAGACCCAAAAGTCTCTGCCGTTTTCATGTATGCTTCATCCCACTTATTCAAAGTTCAAAACCTTTGAACGAGTTTTTACTAACATCGCTTTTCAGCCCGCCTATTCGATAAGATGTGATGTTGGTTTCTTGTGCTGCCGGTTGCATTTCCTTGCCGCCGATCCATTTCAAGGTCCAAGGTAGCGGGTTCTGTGTTATCTCTATGTCTGAAGGTAGACCCACAACTTTCATACGCTGTTTTGCTATATAATCAACATATTCGCACAGTATGTTTTCATTTAGACCAACCATAGAGCCATCTTTGAATAGGTACTTAGCCCAATCTTTTTCTTGATCTATAGCAGCGTTAAACAACTCTATGCACTCTTGTTCAGTTTCTTTGGCGATCTCTGCAAATTCGGGATCTGTACGGACAAGTTCTCTTAGCATATATTGCGTAGACGCTAGGTGCAAATTCTCATCCCTTGCGATCAACTTGATGATTTTCGCATTGCCTTCCATCAATTTACGTTCGGCAAAATTCCAAGAACACGCAAACGAAACATAAAAGCGCACGCCTTCTAAGATGTTAACAGACATGAGACATTTCCATAGAAGTTCTTTATGTTTTCGCAATGTCCGACCGTCTTCGTAACCGTACAAAGAAACTAGCTTATTAAAATCGTCCAGTTCGTTGTAATACTTAGAAACGTCTACAGAACAATCGACAATCTCTTGAATTTCGGGCATACGGCCAAACACTTCGTCGGGATTCGAAAACACATTCCGTATGATATACGTATACGAATAAGAATGAATTGTTTCGCTAAATGCCCATGTCTGAGTCCAAATCTCCGCTTCGGGTACAGAAGTAATCGGACTAAAGACTTCGGAAGGGGCTCTACCCTGAATACTATCTAGTAGGGTCTGCCTTAGTAGGTTCGAAATGAATATGTGCTGTTCGTGCTCGTTTAGTTTCCTGAAATCAACCTTATCTTTGTTAATATCGTTGATTTCTTCGGGGACCCAAAAGAATCCTCGCTGTTGTTTAACAATCCTATCCAAGGTCGGGTATTGTATCTGATCGTACCGTGCAATATCCACAGAACCATCGAGGAACATCTTCCGTCCTTTATAATCTACATTTAAAGCCATAATAATCCTTTCACGTTAAAGTACACAAGAATCGCAATATTCTTCAGATTCTTCTTCTTCGGTTAGTGGCGCTTGTTCTTCGTCTTTAAATTCGACTTCGCCACTCATATCAAATGTGTTGTTGTAATATAGTGTCTTTAGGCCCATCTTACAAGCATAAATTATGTCTCCCAATATGTCTGTTAGTGGTATATTACCGTCTTCATAAAACTCTGGATTATAAGAAGTATTTACCGATATGGACTGGTCTACAAATTTTTGCATTACAGCCATAATATTCAAATATCCTCTTGGGCTTTCCTGATCCCAAAGCAGATCATACTTGTTCTTCAGTCTGTGTATTTCGGGAACTACTTGCTTCATAACACCGTCTTTTGATCCTTTAACAGAGATCAACCCACGCGGTGGTTCTACACCATTCGTGGCATTAACCAACTGACTCGAGGTTTCCACGGGCATGAAGCTAAGAACTGTAGCGTTTCTCATACCTTCTTTAGTCAAAAGCCTCAATTCTTCCCAGTCCAGTTCATATTCCGCCGCCGCGATTTCGTCGACAGCATCACGGTAAGTATCTATCGGAAGAATACCTTTAGCCCACTTTGTCGTATCGAAAGCTTCAAAGGAACCTCGCTCTTTTGCTAACTCTGCAGATGCTTTTATAGAGTAGTATCCCATAGCTTCCATATAAGGGTGCATAAACGCCGGTGCTTCAGAGTCGGTATATTTGTATCCGTTTTTAGCCAAGAAATAAGCCAAGTTAGACATGCCTATACCTATATTCCGGAACATACGAGTCGAGTTCTCCGAAGCAGGTAAAAGGTACGTCTGATAAGTTAACACGTTATCAATGAACCGCACCATAACTCTAGAAAGCTTCTCAAAGTCGGAAGGCTGTTTAATATTGCCCATATTGAATGCGGCTAATGTACATAGAGATACCATACCGTCAGAATCAAACACAGACTCCATGGGTTTTGTTGTTTGTACAACTTCCGCACACAAGTTCGACATGACAACAAGGTTGTCTTCACCTAACATGCCTTGCTCGTTAGTATTGTCTACGAACTGTATATAAATTCTGCCCGTTTCGACTCGCTCTTGAGCCAAGTGACCAAAAGCATCCATCGCGCTGATTGTCTTTTTCCTAATGGATTTATCTTTTTCGTATTTCACATAAAGCTCAGCAAACTTCTTTTGGTCTGCGAAGAAAGCGTCATATAGTCCAGGCACATCGCTAGGTGAGAATAAAGTTATGTCCTCACCGTTAATGAGACGCTGTATCAAAAATCTATTTAGCTGCACGCCATAGTCTACAGAACGGACTCTCGAATCTTCGGTACCTTTGTTATTTTTCAGGACGATGAGATCTTCGTATTCATAATGCCACATAGGGTAATAGAATGTTCCGCTGGAATTTCTCAAACCGCCTTGGTTACAGCTTTTCAATGCAGAATTGAAATATTTGATGAAAGGCACAATACCCGTATGAGTTGCTTCTCCGTTTCTTATGGGGGAACCAACAGCACGAATGCGTCCAATATTCAAACCTATACCGGCGCGGTTCGCAGCATATTTAACTATGGCAGATGCGGCAGCATTGATAGAATCCAAAGAGTCGCCCGAGTCAATAAGAGTGCAGGAAGAGAACTGCTTTACTTTAGTACGCAAACCGGCCATGATCGGTGTAGGTAGAGTAAAGTCAAACTTAGACAAATGGTTATACACTTGTTTTATTGTTTTGAGACGACTTTCTTTTTCTTCTACTAGACACCCGCTTGCCGCGATCAGCATATAAGCGACTTGAGGTGTTTCGTAATAATGGTTACTTATCTTATTCTTTACTAGGTATTTGGTTTTGAACTGCACCATGCCAGCATAAGAGATGTAATTGTCACGATCATGATTTATAACACCTTCCATAAAAGACCAATCAGAATCGTTATATTCGGTTAAAAGATCCGGATTGTAAAAACCGTCTTTCACGCCCCGCTCAACTATCTCTTTCAACGTATCTGGCTCATATTTTCCGTAGGCTCTTTTCCTGAGATCAAAATTTATCAATTTGGCCGCAACGTATTGGTAATTAGGTGTGTCTTCAGATATTAGTTCCGACGCCGAACTAATAAGTGTTTCGTGGATGTCTTCTGTTGTTATGCCGTCATAGAATTGGATATGAGATTTTAATTCCACCTGAGAAACAGATACTCCCGTTATGCCTTCGCATGACCACCCAACAACCTTGTGTATTTTGTTTAGATCCAGTGGTTCTTTACTACCATCTCTTTTTATTACGTTTATCATCAATACCTCTTTAGAATAAGAAAAGAACAGGCACAGAAGCTCTGTTCTTTTTTTGTTTTTTTAGACCGCCATCGGTGCTTTAATTGAATCTATCGGGTCGTAACTTTCTAGGATGAAATCGCCTACGGACAAGTTACTCACCGCTTGTTTATTTATCGAATTTATTTTAGGCATTACCAATTTAGGCAGTGCCTTTGGTTTTCTTTTTAATTTTATTTAAAAAAGGAGGACCTAGAAACTATACTGCGAAGGGGATTTTTATAGTAGGATAAGGGTCGTATCCGATTAGTTTATAGTCGCTAGGAGTCGTATCAAAAACTTCTTCTAATGTCGTGAATGTTGGCATTTGAAGAGTAGGCAGCGACTTCGGTTTTCTTTCAAGTTGCTTTTCAACGAACGGAATTTGATTCTGGTATATGTGCGCATCCCCTATGGTATGGACAAAGTCGCCTACTTCAAGCCCACATAGTTGCGCAAATATGTGCGTTAACAGCGAATATGATGCAATATTGAACGGAATTCCCAAAGGCAAATCCGCCGATCTTTGGTATAACTGACAACTCAACTTGCCGTTATATACACGGAATTGGGCGAGAGTATGACAGGGCGGCAATGCCATTTCGTCCAGCTGGTTAGGGTTCCATGCTGATAAGATAAGTCGTCTCGAATCTGGATTGGTTCGTATTTCATTGGCAAGCCATTCGAGCTGGTCTGTTCCGCTGTATGATCCGAAGCCGTCGAAGTTGCGCCACTGCGCGCCGTAGACTGGGCCGAGTCCTTTATACATATCGTGGTTTTCGTATCCGAGTTCTTTGCCTTGCTTATCAGCATTTGCTGTCCAAATAGTATTCTTTCCCACAAGGGCTTCTCTAGGCTTTCCATATGTAATTTCAGCCAATCTTCGTTCATCTGTGCTTCCTTCAATAAACCAGATAAGTTCTCCGACGACTGATTTCCATGCAAGTCTTTTTGTTGTGACTGCAGGAAAGCCATCTTGCAAGTTAAATCGCATTTGGTATCCAAAGACTGATTTAGTTCCCACACCGGTCCGGTCATCTACAAACTCCCCATTTTCTTTAACGAATCTCAAAGCATCTAAATACTGTTTCATTTACGTGTCCACTTCTCAATATGTAACCCTTCTCCAAACATGTTCTCAGATAATACAAACTGTGACTTTATATCTGAAGATGGCAGAAACACATCGCAACCATACTCGTATTCTATACGACTTAACCAAATCTCATCAATTATGTCTAATGCAGTAGAGAAAAGTTTAGCGCCACCTATGACCCACAAGTCCCTTGTTTCGTGACCTTTCACTACAGACATGCGAGACTTGAATATGTCAGACTTGACAACCTCGCAATCATTTCTTGGGCTCATGGTATCAGAAACGACCATGTTCGTCCTACCTTTAAGAGGTTTTGATGGCAAGCTATCCCATGTGTTTCTTCCCATAACAACGATGCCATTATATGTGCATTCTTTAAACCATTTAAGATCCGCACTGTTATGAGGCCAAGGGAGTTTATTATCTTTACCTATACCCCAACCGTCGTCGCAAGCTAAAATCGCTCTTATCATTCAAAATTCCCATTCTTTTAGTGCACAAGCACTTACTTCTTTTACTATCTTATCCACGTCGCAACTATAAAGCCCACTACTCGAAAAACTATTGAATTCTCCAATGCTAGGCGCACCTAGAGCGTCCAGAAATATATCTACAACGTAACATGTATCCATCTGCCAAGGGTGTTGAGCGACTTTCTCTGCCATTTTCAGAGCATCGCTGTTTACGTCAATACGAATATCCAACACTCCGTCATATCTATATTGGGAGCCAGTTACGACTTTTTTGTCGCAAATGACAAATCTATATTCTCCAAGTATTTGTTTTTCTTTAGCTACAAGACACAATTCGTCATAAAAAACAGGTTCTGTCTGTGCCCTAGAGGATAATTCAAATTCTAAATCTTCGATGTTGACGTTAAATCCGGTGAAACTTTTGAACCCCGAATCTGGTCTTATGAATAGTCTGTCACCGTACACCTTATTTATAAAGTCGATCTTAGACATTATTTGCCCAAACGGAAGATAGATAGATTCACTATTAAAGAACCATTCTATAGGCAATTTGGACATATATTGAGTTGTGTTTGGGTTTTCGTACCCAAAAGGACCAGGCAAAAATCCTTTGTCATTATTTTTAACGAATTGGATAGGACCATACATGACGACACATTCATCTACGCCATATGGTATGTCTTTGTATTTTCGAGATACTGTATCATATTCACTCTGAAAATACTCTATGCCTGCTCTATCAAGAGCGTCTGTTATTTTAAGAAAGCCTGGTCTATCAAAAACTCCAGTGCTTACTGCCCATTTGACTTCCATAATACCTCATTTGATTTTTGCTCTTGTTACTACGGTCTGCTTGATTCCTCTATATTCGTTATGGTCTTTAACAGTAAAATCGAGGTTAACTTCATCGCCGACACTAACATCTTTCTTGCCAGTAAACCAAACCAACACATCGTCCTCACGGGTAACGAAGTTGTACACATACCGTTCGCCAAATTCCGAAGTACCCAAATAAATCTCTTTACTTACAGTAACTCCCAACCCACGGATGCGCTGCTTAATTTCTCCTACGTATTCGGACCGCGAACTTTCCGATTCTGCCTTAACAGTTTTCTCTTCAATGAGAACCGACACCGCACTACACAGAAGACCCAGATTCTTTTCCTGCACCATGTCTTGTTTGATAAGAACACGGAGGTTCTCCATATAATTGTTTTCTTCTCCTTTGGAGTTACGGAAACGAGCAACGACTTCTTCTGCCAAGTCCATGTCCTCGTCGTCGACTTTCATATCATAACCCTTAACATGGTTCATGCTATTAAGTACACAATCCGCGGTCGAAATAGTGCCAGTGTCGCGCATCTTGGCTTTCGAAACCCAGCCGTCTTTGCGAATAAACGCCGAGGTCAATGCTAGTGCGTCCTCAACATAAATGGCTGATTTGGCGAAGCCTTCGCATTCTTCGTCGATATCTCGCTTAACACTCTCAAAAAACTGGGCTCGAGACACAATAGCTTTTGGGTCATCGGCACCAATAAAATCTCTGAGACACTGCCGACCTACTGCGATCTGTTCTTCGCCATTATCGAAAACATAAACATCGTTACGCTTACGCAATTTCTTACAGTGTTCGCAGTTACCATTATGTGTACGAAACCGACCGTCAATTTCTACCGACTTGGTGGGTACCTCATGTACAAGATTTTCGTCACCCAGCAGCTCTACACGAGCAATAAGTGACCAGCCTTCCTGATAAACAGGCGCCTCTCCGGTTACTTCCACGTCTACTAGCTCTACCGTTCTCTCTATCCCGTGAACGTCTTTCATTTCTGAAAAGTAAGGGTCCGAGAACGTAATATTGATATCTTCGTTACCGTATTTTTTCGCTTTCTTGGCGAGTTTAAAAATACGAAACTCGACTGCCTTTTTACGCGCTGCTGGGATAGTGTAAAACATGTTACGTCTCCTTTTGTAACACGGTTTTAACATTGACACACTACGGCGTCAACACCTTTTCCAAGCCGCAAGACGTAATTCTGCATTGAGGCCAGAATGAGTATTCTCTTTAATTATGTCTTCGACGTTACGATACCCATTCAACCACATATCGTTAATATCTTTTTGTTCTATGTGTTTTGGCCAGATACAAACAGCATAGCCGGCACGGATATTCTTCAACATTCGAGAGCAAATTTCCTTGTTTCTGGGCTCATTATCGTAAACTAATATGGCATTGTCTTTATTGATAGAATCCAGAGCACTACCGTCAGCGCCCGCCATAGCAATGGCATTACTCAAGAATAGGCTATCTATTGCACCTTCTACGACCATATATGGCTTATTAAAGTCGACGACGTCCAAACCAAAAACCTTCGGATGAGAGTCACTCATCATAATGCTCATATATCTCAGACCTTTGGGATCAAACCCCCTCGCAGCCATACCGAAGAATTTTTTGTTTTTGTCTAGGAAAGGCATAATGAGTCGAGGCTCATCTTTAACGATTTTTGGAAACTTGTTTGGTATCATAGTATTGACCCAATTCCTAAACTTGGGCGCATAGTATAACCTATAGTGCTGGTTTGCAGGGATTTGTCTTTCTAAGATATACTTCTTAACAGGATGATCGTGCTTCAGCTGGCTAATCTTCTTAATCTTAGACAAGGGAGACTTATCGAAGACGGGCGCTTCATATTTAGGTTTTTCTTTTACGGGTTTAGTTAGTGTTTCTCTCTTATTTTTGAAGAAAGATTCCGACACATATTCGTCAAAGAGAGAAGGGTCTTGTTGTTTCAAGAAGTTGCGAAACCCCATAGACGCACCACAGTTATGGCAATAGAAGACCATCCCTTGGTCTCTGGTCGATTCGAGCAACCATCCTCTAGCTTTAGTTTTGTTTTTACTGGAGTCACCACATACAGGGCACCTAAAATTGGCCCTGTATGGTGACGTCTGTACAACTTTGTATCTATCGAGCCTAGTAGATAGAAAAGATGCATATTTCACATCAAGGTAGCTCATAATAATCCTTAGTGGTTAAATTCGATGTCAAACACACTAAACGTTTTCTGCTAGTGTGTCAACACCTTACCCTCCGAAAAGCATAGTCAGTATGGGAGTTTTTCCTATAATAAAACCAACCACAAAAGCAGCACCAAACAGATAGTTGAAAAGATTGTCGTGACGGTTTATTTTCTTTTCTAGAATTTCCTGCTTATCGCTAAAGGACTTATTCATTTCGCGTATATTATCTAACAACTCGTCGTTTCTTTTGTCTATATACTGAATAAATTCCTTCTGGAGGCGTGCATTTGTTTCTTCAAGTGCCAATACTTCTGTCTCTAACTTGTTCATTCGTACATTGTCCGTAGACAACATATTCTCCTGAACCGCCAATGTTTTGCTTATGTTTGTTATGATCTTAAGATTTTCGCTTAGGTTCTTGAGATCATTTTTTATTAAAGCTACGTCTGTTTTTATCTCGTTAAATTCCTCGTTCGATGTCATCGAATTTTCCCTCTGCTTTTATACGTTCTACTTTTTCTTGGCCGCGTGTAAAAGCACTTGCACCTATTATGCCGCCCATCGCAGCATGAAACAAGCCACCGGATGTGGCTGTGAGGGGCACCCATTGTGAAACAACATCACCAGAAGCTATCCATTGAAGGATACTCCACATTATCGGCGCTACCATAAAATCGAATATGATTATCATAACGTAAACAACAGCGACCATTGGTCTCCAATGGGACTGTATCCAACTTTCTTTATCTCGTCTCATATACGTATTTATAAAAGAAGAAGTGGCGGTCCATAAAAAACCGCCACTTCTTCTAACTGCTTCTGCGAAATTAACGGAGTGTTATTCCGTGTTGTTCTAGAAATATTAGACCATACTCATAATTTTATCGACCTGCTCTGGTTCTAGAACCACCATTTCCTGGCCACCGGGTGATGTCCTATCAGTCAAAACCACAGCACCGTCACCATCTATGCTCATTTTTATTCCGCTGCCAAGATTTTCACCCTTTACAGATTTTTTTGACTTCACCATCGAAGACATTTTTTCAACCTGCTCTGGTTCCAAAACTACCATCTGGCGCCCACCAGGTGCTGTTCTATCGGAAATAACAGCACCGCCGTCCTCAATAGTTACCTTTATACCTCTACCGAGATCCTTTACAATCTTACCATTACGCATTTCATCAAGCTGGTCAGCTTCCATTTCTTCTTCGTCAGCTTCCATTTCTTCTCTTTTTGCTTCTAAAGCTAAAACAACCCTAGAACGGATTTCCTCTTCTACGAGTTTTTTAAATGCGATAGGGTTTTCGCTTACTGCTTCTGTTAGGATTTTATCCACAGACATGTTAATTCTCCTTATTTGTATGAACGTCTATACGTATTTATAACTTCTTGTTGTTTGGCTATGTACGACCTAAGGTCATTCAAATTATATGAAATATTCTCATATTGATCTTTAGTTAAAGCGAACACAACAGGGTCTTTACCTGTGTTACGAATCTCTGCAAAGACCGTATCGCTGTTTTTATCTGTTATCACTTTCCACTGTACTGGCTTGAGATTTACAGGCTCTATAGAAGGAATTATAGGTGCGGGTTTCTCTATTAATTCTTTTCTTACTACTATTTTTTCGATAGGTTGTGTCGAACACGCGCTAGTCAACAGTACCGAAAAGCCAAGGACACTCAGAGTTAAACTCTTTAGCATTACTAGCGTTCCTTTCTTTGTTTGTTAAGGGTGCACCTGACATTATCTCAAAACACCTAAGAGCCTTACTGCTGGCATTGTTCACTATATTCTCGACTAAGTTAGGTTTCGAATATGCTAAAGCACCTATGTCGTGCTTCGACAATCTTTCTAGCAACTCATTGTTCTTAGAGCTTATATCTTTGAAATCTCTTTCCAGAGAATCGAAATTTCTACGTATTTCGGCATAAGACTCGTTCATACTTTCGATGGTATTTAAGTTTTCGTTATTGGCGATTTCGAGCGAAGATAAATTTTCTTCAAGGGTAGACTTTTCTTCGACCAGATCATTTATGGTGTTTTGGGTATAGGTAAAGTACACATACGCAGCCGCGCACATGACCGAAACAAGAATTCCTATAATTACCCACTGTCTCAAATCAATCTACCTCTAATTCCTTTACGAATTTTTTGTAAGATTTACGGTTTTTCTTTTTGTATTCTTTTTGTTTTTCGGGAGTAACACCCGGCTCGCCATCAGGGCCGATACCTATGCCTGCTACTTGTCCTGAACCTGCAGACATGGTTATCTCTTCCTTCAACATTTCTAAAGATTCCTCTATTTTTGTGTTGACAAACTTCTCGTTGACTGTATACTCAACATATTGTTGTAATAAATGATAATTTATGTTTATTATTTGTTCGTTTAACAATGTTTTGTTTTTGTTAAACATATTGTGTTCTTTTATCAAATATAATGCGGCAGCGTATGAAGCTAGTCTTGATTTACCGCCGGGTGCCTTTTCGATTAATTTTTTGATATTCAAAATAAGGACGTCGAATAAGCCAAATGCGTCTCTTTCTTTGACTGTTTTGAGTGATTTTCTTGGCTTGAGTATCTCTCCTCTTTCATCTATTATGCCTAAGTCATACGCCTTCCACTTATTAAAAGGTGTGGCCAAGCGCCTAATAAATTGATATAATAGAAATAAGTCTAACATGTTATGCCTTTGCGATTTTTTCTAATCTAACAGATATCCTAATATCTGATTCGACGTTTTTTGATATTATTGTTTTGTTTTCATAATGTATTGCATCTGGCATGTAATTAAGCAACACTATAAATGGTTTCAAGTAGCTGTGGTATTCCTGCATTTGAAAGAATAGCATATTAGTCGCTGCTTGACCAAAACAGTTAAATAAAATTATTAAATGGTTGAGAATCAACCTCTCATTAAGATCGCCTAAAGATTCGTATTTGTTGAACAGTTTTCGAACATACATAAATCTTTTTATGTCTTCTTCAAATTCATCTACACTTGTGCAATGAGGGTTGTCGTAATGGTTCATTGCATATCTAATGAAGGTTGATTCTCTTAGTTCCATTTATTTATGTGACCCTATTAGGAATCAGCAACAACCGCGTCATCGCTACCGTCGACGCCAGCATCGCCAGATGTACCGACCGCAACAGATAGTTCCGCAACACAAACAGCTTTATGGCGAGTATTTGAGCCGCTATCTGTATATGTTTCGTATACCCACCAGCCAGGAGCAGTGAAGCCCTTTGCTTTGTTTGCAGCAACACCTACTTCAGTCGTGTCTACAAAATAAAGGTTATCTGGTGTTTTCTGTAGAGTGTCAGCATCGTTAAGACCAACATCTGTAATATCAACAGCAGTACCCGCAATTGCGTTTGATGTGTTGCTAGCTAATTTGATAGTGTCTTCGTCTACTCTGATAGCGTAGTATAGAGTAGAGTCGGTAAGGCCGACTATTACGTTATTTGCATCGTCGCTAGAATAAGTTACTGGGTCTCCAGTAACTAGGCCATGGTCAGCATAAACTATAGAATCCGACGCCGCAATAACAACCGTATTTGATGTTGCGTCTATAGTTAATGTTGGCGCTAGCCATTTAGGCGCACCCGCAAGGTTATCTGTATTGCCCCAAAGTGACATGAACTTCTCCTTTTGTTATTGTTATGAGTTCTTTTTTATTTATAATATCATAGTTCTTGTATGTATAACGCCAAAGTAGTATCGCCCATAATAAGTCTGTGATACTCCATTGCCTCTACATATAAAACATCGCCTTCTGTAATGTTGATAGGCATAGAATCATCGTATTGGAAATACCAATTGGCGCCATATATGACTTTAATCTTTCTATCTCGACTATCTCTGTGCCAAACAAAATCTTGTTCTTTTGCATTGTTTATGTCGAATATCCTAATCCATGAATTTTCGCATAGCGCAACGTCTGTATAAGGCTTCACCAAAAAAAGTTTCCTCCGGTCGATAGACCCAAAGATTTCGCGTAATACGGCAATCTACAACTCCAATAGCCTGCTTTGGTTTTGTCTTTTTTGTCTTTGCAATTATGCCTCGCGGCAAAGTTTTTCCGAGCCTTGGGGTCGTCTATTTTAATTGCTAGATCTTGCCCGCCATCTTTAGCACCGAACTCTACTTTAATGACTTTACCCGTATCGGGGTTTTTGGTGTACACATAGAACTTTCTAGACCCGCCTCTTTTGGGCGTATCTAAATCTACATCTCTGCCTTTGTATTCTGCTTCGCTTAGAGGAAAATCTAGTGGCACTTCCTTACCTTCGTATATGCCAAAATTTCCTATATCTGTCATCAACAATTCTTCTTCTAGCTCATCGTTAGGAGTATAGTTGCCCTCTTTTAGCATGGTAGATGCTTCTCTGAATAAAGCGTAGTTTGTTTTTGAGTGGGGCCTGAAGACATTTTCGCTAAAAGGTATGCCTTTTTCTATATGGTATTCGATAGCCATTTGTATATTGTGTTCGAAAAAATTCTTCATAATTCTTCAAATCCTCTAGAATCTTTTTTTCCTTCACTGTCTTCAAAATATACAATCTCAAACTCTTTGTCTACTTTGGTAATAGTCACGGATTCTCCGTCTATGACTATCTTATCGCCTTTCTGAAAAGATTCGACGATGGTATGCTGTTTAAAATTTATCATTGTGCACCATATAATTTTGACAATGTTTTAGGGCCCGCAACACCGTCAGCAATTAGGCCATTACTTCTTTGATATTTCTTAACTGCTCTTTTAGTGTTTGGTCCGAATATGCCGTCTGCTCTTAAACCTAGTGCTTTTTGCATCTTAGCGACACTATCTCCACGATCGCCTACACCTAACGTAGGCAAGTTTATAGAATTGACTGCCTCTTTTTCTGAAGAATCACCTTCAAACAAGCCAATAATGATATTATACCAACGCTTTCTTTCGGCTAAACCGTGCCTGCCACCGTTGACTTTTCTCGTCATTTTGGTAACATCCCTTTTATCCGCTAAATCGTTAATGTTGTTCTTATACCAGAACCAACACGCAGACTCCATGGCGCCCTTCTTCGTCCCTAGGTACCCAATCGCTCTTTCTACACTAATGTTTAGGAATTTAGCAAAATCTCTGTAATTGCTTTTCCCTGTGAGTTGTATCACTCCGCGTCCTCTATAACGCCAACCGTCTCCTGAAGAAACACTCCCATTACCTATCCTATTAGCATAAACTAGATTTGCTATCTTTTCGGGTCGTCTCGCATAAGGTTTAGCGTCTCTCCCCGCTTTTTTGAAGTATTTTGCGAATGTTCTGTTTAGGCCGGCTTCGCTATAATTTAGGTTTTCCTCTAACACAGAAAACCCAGCACTTTCATGTAAACACTGAGAGAGGAATCCGGCAATTCTTTCTGGAGTGTCTATTTTATAGATGGGCAGCAATTCTGATATAATGTCAAACCATTCATCTACATCTTTTTTGATTAACTTGCTTAAATCGTTTTTCGTAATCAACTCTCTATCTCCTTATCTATAATTGAAGGATCGTTTTTACTATAAGGTAGTCTCGTATTCGTATCTTTTGAGAAATTATAAACACTACAATCGTTATCTTTAGCTATATCTCGGAATCTATTGTATATGTCTGTAAGGTAGTTTGGGTTCCCTTTTCCGTGCATTTCTGCCATTCTGTCTGGGTCAGGTATACCTCTTTTCTCTATGTCGTAACCCACACCGTATATATGAGTGTGACCCTTACCGTCAGGTGTGTAATTCATGTCAGCGTCCAAGTAACCTATAACTTTCGGGTTTAGATTATCTAAACACCAATATCCCGCACATAAGGTTATCGAGTACCCACACGCAGCATGACCTCCGAACTTATTTAGAGAGCCTGCGTATTTTCTAACTTCGAATTGAGAGTCCTTTATAGATGTTGGTCTTTCCCCGGTAAAATCTCTTGATCTTACCCAATAATCCCAATCCTCACATGCCATCCAGCCGTTGTTTATGGTTACTATTTTCCATCCATTTCCTTTATAGTCATAGTCATTAATTTGCTTAGCACTGAATCCGCTAGCCACTAATAGTAATTTATCTGTATTCATAGCCTAATCTTTCGAAATCCTTCTCGTATAAAGAATATACGATTTGTTTTTGTTTTTCATTTAATTCTGCAAAACCTTCGGACGGGTTTGCTTTCGATATTGGCACACCTAATAATTCTTCTATTCTGTCGGTGTCGTATAAGTCGATAGTTTCGATATTGTTATCGCCTATAAAATATGACTGTGATCTAACATGTATATTGTTCTCAGAGTCTGGTCTCTTTTTAACATACTCGATAAAATCGTCGATCGAATGCCCAGAAAAACCATATATGTTTCTTCTATTTAAAGCATCTTTATACATGCTAACGAAACGATCAAAAGGATGACGCGTAACAGAAAAATTGTAATTGCCATTTTCTAGTGCTTCGTCAGGTGTTATGTAGTTCGCCATTTTTTCACTATGGGCCCACTGTTCAGTGCCGCCAAGGCTTTTGCTCTCTCTGTCTCGTATACTTATTAATGCTAGTTTAACCGACGTATTGCCTGATTTGGTGATTCCCCAGAAATTAAGACCGGACGCATCCCAAGATGATATGTTATACTTCAGTTTTATTTTTTGGGACATAGACAGTATCCATCCTCAATTTCTCTTGCATAACGTACCCTAAATCTCTTAGTATACTTTCGCCATTTGACCTTTCGGTTATGATAATTGGCATGAACTTTTTGATTGTCTCTATAGCACCTTTTAATGCTTCCGTTTCGTACCCCTCCACATCGAGATGGATTAGATCGCATGAGTTAATATCTAGATCGTCTATGCGATACATTTTAGTACCCTCCCCAGGCACCATCTTATGCATGCCTACGTTAGTCGGCGGTCCTTGCTTGATGCCCATCTCTGTTGTGGTGTTTCCTAAGCCTCCGTTGTATTTAACAAATTTAGGACCTACGCAATTACGATCTAAGCAATAGAAGTTAAGAGGTTCTGGTTCGAATGTTATTACTCTGTCGAAATAATTACTGTAGAATCTAGCATACATTCCGCAATTACCGCCAGCCTGTAAAACAGTTTCGAATTTTTTGACGTTTTCCATGAATTTAACACTATCGGATATCCAGTCGAAAAGAGGCCCGTCAGTCATAGAACCAAATGCGCCCTTATCTTTACTGACCCATAAAAGCTCATCGACCCCTTCAACGCCGCAATGTCTCATGGAAGTCAAATCATTCTTTGTGAGCTCTCGTTTATGTTCTTTTTGAATGACTTAGGAAAGTCTAGCATAGCTTCTATGGTTTCTTTAGCGTTTTCTGAAGATTGTAACACACGAATTTCGCCCCCAACATTAAGCGCACCTAACCATCTGTGGTGCCCATCTATAACATAATTATCTTTAGATACTATTATTGGTGGGGCTTTGTCTGATGTAGCATAGTTTGCTGCCGCACTGAGTATCTTATCTTTATTGAAATTGCGCTGAGATGCTTGGAGCGTATCTGCCTTAACCTTTTTAGAGGTCAGAGTTATCCCCTTACCGTCAAAGAAATCTGCAAGCTCACCCAAAGCGTCGTCAGGAACTTGGGGCATTCTGCCTCTAGGCATATCTAATGTTTGTTTCCGGTTTGGCGTGTAGACCTCCAAACCGGAAACGTAATCTTTATATTTTAGCATATCAGTATTCTATCACTTTGTTTGGCGTTTTGAAATTCTTTTTGCGCATTATAGTCTTCATAACAATGTCGAATTCGTCATTCTTTTGGTCATATTTCACAACCAAAGGAATATTCAAATCTGATTGCATATCTTTTATTACTGCTTCGGCGCCTACTTCTGCTTTTAGGGATTTACCTTGTCTTTTATATATCTTCGTAACAAAGTCGGCTAATTCTTTCATCTTTATGCATGGTTTATTTCTATCGTCACTCATGCGGTCTCCGAAGTGTTTTGTGAATTGGAAATCTATATCGTACTTATCGAATATCCTATCCACAAATTTTTCAAAAGCCTTCATTTGCCCCATTGTGATTATATCACACGAATCTTGCTCTAACAAAGCCTCGAAAGACTCGTTTACACCCATTAGGTTACCCTCGGTGACATACTCTTTTATCTTTTTCTCTATAGCATCAATAAGGTCACCGTGGGCCTTTGTCAAAACGCGGTCTTTTCTCAGCCTGTCTAACGCCACCTTGGTTTGGTTGGCATACTTCTTCTGAAACTCTGGCGATTGCGAATCTATGTCTTGGACATTTGCTAGCCTGTCTGCTAGCTTTACGACTAGGGCCCAACTGCTCATTTTGGTCATTTTCTGAGCGATGTATTCTCCCTTGCCCATGGCTTCGATAGCTTTTTTGTCGCTAGTAAGTTCTTTAACCATATCGGCTATAAGGCCACCGAATTGACGAACTAAGTCTTGGTGGGTCGTGTCAGTGTCTTCGATTGTGTCGTGCAAGTAAGCTGCCGATATTAGAGCATCCAGGTTATGAGACTTCTTAAACTGCTTGACGAACCTAGCAACTTCTTTTGGGTGGTTAATGTAAGGCTCCCCACTTCTTCTTTTCTGGCCAGAATGTGCCTTTGTAGCCCACCTAAGAGCACCTAGAGCATTTTCATTCAAGCTTTCACCTGGAGTATCTTTTTTGTATTTGTCTGTTAGCTCGTCAGTACCCCATTCGCCAGCGCCATGCTCTTCACCCATGTGTTTAAACATCTGAACTCTTTTTTCGACTTTATTTACCCACTCATCTGAAGGTTTGCCTTCACCATCGTAATATTGGAGAACTTTAGACGGATCTTTACGGCTTACTAGAGCCCATCTACCATCTACTTTCTTTAGAACTTCGTGCAAATTTTCGTCTTCTAAAAACCTCTGCCTGTACATCTTGAATCTACGATCTATGTTTACGCAGTTGTCTTTAGTGAGTAATTTATGATATCTTTTTGGGAAACAGCAATTTTCAAGAAATAATTCGAATTCTTCATTCGTCGATTTCTTCTTAGACATACGTTCTAACTCGTCTTTTTTGACTTGAGGCAATAGCTTTTTGGCCAACCTGTCTATTCTAGCCTGCGGAATCTTTTCCATTCTCTTATCTAGCGCCACCTTTTCGGCAGCAGACATTTCGGAATATGACTTAGACTTGTTCAGCTTGTCCTTGATCAACCCTCTAGCTTTTTTAATAGCTCTTTTCTTTAGTTTCTCCGGCGTAGCTCTCTTCTTGGATGCTCTTCGCTTACCGGCAGCTATTTTGGACTTATAGCGACGCATAACTTGGCCGCGTTTCCTTCTTTCTGCGGGTGTTAGGGCTTCAGATACTTGTTCGTTCTCTGTAATCTCTGGATCAAAATCAACATACTTAGATACGTCTTTGATCTCCGGGTCTTTTTCTTTTTTAGTCACAATAAGAGTCTCCTTCGGTTTTATTTTATTTATAAAGAAAGGGCCCTAAAGGCCCTCTCTTATTCGGTAACGCACATATCTAATTAAGTTTGTTACGCTAGCTTTTTCTTCGTCACTAACCGATTTCCATTTAGACTCATTTTTGCGAATATGTCCACTATATCCTTCCAATAGTCGCAATAAAATTTTATTGCGTATTTTGTTCTTGATCTTTGTAAAACTTACCATTTACGCAATTGATGAGTTGTCGTTGGCCATTTTCGTACAAGAGACATGCAGTATGTGTCCACGACGAAGGCCCTCTGTTGTATCCCATATCCATCTTAGTGAACGTGCCTACTCGAAAAACACCTCGTTGTATAGCAGCGCTGTGGACATGCCCGACTACACAATTACCGTATATTTTTTCTAAACCGTTGAGGGAGGATTTGGCACCGTTCAAGCCTAGGTCTCCGTGTGCTGCGCATTGAGAACCGCCCACAGTAACGTCCGAATCGCGACGAAGGAATGTTATGTTCTCGAAAGTTTCTATACCGTTCGATAAAATTAGACCGGCCACCAAAGGATCTCCGCAAAGCTCCCCAAAAAGAGAAGGTGCTATCTTTAAGCTAATGTAATGGTTTTCTGGGTCATCTATATACCTACCTTCTTTCAAGTAACGATCAAGAAACTCATCGTGGTTAGATTTTACTACATATGTGTGGTCAGCACCCAAACCTTCTCTTATGTGATTGATTACGGACCAAGTAACTCTGAGCTCTTCTTCTAGTGATTGCTCTTTATACAGAGCTCTCATAGCTCTTTCGCCTATTGTTGTAATGTGGTGGTTTATAGAGTGTCCGTCAAATATGTCGTGTAGGAAGCACCTTTTTATGTTTATGTCTTTCATTGCTCCTATGAAAGAATCTACTACATCTTTGTCTACCTGCGCCGCATGCACATCGCCCAATATAACATTAGTTTCTACATCTTTAGTTGTTCCTTCGGGCGAGTACATCACACCTAAATCAATAAATTTACCTTCTTCATCTGCCTGCACTTGTCTGAAGTGGAAAGTCTTGTCGTCCTCTATCTCGATTATTAGTGCACCGTATGTGTGGTCATGGTCCGCGATGTAGGAAAGTCGTTTAGAAACAAACGTATCCGAATAATAACTTGGTTTGGTGCATGCGCCCGGAGTCATGACAGCATAGTTTTTACCCCTAGAATGTCCTGTGGGTACGTACTCTAAGAATTGCTTCGGACTCGCAAAAACATAAGAACCCTCACGGTGACCTATTCGGTTAAGGCCCGTTATGGGCTTTATTTGCTTGGCCGATACTTGAATGCTACATAACGAAATATTTTCGTTTAGCTGAGTGTCGTCTGTGACGAATATATAATCTTCGTTGTTGAATTCTTTATCAAAAGTCGCAGTTCTGCGCTCAAAACTGTTAGTGATGCTTTCGCAAGGCATTATTATTATGCTAGCATCGTGGGTTTTGCAGTAATGTTTTATAGAATCAAGAAAACCTTTGTGTGCCTTAGCATCCGCAACAGCAGTTGTCACGACATATTTTTTCTTGTTCATATTTTGCTCGACGTACTCGCCGCCTTTGAAGACATTGTCTACCGTAGAGAAATATTCGCTAATAGCATTTTTATGGTTATTGCTTATATATCTATGCAGGTTTTCCATGTTACCAAAATGGTAACGGATGGCGCCTCGTTTTATGCCGTATTCGACAAAATCGCTTTGGACCGGCACGGCCATATTCGTTTCTACTATATCTAGATAAGCTTCTATTATTAGCTGTTTTGTGTCTATCTCATCCATACTTGAACTCCCATAATGAATACATGTCATTTTCTTTTTGGTGGGCTTCTATTTCCCAAGGAGAATCGCTATATTCGCATTGCGAAAAACATTGTCCTTCCCAGTATTTATTGCTTTTCTCCACGACCAATTTACCAGAGAACAACTGGTGCGCATGTACCATTTCGTGAAATATGCTTCGAATGGTTTCCTCGTACGACATGTTAGAGTTTATCTCCGCTTCGTAGCTATCATCATTAGTCTGCCCAATAAATCCGTGCTCGTGCTCTGCCATGTTATCGTCAAAAACCATTACCACTTCGCAGTCTAACCCAGGGCCAAAATACTCAACAACAAAGTCAGATAATTTTTGCATTTCTTCTGTTATGAAATCCGGAACCGCCCCTTCAAAAGTTATGTTCATTTCCACGACTCCGCAAAAAATAGAGGAGTAAAACCGACAAACCCGGATCCTAGATTCAACTTTCGACACAAGGTGTTTAGTTGGGTTGTGGGTTTTTTGAATTCAATAACGGTTTCGGTTTCTTCTTCGACGATTTTGGATTCTTTCACGACATAGCTCATTTTATTCCTCCTGTAGAAAAGTTTCTCTTTTTACCAAATCTAGTTTTATCGAATGTCGGCGTGTCGAAATCTAACTTGCTCGACGGCCCGCTAGAATTGTTCGACTTTTGGCTGTTGTTGCCTTCAATTTCCGATTGTGCGGATAAATCTACGTTATATAGTTTCATTCTAGAACGGTCTATACCCACTACAAACTTTCTGTAATAATTTAGATCTCCCCAGCGATTCTTTAATTGCTTGAACATTATCTGCCCTCTGTCACTCAAGTCTTCCGAATTGATAATAGCAAAGATAGCATCTGCAGTGTGTCCAAGACCCATGGATTCGGAGATGTTAGTCAAGTCAACCTCGCTGTTACCATAACCGCCCCTGTTTAGCTGAGTCGAGGTTACAATGGGTAGGTTGAATTCCATAGCTAGACCACGTAGTTCTTCTGCGATGGACTTAACCAACGTATAAGAATTAGCCGCAGCCGCACCTTTGATTCTTGAGGACCCGCATATGTTCAAGTAATCTATAAAAATGATATCGGGGACAAAGTTCTCTTTCATTTGGAGTTCATTAATGAAATGCCTAAAGTGTCCCGCGTGTGCGGCACCTGTGGGGTATTCCTTAATCTTTAGTCTGCCAGGAGTTTTGCTCTTAACGCGATTGACTTTTTTGGCAAATACGTCTCTCGGAATTTCCTTCACTTCATCCATAGTAACACCCAATAGATTAGCGTCTATACGTTCGGCGATGCGTTCTTCTGCCATTTCTGCTGTAATGTAAAGGACATTTTTGCCTAGAGCATATGCTGCTGCCGCCGCGTGACACTTAACGATAGTCTTACCGCCGCCTGTTTCGGCCATAAAAACAGTCAAGGATTTTCGAGGCAGACCGCCTTTTGTAATGGTGTTGAGGAGGTCAATATCAAACTCTATGCGCTCTTCTCTCCTGTGGTAAAATTCATATCGCTCGTCTAAGTCTTCGGCGTAGTCGTGTCCTAGGTTACTGTCGAAACTAATTCCTAGCGAGTCAGACAGCATCTTAGGAATGTTGCCTTTATCGTTAACTTTATCCTCGCCTTGGATGATGAGGATAGCTCGATGGATAGAATTGTATAGGTCTCTTTCTTGACAAAACTTCTCTGTTTCTCCGACTAGCCATTGCTGATTAGTCTTTTCGTCTACTTCCAAACTATCGCACAGCTTGTTTATTTCTTTGAACGTCTCTTCGTTAACACCCTTCAAATTTTCGATAGTGATTTGAAGAGCCTCCATTGAAGGAGGCTCCTTAAAGTTGTCCATGTATTCGCTATAAGCCTGGAATAATTTTTTCTGTGATTGACTCTCGAAATATTCTTCTTTGATGTAAGGAAAAACATTTCGAGCATACTCCTCATTATATAGTAGATTCGATAAAATAGTCTTTTCGATCACAAAAATTACTCCTCAGGTTCCTGATGCTCCCCTTGATCTAACAACGGGGCACCCAACTTATATTTTTTCTCTATGAATTTTTTGAAAGCCGAATCTTTAACTAGCGCTTCGAAGAACTCGTCATCGTTGTCTATGTCTTTGGCTCGGCACTTAGGTTCAATCACTTCGCCTGTTTCGAAGTCTACCTTGTTGTACCAGCCTTGATTCGCTTTTACAACATAACCGAATTCGAGTGCTAAGTCAAACATTCCTGACCATTTTCTGATACCTGTTTCGTACAAAACAGTAAATGGAAGTTTGGCTTTTTCTCGTACATATCTCGATTTTTCAATGTTGATGGTGAATTTGTAACCTGCTAGATCAGTGCCATCTTTTTCTTGCGATTTAGTAATGATGAACACTTGGTTTGCAGAATACATCACACCTGTGTTGTGAGACACTAAGCCGTTTTTTAAGATGTAATGGGCCACGTCACTGACTGTAATATCGTATACGGGCCGCTTACCTATTTTTTTTATAGAAGTGATTTTTTTTGTTTCTTGCCCCAGAACGTCTCCGACGTTAAGTAATGACACTTCTTCCCATTCACCGTTCATATTCATAAACCGGTGCGAATCCGAGCAAATGACACTACTACCATCGTCGAACTTTATTTCGTAACACTCTGGCGTTCCTTCTTCTAATGTGTCGGGGTCCCATGTGTGCGTAACTTCACGCCCGCCTTCAAGAGTAAGTACGGATTCGCCAGCGTCTATGTCTTGAATCTTCTTTGTTGAACCGTCGGACATAATAATTTCCGTAGAACCATCTAAGCATCCACCCGAGACAATAGCTTTCGGATAAAGACCCTGCTCGAGATATATGTGGTTGATAGCCAAGCAAGGAATCTTTTTCATTGTTAGGTGAGGAGTGATGATCCTAAACAACGATTTGAGAGATTTAGCACGAGTCATGTCTGCTACAGACTTTTCATTCTCGGCGTCTTCGACTTCCTTTTTAGAAGCCAAGTTGCCTACAGAATCTATCATAATAAAGACATTATCTTTTTTATCGATTTCTTGTAGCTTACCTACAAGGTCAAATTTCAGTATTTCGATATTCTCGATGGGTATATGGACAACTCGTTCTGTGTCGATCCCGAAACTTTCGATATACTCAGGTGTAATGCCAAATTCTGAATCATAAAGCAGAGCGATACCGTCATCGTATTTATCTAAGAATGCTTTCATACATAGCAAAGAAATCATAGTTTTGAACGTCTTACTCGCTCCCGCGACAACAATAAGTCCTGGTGTCAAACCGCCGTCAATTTCTCCGCTGAAAGCCGTGTTAAGAATCGGAATGCCAATAGGAACAATGTTGGACTCGTCTCCTCCGAAAAAGTCCGACTTGGACAATAGTGTAGTATTCTTAGTGCTGCCGCTCTTAAGCATTTTATCTAAAAGGCTCATATTATTCTCCTATTCTATTCGTAGCAAGGCTTCCAGTTCAGAACGAAACTGTTTAATAACCTCTTCTCGATTGGGCCAATATATTGTTGTTTTTTCTGGATTGGATGCAAGATTATTTAGTAGCGGATCTATAGCATCATACATTAACTGAAGCCGATTCTGGAGATCGCCTATAGTTACTTCTTTTTCGTTTGTGACTCTTTCAAGTTCGTCTCTAGTATCGTCAATAAAAGAGAAGCCAAAATCATTTATTGCCATTGGGCAAAAGAGCGGTAAGACTCGGGGCCTTACCGCTTTTCTTTTTAGCTATTTGCTAGAGATTGGAAAAACGCGATATCGTCATCAACTTCGCCAGAACCACTATCTTCAGAAGAGGAGGAATTGATTTCTGGTTCGGGGTCCGAGGAACCTAGTTTAGATAGATCAAAGTCGCTGCTGCTACCCATATCTTCGTCATTTGCTGTCGCAGCCGAGGAAGAAGAAGTGTTTTTACCCAATACCATGTCCAGCTTTTTCTTTAGCTCATCGTATGGCTTGAAGTTTTTAGGGTCGATGATTTCCTGCAAGGAATGTTGCTGTTTCCAGATTTCCTCTAGTTTATCATCGTCATCTAGCAATGCCTCTGGAGAATCAAACTCCGATTTATCGTAGTTGCGATAACCTTCTACCTTACGGATCTTTAGACGGAAGTTTGCGCCTTCCCAGAAATCGAACGGATTAACGGCCACTTCGCCCTCAAACTCTGGGTTCATAGCATCGTTCAGCTTATCGAAGATTTTCTTGCCGTACTTGTACAAGAATACTTTACCTTCGTTATCTGGGTTGCTAGGATCGCGCACAACATAGATATTTGAGATGTAGCTCAAACGACGTTTTTGTTTACGTGCGATTTCTTTGTCTGCCTCAACACCGCTATTCCAAAGAGTGTTGTTGAGATCGTTGACCGGGTCATCTTCGTTAATTGTAGAACGGCAGTTTTCAATATACCATTTGCCCGAAGGGCCCTGAAAACCGTGTGTCCAAAGACGAATAAAGGGCATATCTTCACCGTTAGGTGCCGGAAGGAATCTGATGATAGCCATACCGTTACCCGAAGCGTCTACTTTAGGCTGCCAATATTTATCTTCGTCTGGGTTGGAATAACCGCTGTTTGCCATGCTAGAAAGCTGTTTGTTGAGCTTATCAAAAGCATTGGTGCGGGATTTTTTAAGTGAACTAAATGATGAAGCCATTTGTATTTCTCCTGTATTTTAATGTATTTTGTTGTATTACGCAGTATGTTTCGCCTCTAGGGCATGTTTATTTATAACGAAACTATGGTTAAAAGAACATTTCACGTAACTTTTTTTCAATATTCTTTTCGTTGTATTTTACGAAAGGAATGTAATTTCCGATATGATTGATTTTGTCTAATGCTATTATCTTATCAGAAATATTTGTCTTCCAATACTCTAATGTATTCGTAGTTTTGAGCAAGACTGCTACCGTCTCTATCATGATTTGTTTTCTCATGTATAGGTCAAGCAGCAGGGGATTCTCACCCTGGCGAATATAAAAATTGTTTTGGAAATTATCGTCTAACTTATTAAGATCTAAGCTAAACAAATACTCAAACGACTGTGTCCGTCGTTTCCAATCGTTATATATGTCTTTAGATTCGGCGTCAAGTATTTTTCCGACCCAAAACTTAGGTTTTTCTACAAAATTCGAAAGCAACATATTGTGGCTATCGCTTTCTTTCGAAAGTCTGTAAAAAACCTCAACGTCACGTCTTTTCTTGAAAGAATCCAACCCGCAACGAATTTTACCGTTGAATTTGTGGTAATCATAAGTTGTTGTTGTGAAGTGGCGTTTGAGCGCTAAGTAATCGACATATGTAACAAATGCTTCTCTAGTCGCAAATTGTTGCATTGATTCTTTCGTCTTTAACTAGTCTCATAGAAACAGCTTCTGACCTAATCTTCTCGACGATAACTTCAGACTTTGAAATTATGCTGGCCAGAGCCTCTATTTCCATATTGTTATCGTGTGCGTATATAGTCAACGCATCGATGTAAGAGGCCCCATTTTGTAGCATGGGGCTTATCTCTCTGTGAATAATTTCAGCAGACAGTCTTACTATCATCCGTTGATAACCTTGTAACCAAGAGTCCAATTTTCGGCAACATCTTCGACAAAGTAGATCGATTTATCGAAGAAGTTTTTACTTTCTATCATGTCGCCTCGTTCGTTATAGAATTCCACGACATAACCTGAATCGGCTTTTTTGATTTCTGCCCGACCATGGCCTTCTTTGTAGTGTGTAGAAACAAGCATAACTTTATCCTTATCGTTTTTCGTCGACAAACCCATAGAAAATTCTTGCCGTCTCAAGCACTTGCTCTTTACCAGGGAACGATGGCATCTCTACCTTTGTAGTGACACTTCCGTCGTCACCTTTAGTCGCAGACATTTCCCATCCCATCATCTTGAACTTGTATTCGTCCATGACATATTGGTGAGCTATTTCCAGGATATCCGAGCGAATTTCATATCCGTTTTTGCCAATTTTTACTTGTGGCTTATTCATATTATTCTCCTTCTGTGTATAAGTTGCGAGGCTTACCGTTGGCCTCGCGCGGGACTATTTTTAGCGTCCAACCTATCTCGCTATTAGAAGCGAACCGCGAAACCTACAGTCGTTTCTGCATAGTCGAAACTGCCAGAGGCATCATTAACAGTCAGCAAAGGCGCAAAAGTAAAATCGTTAACTGCGTACTCAAGACCTGCGGTTGTCTCTGCGGTGTCTGCTTCTATAGCATATTCGGCACCTGCTACCCAAGTCAATTCATTTGCTGTTGCCGCGGTTGCACCGAAAATTGTAACTGCTACGGTTGCGATTGCTAGTTTATTCATTATGTTTTCCTTTCTTAGGATTTTTGTCAATTACAAATTCATACAACGAAGATGCTTGTTTTTTTATGTCATCGACGCTGTACATTTTAGGAGTGTTGGTGCGTATGTGGTTTACCGTGCTCCAATCACTCTGTTGCCTCATAGTAGTAACTTCTTCGGCAAACACTTCCATTTTAGAGTTAAAATCTTTAGAAGCGATTTCGTTGGCTAGACGAAGTACGTCTAGCCTAATTTCATACGGTGTTTTAGGCATCTTTATCGCCCACTACAGACATCCTCTCTTCGGGAGTAAACGCATTAGACACATACGCGTCCGCTGTCGCTACGCCGGTATCGTATGAGTGTTTTAGTCGCGATGTCATAGCAGATGCTGTACGCATAGTAGCGCCCATGCTAGTTGTTTCGTATTGGATGGTGTTTTCGGCTTTAAATCCCATAACACTGCCTACGTCAAAAGCATTAATGTTAGCACCTAGGAACATGAAGCCCCAGTTCTTACCCTCTGCTTTCTCGACCATCATTTTGACATCTTTGTTATTGAATGACCTCGACGCATTCTCACCGCCGTCTGTCAAGATAGTAATAATGATAGAATCGCGATTCTTTTTTTTCTTGGATGATAGATCCTTATTGATCGTAGCCATAACAGACCCTACAGCATCATAAAGATTCGTCATGCCGTTTGGAGTGTATTGAGAAGTCGTCAGTGACTCTACGTCTTCAATAGACTTTCGGTCGATAACGTTAATAACGTCATTACCGTTAAATTTATAAAGAGAAACGAAAGTTTCGATTCCGCTTTCCTTGGAATCTTGCTTTTGTGTTTCTAGATACTCGTTGTAACCAGAAATTGTTGTGTCTCGACACATGCCCATAGAAGAAGACTCGTCCAACACGAAAACTACATGCGATGCCTTTTTACCTGCCTTTACTGGTTCGAAAGATGCTCCGATAGAAGTATTATTTCCTACAGTCAAAGATGGTTGAGACATAATTGGGTTGTTGATATTAATAAACATAAATATTCCTTGTGTGATGTGATTGTATTCATTTTGTTTCTGTTGCTAGGTACAAAATGAAAAACCCCGCGGGCTTAATCTTAATTAAGCAGCAATTGCCATTTCTGGCGCATAATTGTCATTTGCAATTATAGAGTTTGGCCGAATATCGTAAGCCACCACGGATACCTAGAAATAAGATTTCAATCTACGTCGAAACCCTTTCGCCCCCTCAATTGTTTTCTGGTGGAGGCGTCGGTATCGAAACCGAGTCCGCACATCAATCTCTTACTCGTGCTTAGACTATAAGACAGTATCACTTCTTATAGTATTCCATTTTCCTTCCCTTATACCAACCTTCGGGTATATTATTAACATCAAAAACTCTTTTGTTAGCATTAAATTGTGTTTTGTCTGTAAGATTTTTTGGAACACACCAACATTTATTCTTCATACTATTATTTTCTTTTTGATACTCAGAAACTTTTTTTATACGATTCTTTATATACATCTGGATTTTTTAGAACTTTTTTTTCTTTTGGCGTCGTTTCCTGCTTTACTAAGTTCTTTAACCCTGTCTTCTCCCTTTTTAAAAGAAGTTGACCTTATACCACTAGATTTTTGCCACCCACCGTCGCCTTCTTCAATTTTAAGATTTGCCCATTCTTGCGATTCTACAATATTATAAAGTTTGCTGTATTCTATTCCCTTTTCTTTGATTACGGATTTATCATCAGTCTCTATGAGTATTTCAGTTGAAACATTGTTTCCGTGTTTTTTGAGATGATTTAACCATCTTGTTCCGCTGCCTCTATATTTATAAAAGAGATATTTTTGTGCGGCACTGCCCCGCAGTCCAGAATGTTTATCGTCTGCTTCAGCGATTACATTGATATTTATAATACATATTTTTAATATGTCAAGCACTTTATACCAATAAGTGTTCGCATTTACTGTTTTGCGAATTCATGGAAATCAACAGGACCATTAATATCTTTACGGTATTCTCCAATAACATATCTACCATAAAAAACAGCACCACAGTCGAGATTAACACGGTTGGGCGATTTTACTGGACCGTTTTTTCTAGGGGTGTGGCCATGTGTTAGGTACAGTCTATTATCTTTACTGAAAAAGGCCTGCCAATCATCCATTCTTTGCCAAAGAACAGTGCCTGGATGTTGTTCTTCTAGAGGCACACTATCATCATAGAAAGCATGTGCAAAAACATTGTTGCCTTCAATGTGGCACAATTTTAGATTATCCATCCATTGAATGATTTCTTTTGGTATATCGTGACGTAGATCTTGCCCATAATAAGGTACATTTTTATCTCGAAGCCCGGCAATATCCATCGCAGTCGGCACATGGTAAAATTGTGTACCGTGAAAGTACGATCCAACAAACATTTCTTCGTGGTTGCCTTTAAGGCAGATAAACTCATAATTTTCTGGCGGGTTCATCAAGGTTTGCAGGACTTTCAAATTCTCGGGTCCGCGATCTATATAGTCCCCAATGAAGATTATCTTACAACCTTCCGGATTTTTGTCGTATACAAAATCTAATGCTTTTTTCATTAGATCATATTCACCATGTATATCCGGAAAGCAATAATATCTTTCCTCCGTCATAATAACTCCCTGTTAAACCTTCACCTAATTCAATGGCCTAGATATATATTTATCCTTTCGCCATTGAAGTATTTACGGTCTGTTTCTAGATTTACTTGACCTATGCCTGTATCTACAATTGTCGAATAACCAACAACGGTCTCTTGAAGGACATGTTTGCTATAAGTGTCGCATCTAGTAACGTATTTTTGAGGGCCATCTGCTGCAATAACACCGCCTAAGATCGCCCCTGCGATAGCTCCGTTATCTTTACCGCTAATGCCTTTACCTAGCAGACCACCTATAGCCATACCTGCAATAATGTCGCCAGATCGATGTGCTCTTTCTTGTTTGCAGTATTGGACTGGCTTGTTAACATATTCTTTCTGAGTGATAGGAACAGAACTGATTACAGTTCCTACAATAGAATCCGCGCTAGCAATAGTCGGAATAACCATTGCTAGCGCAAAAAACAAGTTGCGAATCACGAGCAAAGAACCACTTCTACATGGCTGGGGCAAGAGTCTGTCTCTGCTTTGGGCTTAGCTCCTTTCCGAGCGGTAAACTCGTCCCGATCTTTTTTCTCAAAATAATTGGGAAATTTGTTGAGGAGGTTTACAAGGGCTTCGGCATGTGCTTCGCTTTTACAACGAGTGTGTACTACTTTACCTGAAGATACGACCCAAATAGTTTCTCCGCGAGTGTTAACCGATTCTTTGTAAGTGAAGCCGTTGTCGAACATTTTCGTTTTCCTTTGTTGCTATATAAAAGTTATAACGGGTACGTCTTAGTACGTCAACACATTTTTTAGGCTACGAAACTTTTTTGGACAACTCTATCTGCCCCGAATGACGCAGCAAAAGAATCGGGTTTGAACTTGACTTTTTCTTCTGGGAGGCCTGTCATACCTAAAACATAACCTGCGGCTTCTTTAGCCGCACAGCTAGATCCGTGCTTAGGGTCAAGATTAATGTCCATATGTATTTCTATATCATATTCGTCTAGGTATGGTATGAGTTGATTGTATAACTCACACACCTTGCGAACTTCGTTGAGCATACGCATTTTGGGCCTATTCTGCTTAACATCGTAGTCAGACTCTTTGGATATATTTTTGAATATGCGACATCCCTTGTTTCCGTTCATGTGGATGATGCATACGGTGGCGAATTTAGCACCTGCTTTTCCGTCTTTGAAATACCTAACAGAATCACAACCTAGGTAGATTTTGGTGTTGCTATCCAAGTCCATCAATAGGTTGACTATTTCTTCTATTTGAGATTGTGTGAACATAATGTAACCCTCATTTTAATTTATTTATGTGAGGTTACATTATGTTTATAACCTCACCACAAAATTGTGTTTTCCTGAAACGGGGCACTGCCGTTTTGGACTTTTCGCATTCTTCTCTCTAGATCCACAAGATCTGTAGAGTTAGCATAATAAATTTCTTCCTGGGACATGCTTTTCTTAAAAGCGAATAGACTCTTGATAAATTCAAACATTAGGCTCGGTCTCCTTTGACTTCATCAAATTTACCCTTGCGAACCATATACAATACCGATTCGTAAGATTCTCTGGGATACTCTGTCTTATGTAAAATCCTAGCTATTTCCGCTTCTGCATATCTCTGTCTGTTTTCTATAAAAGATTCATACGCATTGTCTATGATGTTTCCGATTTCTTTGAAAACGCACATGATAGATGACATAACATTACCTCTCTATGTGTTGTTACCATACAAATTATTTATGGTATTTTACACTCGAAAAGGCGTGTTTTGTTATGTTATCTCAACAAGGCTGCTATGTCCTATTATTCATTGTGTTCTTGCTATAGTAATGTGCCCTTTAAAGGGGACGCCGTCTTTTTGGTGCTGCAAACCAAAGTGCTTGCGTATATCTTGGAAAACGTCTATCTTAGAGTCGACGAACCAAAAATGATCCACGCCGTCTTTAGATATGCTTGTCTGCCTAATCAAGTTAGAATACCCGACCTTGATTTTTTTGCCTGCCAGATATTTACCCCAATCTTGCCTATTCTTTCTTGGGGTTTCGCCGCGTATGATAGAAACATGGTATTTGTGTGGAGGCTTATTGAATGGTCGCCTCATAGAATGACTGTCTGCTTCGTACCAGTGCTTGTTCATAAACCAGCGATACATCTTTGCAGTGTCAGAAAAATAAGGCAACTCGACGGTGAGCCACCATTTGTTCTTCACGTTGCGTATCGGGTTATATGTAATGATGCCCGTTGTTTCGTACATGCTAATTTCCTGTTTCTGTGTATATAACATTACATTAGTTTTGAATAGACGTCAATAAAAAAACCGCGACATGAGCCGCGGTTTTGATATTAAGTTTTGAGTTTTTTCTGCTTTTCCAGAAGGCGCTTCGCTCGAAGTCTTTCCCTCGCATCTTTTTCTTCTTTATACGAGTGAATTTCTTTAATGTGTTTTGTTTCTTTTCTCTTTTGTCTAGCAGATAACGATTTAGTATATCGTTTCGCTTTTGAGGGTTTTTCTACAACAACTGCGTCTAATTCTTGAATGTCTTCTTCGATCATGAATTGCCCTTTTCTATTATTTAATAATGGCGGATCGTCAGGGAGTCGAACCCTGTGAACGCCTATTAAGCGTCCTACGCATTAGCAGTGCGCTGCATTACCGTCCTGCCCACGATCCATTATTTTTGTTCTCCTATCCTTAGTTCACGTTTTGGTTTACATTAACGTTAACTTCCATAGGCTTTTTTGTGGGCTTGTCTAAAAACACTTCAACAAAAGCCCAACAAACCCAGATAGGAGTCAGGAATAGTAACATAAGTAGTGCTAGAATCCAGTTTCTCTGAAATGTTTGTATTCCGCCGAAAATCAAAACATACAAAATTCCCAGCAGTACCAATAGTCCAATAAACGCGTCCATAATTTTTCCTTTACTCTAAGGGCGTCAACCCTGCGTCTTCCATAATATCATAGTAGATTGTTTCGATCGATTTAAGATCTAGCAACCCTCCACTCTCTCTCATAACTTCACCAATAAATTGGCTTTTCGTCATATCTAAATAACGGTCATTTTCTATTACCTTCGCGACACTTAGGTACTTTTTCCTTAAAGGTCGCAACGCATGCGGTAACCTTTTTTTATTGTTTAACATACAGCAACCTCTTCAAAGTCACTCATTGACATATCGTGTTTGAAGTCTCGATACCTAGAATGAGAAGTAAACATAACACCAATTTCAACAGAGTGTTTGTGAGGTATCGCCTTATAGCAACCACCACTTCTGGCGGTAGTGATAGTGTATAGCATTCCATTCTTTTTATATCGAAATAGAGTCATTGTCAACCTTTTGATTTGGCGCCCACGGTAGGGCCATAATAGAAAACTTACGAACTATAAATAAACACATATTACTATTTAAGGAGTTCGTAAGTGTTTATCGAAAACAAATATACTAAAATTTATCATAACATTATAGATAATGCCATACGCCAATCTAGGATCAAACGAAGATCAACCCATCGCAATTATGTATATTATGAAAATCATCATATCATTCCTAGAAGTATAGGAGGCTCAGATGATAGCTCTAACCTAGTTCTTTTATCTGCAAGAGAACACTTTATATGCCACTATCTACTATGCAAAATGTTTGAGCGCGAAAGTTATGAGTGGCACAAAATGGTCAGGGCATTTACTTATATGTATGCATCAAGTAGGGCCCATAAAAGATACTTCAATTCTAGATTGTATGAAGCAGCACGAAAAGATATAGGCACGATAATGTCAGAATCGCAATCAGGCGAAGGGAATAGTCAATTTGGAACAACGTGGGTCACTAATGTAGAACTTCGTGATTGTAGAAAAGTTGATTCTTCAGATGTTAAAGAATATATCAACAAAGGTTACATAAAAAAGCGAATAGTATCATGGGATGCCTATGATAAGAAACAGACCGATAAAATTTTATCCAAACAAAATAAAATTAAAAAAGACATTGAGAAACTAGATGAAAAGATCTTTTCATTAGATTCACAGAAAAAAAGTCTTTTGACGGAATTGGCGCTCCTGGAAGGAGTTGAACCTTCGTAAACAGGCTTCGTAGGCCCGTCACCAGATCCGCCGGCAGGAGCCACATTTTCGTTCCAGTTACCTTTATCTGCGTTCGTAGCGCAGGGGGATACGTGGGCATTAATTTATTATTTGGTAAAGCATAGTTAGGAATTGTTTCTGATCAGGACGCATATCTCTATAAGCATCCTCAATCTTTAGCCATATGCCTTCGCCTTCGTCATTCTTATATACTCTTGCCTTTTTGTCAAGCGCAAATCCAAAAACATGCATATCGTAAGTAGAAGTTTCGCCTTTAAATTTCTTGACCGTTACGGGCTTTGCACCCTTTCTCAAATCTTTAAAAGAAATTCCTGTTTCTTCACTTGCTTCTCTTGCAGCAGCATCTACTGGTTTTTCGCCCGGATCAGGATGCCCCTTAGGCATTTGCGGTCTCACACCACCATAATAAGGATCATTAGAGACGAAAAGGCAAACATATACCTGCCCATTATTATCTTTAAAATAAGGAAAACCGCCTGCTTTCCAAGATGTAGATTCGTTTATATATTCTTGAAATTTTTTCATTTCTGCCCTTTCTGCCATGTAAAAACAGATACCCACTATACGCTGACGAAGCGTTATGTGTCTGGTGATAGCGAACTAGGACCGCTCCTAACCCCTTGTTCTATCTCTTACTTCCTTCCAGAAAGGCGAAACGTCAAGTATCTGCTTTTATATGTGCCGCATGTAGGATTCGAACCTACAACCGTTCCCTTAGGAGGGGAGTGCTCTATCCAGTTGAGCTAATACGGCAAATGCGGACTGGCAACCTGCAACTTTTTACAGTATTCGGGTCATCCGCGTTGCTTACACCACACGTAGCATTGCAAGTCAACATCAATATTTAGGCAGTTTTAATTCTTGCCCAGGAATTAAAGGTTATGTCTTTAACCAATCTTCAATACCTTGCATCGATATCTTATCGATACCATACTTATTCACCATTGTCAATACTCTTGGCAAGACTTTTTGAGTGAATATGTATTCTTGATCTTCATTCCTTTTTTGTTCGACAGAACTATAAGGTTTATTATCAAGATATGCTCTTGCTAGAAATGTTGCTCGATTTTCATTTCGAACATCGTATCTTCTATGATGATTAAGCGAATGCCAAGTTTGCATTATGCTATCTGCTGTTGCAGAACCTTGTCGTTCTCTAGACCACCTTGCTTGTTTCTTGATTTTGTGTTCTTCGAAACGGATGATACGTGCTTCTTCGCCCAGATGTTTGGATTTGATTTTTAGTTCGATACTCATTTTAATTCTCCTTAACTAGATTTCTGATTTTTGGTATTAATCATTTTCTGGTTAGGGAGGCACCTTTTCGATTAACGCTTCTTGGTCATTGATAGTCAAGAGACAATTCTTAACCTTGATTGATCCTTTAGTTGAAGGATTATCTGGCGTCTCTTTAGTTGACCATCCCACATTACATTCAACATGTTTGACGTAATGTGTCTGCCCCTTTGCTTTTACAACCCACATAGGAATTGTGTCATCTTCAAGATGTTTCTTATTGAAGTGGAAAACCACTTCTTTACAAGTCATTTCAATCTACGACATAAATTTTCCTTTCTTCTTAGTTATAGTCGGGATTTACGAACAAACCCAATTATTATAGCGCCTAGTTCCTTACAAAGGTATTCTATATTAGTGCGGATGGTGGGATTCGAACCCACACGCCACTAGAGGCAGGATATTTTGAGCATCCCGTGTCTGCCGTTCCACCACATCCGCATTCAAGCTGCTTCATCATACTCGATAACTTTGCCACCCAATATTTTCGCAACTTCTGCCGCATTCTTTTCAGTGTCGAATACTAAGTCGACTGCTTTCGGATCTTTATAATTTAAACGTTCTCCGACCATTATTATATGCTGAACAATGTTTTCGTTTCTGAGTATTGCGAATTTAGACATAAAATCTCCTTTGTGTTTAACATCGACAAAGGTATTTATGGTGGAAGCACTTGGACTTGAACCAAGATCGACACGTTTATGAGACGTGGGCATTAACCAATTATGCTATGCTTCCAAAACAGGAACATCTTTTGTATTGCCGGTTGTTCTACCTCTGAACTACATCCGCCACTTGACGGATGGTGGGATTCGAACCCACGACCCACTGGTTGGTAAACATTGTTTGCTGAACTGTTCCTTAATAGCGTCACCAAATTATCGTCAAGACAATGCAATCATTAGCAAATTGATCCTTATTGTCATGTAACCCAAAACACATAGTAAGGGCACGTCACTAATAATCTAGTTTTGTTGCGGGGGTAGGATTCGAACCTACGACCTTCGGCATATGAAACCGACGAGCTGACCGCTGCTCCACCCCGCAATATAACCAACTTTAAATCTTGTTAAGCACTTCTTTAATGTCTTTGTTTTTGAAGTAGCTCTCAATTTCTTTCATCGTACCTTGTACGACATCTACTACACTCCGAATGCCGTTTTCGTTTTTTTCGATTAGAACAGCCATAACAGGAGCCGTCTTAGACACTCGACCTTGTGCCTCGGCCAATTCGCTATCAAAACCGTTTCTAAGTTCGAGTGTAAACATTGTAGTCTCCTTTTGTTGTATTAACAACATAAGACATTTGATAAGGTATGTCAACTACTTTCTTTGTTTGTCGAACATTTTTTTGAGCGGGTAATGAGATTCGAACTCACGACACTTTCGTTGGCAACGAAATGCTCTACCCCTGAGCTATACCCGCAATATTCTTAAAGGCAACTACGTTGAGCTTGTGCTATCCAAACGGGCATTGCCCAAGGCATAAAAGTAATTGCAGCAAGAGTCGTGATAGTCGACAACACATGCGAAATCAAGACATTGTATTTTCCATTCGTTTTAACGAACACAACCGGAAATTTAAACACTACTTCCATTTCACTTTCCTTCGATTACATATTATAATTTATATGTTATTCTTTATATGATGTCAACCATCATTTCGCTTGCTTGCTTGGCAAGATAATCTTTTAGTGGAGTGTATCGGACTTGAACCGATGACCTGATGCTTGCAAAGCAACTGCTCTCCCGACTGAGCTAACACCCCAAATACAAAGATTTATTAGCAAAAAGCTTCTGTTTCTTCGTATTTCTTTACCGACGCAAGAGGACCAAACACTTTAGCCGCCTTGTAAGCCTCTTCTTCTGTGGAAAACAGAAGTGGTTTATGTTCAAACATTCTGTTATTCGGGCTGTCAGTAGTTACCCAAATATAATCGTCCACAGCAAGAGGAACTCGTATACCGTACATACATTTCTCCTTCTGTTAAAATTGGTCCCGACCTTTGGATTCGAACCAAACCTAGTAGATCCACAATCTACTGTGCTTAACCGCTAACACTAAATCGGGAAGTTTAGAGCGGGTAGACGGACTCGAACCGACAACAAGAGATTGGAAATCTCGCATGTTACCATTACACCATACCCGCACAAAATAAAACAGGATGATCTGTGCTTGTTCAAATGCATAAATTTTGCTGAACTCATCCTTTTTAATCTACAGGAACACTTTATTTGTGGAATCGAACCACTTAGACAAATTTCAAGTTTGTTTTTATCCTAAGTTGCTTGCGGAAATGTTCCTTGAATTCTGGCGCCGCTAGATTTGTCCAAACAAATCAACATCCAAATGCTTTCGCGACATAAAATTGGCGATCCCGCGAGGACTTATATAAGTAACTTCATAAAGAGTTTGAGTCAATGACCTTCTTCGCCCATCTATAATAATGTGATATGGCTCCCGGATAACCCATGGCCTTTAGCGATTTGTTCATTGAGCCTAAATCACAGTATAGATTAATGAATTCTTCTTCTCTACAAATAAAATCTGGTTGTTGATGTTTCTTTTTACATTCAACACTGCAGAATCTCTCAGTAGCCTTTTGTTCGAATTCTTTACTGCACAGTCCACAGCATACTATTTTATTATGCCATTTAATTTTCCTGCCCTCGCTCCAACCATCAGGGAGAGGATCGTTTTTAGGGATCTTACGACTTTGCTTTAAAGATATGTTATGTACCCATCTAGTACCATATTGTGAGTTGCCACTGCCAGTCTGCAACTTTGACATAACAGATGAAAAATTTTTACGCAAGTTTTCGTATAACCTACTGTTGAAATACCTTTTATGATTATCTGAAGATGCTTTCATAATGATAAAGGCATGATTCATCTTATACCACTCAAACGTTTCTTTTTCGTACATTTTAGCCAATAGATAATGACATACAAAATGTTCTCTGGCTGTGAGAGATACGATGTTTTCCGCGTCATCGTTTCCACCCAAACTTCTCGGTAGAATATGATGTTTCTCAACATACCCTTCTGGTGTTTCTAATTTTCGTTTTTCTATGATAGAATCATAAATACGTCGGCAATCCATATAACTTCTACTTCTAACATTTAAAGTAAAAGTATTTATATGATTTTAAGAGCCCCCTGGAGGAATCGAACCCCGCACCTTCCATCCCTCTTTAAGGATCAGTTTAGAAGACTGATGAGGGGACAGGGGGCATAAAATTTATAACACATACATAGGCCGTGTCAAGTATTTTAGTAGTCGGTGACGGGCTCGAACCTTCGACCTTGAAAATTTTGTTTTATAAATATTGGTAGAGCAATTGTTTTAAAGTAAAGGATAATAAATGTTTCTGAACAACAAATATACCAATATTTATTATGTGATAGTAGACAGAGCAAAATCACAATCTAGATTCAAAGGAGAAGATATCTATTTTGAATCCCATCATATAATTCCTAAATCACTTGGAGGTGATAATAGTGAAGATAATAAGGTTTTATTAACATTTAAAGAGCATTATATTTGTCACAGATTATTACCCAAAATGGTTTCTGAAAAGGAACACGTAACTAAAATGAATTATGCTCTTTATATTTTAAACAAAGCTTCTGATGGGCAGTTTAGGGAGCTATCCCATCATCAAAGAATGATATGTTTAGAAGCAAACCGTAAAGCTAGTAGCACCAGAAATCATAAACCCAATTTAGGAAATAAACATTCAGAAAAAACTAAACAAATACTGAGAGAAAAATCATCTGGTAGAAAACATACACAAGAAACTATAGAAAAAATAAAGGAAAATAATAGGAAAACAAATAAATCGAGAGGAGAGAAAAACAGAAAAGCGTTAACGGGTAAAGCTAAATCTGAGGAACACAAAAAAAAGAATTTCAGAATCTATCAAAAGAAAACATGCTGAAAGAAAAATGGTAGCCGAGGTAGGGATCGAACCTACGACATCTAGTGTGTAAAACTAGCGCTTCTACCACTGAGCTACTCGGCCATTGTTGCGCTCTACCAACTGAACTAATCCCCCATAATATGCTATAAGACATAAACATTAGCAGTGCTACCGGGACTCGAACCCGATTCTCTTGTTAGACAGACAAGAATAATACCCATATACCATAGCACCATGTCGAATAATTTGCCCCACCATCTCGCAATTATCCCAAACCTGCCATTTTACCCTAGTAGTTTCTAGTCTAAAAACAGATCTCTACCATCATTAAACAGGGTCAGTTTGTGCTTTTTTCCAAATAAAAAGTTTTTTCTTTTTTGCGGAATTGACCCTTAAAACCTTATCAACATGCAACCCCCGCCTTTCGCGTCCATGTCGTCCCCTAACCTTCCGTCAAGCATAACTGACTAACGAAACTAAGGTCTTGCCTTTTGTCTATCTGGAGGGATTCGAACCCACGACCTTCTGTACCCAAAACAGATGCGCTACCAGGCTGCGCTACAGATAGATTTGAATAATGGTGATCCCTCTCGGATTCGAACCGAGGACCTGCCGATTAAAAGTCGGCCGCTCTATGACCAGCTGAGCTAAGGGATCAAATTAATTCAATTTAGTGCCCCCACACGGACTTGAACCGCGGACCTACTGATTACAAATCAGTTGCTCTACCAGCTGAGCTATAGGGGCAAAACAGGATCATTTTGTGCTTTTTTCCAAATAAAAAGTTTTTTCTTTTTGCGGAACTGATCCTTTAGTAGGAGAAGGGAGATTCGAACTCGTCAATCTTTCCGTTATGAGCGGACTGCATTAACCAATTATGCTATACTCCCAATAATTGCAGGTCTCTCCCTGCCTGTCACGCCTATTAGCTAGACGTTAACTTTCTTGAATTTTGGTACCCCCTCCCGGACTCGAACCGGGACAACTCTCGGACCTAAACCGAGCGACTTTACCAATTTGCCCAAGGGGGCGTCTTTAGTTGCGGAGGGTGGATTCGAACCACCGACCTTCGAGTTATGAGCCCGACGAGCTGACCACTGCTCCACTCCGCAATAAAATTGCATTTAATTTGTCCGAAATATATATATCGGACGATTTTAAAGATGAGCTAAATGCTATTCCCATCTTTAAAGTAACTGGTAGGCCCACTTGGACTTGAACCAAGAATCTTTCCGTTATGAGCGGACTGCATTAACCAATTATGCTACAGGCCCATTCGCGTCTTACGGTTTCGTCAACCTGCACTAAAACTTTGGCTCCCCGGGACGGGCTCGAACCGCCGACCCACTGATTAACAGTCAGTTGCTCTACCAACTGAGCTACCGGGGAATGTTTCTGAGGCAGCGTCTAAACGACGCTCTTTTATTACTCCTCAAGGAAATTAGGTAGTTGCGCTAACAGCAACGTTTATACACCTAACCACCTTTACTTATAAAGCAAGTTATTATGTTTCGTTATTAATAACTAAGTCTTTTTAGTTTGTCAACAACTTTTTTTCCTAACTTGTAAGCGGAGAGACAGGGATTCGAACCCTGGGGACCTTGCGGTCCGGCGGTTTTCAAGACCGCTGTAATAAACCAGACTCTACCACCTCTCCATTTTAGTAGCCACGGCCGGACTCGAACCGGCAAGCTCGCGCGGCAGATTTTAAGTCTGCTGTGTTTACCATTTCACCACGTGGCCATAATTAAGACTGTTTTGTAGGTCCACTTGGACTTGAACCAAGAATCTTTCCGTTATGAGCGGACTGCATTAACCAATTATGCTATAGACCCACAAAACAGTCTTATGTGTTAGGCTATTCCCAGACTTTATCTTTAGGGCTATTTAACTGACCTTGCCGTCCGATCAGTACCAATCTCCATTTTCATATGCGCTCGAAATACCAAGATCATATGAAAACAGAGTTTCTCAATCAAGATTTACAGGATATCCTTACTTGATCTCTCTAACAAAACTACCGAACACGTTATCGGTTTGTAGTTTTTGTTTTCAGTCTATTATCGACCTAAGTCTAAGACAAATACCAAATTTTCAAAGAGCGTGTAAACATCTTATGTCTACGTTATTTCGTCAACATAACTAAGTCTGTTTAGTTTGTCAACAACTTTTTTGCTAACTAGAGAATCTAAATATTAAACACTATCACGTGTCTTATTCTTTTCGTCTCGTCAACAAATGTGTTTTACGTTATCGAATGTTCCTTGTCAACAACAAAAAAGCCTCGCAGTTAAAAAACTTGCGAGGCCTACCAAATACATAATCTAAATATGATTATTTAAGATAACCTCGCAATAGCGTATCGTTAGACGGATTTGATAATCCACCTTTCGAGCGCACAGGGAGTCTTGTTATCGTAAACATCGAATTTTTATCCTTTCTAAATATGTTTTTATTTATAACAGATGAAGCAGTTTTCTTCTATCTTTTTTGAAAAAAATCTAAAGAAAAAGTTGGTTTCCGCTATATCTTCGCCGTAATACCAGAACTTTTTCTTCTCTTCAATCGAAAGACTATCAAACCAACACCAAAAAGCCTGTTTGAATTCGTCATAATCTTCTTTTGTTTCTATAGAAGGGAAATTCATGTGTAGTTTATACGTGACAAAAATTAGACACAACATATTGTGGTTTTACATGTGCTATATTACAAATAAACCACAATATGTTGTGTTGGTTTTAAAAGAATACCAAAAATCTTAGATTCTGGTTATTTCTGCTTCTTTGCTCTTTTCAAAGCAGCTATAAGAGCCTTACTCAAAGTATCGTCAATATTTGAAGAGTACTTACCGTCAGGATCATATTCTTTTTCTTTTTTCTTTTCTTCGCTAAATGCCATTGCGTACCTTCCTATCATATTTAACTGTGTTTGTTCGGCTAATTCTGCTTTGTTTAAGAAAGAGTCCATTAGGGATCCCATATTAACACAAGTAAGTATATAACGACCATATTCTGCCTTGTCAATCCTTATTACTTTCAGTAAAGACATAGGAGGTAGGATAACTTCTTTCTCGATAGAGTGTTTAGACCTATTTAACATAGGCAACATCTTTGTTCCTTTAGGGTTGTAGATAGCTAACCTCAAATTATTACCGAAAGAAGTGTCGCGCCTCAAAGAAGTAGACAAGAAAGCAGGGTCTACGTACTCGTATCCGGGCTCTATCAGATTTGCAAGTTCTTCAGGTATGGTACCTGCTCTATACGTCCATAGCGGTTCGGGCGAAGGAATCACTTTCTCAAATGCTCGATACATATCAACGACATGAGGGCTTTCGTCGATTACCTTTTTTGCGGCGTTAGCTATTACTTTTTCCGTGACGTCACCTGTAGCCGACCAAGATGTAGCTAGTTCTTGGACAGATTCCCTAATTCTATCATTATAATAATCGTAGCTGGATCCAGTATATTTATAGACATGAGAATAAGTGCCATAGTCGTTGTTAGCTAATTCGTCTAGGCTTTTTTCGTATGTCTTAGTTAACCATGTTACAGACTCTTTAATTTCACTTATCGGACTGCTGACATCAAATGCACCATCGTCGCCAAATTCGGGCGCTAAATTGCCCGGGACGCCCGATTTAAGATCCGATATCTTAACTGCGGTAGCTTCTTTCTTTATTTGGATATTTGAACTCAAACTCGGGTTTGAATTCTGCTTTAGCTTTTCATTGTATTCCCCCATTTTATACAACACATCAATAGATGCGGGGTCATAATCTCCGCTACTTGCTATAGTTTTCTTATATTCAGAAGCGTACTTCTTCAACAAAGGTATGAACTTTTCAGGCTCTGCATATTTTCCGGACACTTTGTCGAAAAGACCTACAACCGACAAAATATCTTTCATGGCAGGGTTGTCCAATTTCCCCAAAACCCATTTGAAATTGTCCTTATTAAACTCCGACTCTTCAAACCCCTTTTCTCGAATCTTGGCTGACATACTAGGCATATTTACAGTAAGGGCAACCATAGCTTCAAACATACCAACATTCGATGTATCAAACACAGGCAACTCTACATCTAGATTCTCATCTGTGTTTTTAGTGTGGTCAACAAAATCAGCAGATGATGGCATATCAAACACAGCTTGAACTTTTTCATCTGAATGGTCCGTGTCTGTTTCGAGTCCATAGAAACTATATTTTGTCGAAGGTGTTGTAGATGCATTTGGCTTCATTTTCTTTTTAGGTTTGGCGATATCATCGACAACCTCGTCAGTCAACACTTCATCCAAATTAGAAGCATTCGGAACAATCTCAAAATACTTAGACATTATTTGAGACTTAAACAACTTAACAGGATCGACTGACTTCTTTATGATGAATAGCTTAGGAACCACTTTATCAGAAAGCTTCTTAACCGGAACAACCTTGAACTTATTAATGTAGGTTTTCTTCAGTGCGAGAGTTAATAATCGTTGGTATTTTGCGGCATCTTTACCTCCAGGCATACCTATTATTATACCATCCATTTTGCTTTGTATGAACGGCATACACGCCTCTACGAACTTCAACGAAGTCGACAAAACTGGGCGAATATCGACCTTAGTCTTGAATGACCAATATCTTTTCTTACCGTTCAGAATTCTATATGTGTGTAACAGATATACCTTTTCCGTTTTAGACAACACAAGAGAAAAACCATAATCGGTGCCGTCTAGATTTAAGGCGGCATAGATTTCTCTAGGCATGTCTGTATCATCAGTCATGTAGAATTCTAAAGGGCTATTTAGTGACTCTTCTATATATTCTTTAAAATTCTTTTGCATTTTACTTAACCTCTATGACAAGCACTTTAGGGTTAATACCCATCTGGAAAGCGACATCCATTCTAGTATTGCCGCCCATGATCCTCATGTCGCCGTTTTTAAACTTAACAACAAACGGCATCTTCATTGGCTTATTATACGCAAATCCTTGGTAAATGGCATCTATTGTTTTTTCGTTGCGGAATTCAGGATATGACGCGTAACCTCGGATTAAACCCAATAGTTGCTCTTTAGTCTTGGTCCCGCTTCTATATTGGATTTTACGATCCATAGAAGGCGTCACTTCAACGACACGCGCAGCTTTAACGGCCTTTTTGAAATCTTCCAACTCAGGAAAAGCGTCGTTGGTCAATTGCTTCAGGGGTTTCATTTGATATTCTATTTTGTATTCTAATTCGATGTCTTTAGTAGAAGGCTTTACCCAATTGTCGAATTTGGCTGCTTCTACTAAAGACATCTGCTCTTTGATGTAATCTTTGTACGTCACTTTAACGGCTCCTCTATATAATGAGTATTCCGCTTATTTATAATATCAACGCTGACGGTATTGAGTCCACCAATCTCGCACACCATACAATTTTTCTTGCCAAGTGTTCATTACAGCCCAGACTTTAGAATAATACAGCTTACGCTCTTTATCCTTAAAGGAGATAGAATCTTTAAAATTATCGTAGTCGATCTCCATAACATGATTTTGCATAGTTTTAGCAACAAACTCTCGATCAGCATAAATTCGAAATTTATAGTCTGTACCTGCATCTACGATAACTTCACTCGGCGCTACCCCAAACGCGTTTTCGAGATCTCCTTTAATTCGAGCACGGATAACAAACTGCTCGGGAACTTGATAATCTTCTACAATCGAGAAGAAAGCATCATTCATAAAAACCCACATAATATATAACCTTTCTTTGTATTTCATTATTTCGTAACTTAACATAAAAAATACCAAAACACAAGCGGAAAAAAAGGTTATTTTATGCTTGACAGATTTGAGAATGATGTTAAACTCGTTTATACAACGGCGGAAAGTAATAGTACCTTATTTTTGTTCGTTTTATTTTCAGTCTTAGGAACCTTTGTTGTCATAGAAAAACCGACCAAATGAATGATCGGTTTGTGTTCGAAGAACGTGCGAAGCACATTTCTTTTATTGGCAGGGGCGCCAGGTTTCGAACCCGGACTAACGGAGTTGGAAGCCGTCGTGCTACCGTTACACCACGCCCCTGTAAGCTGGTAGGGTGGGCCTCGAACCCACAAACTTCGGTACCAAAAACCGACAGGTATACCAATTCCCTTACCTACCAATAAGTGTGAAAGGTTGGATTCGAACCAACGACACCCCGGGCTTCAACCGAGTGCTCTACCTGACTGAGCTACTAACACAAAATATTTTCAGTAGTGGATACTGGACTCGAACCAGTGACCTAAGAGTTATCGGCTCTTCGCTCTAACCACCTGAGCTAATCCACTATATGGTGCGAGAGGCTAGATTCGAACTAGCGCGTCTTTTCAGAAACGGATTTACAGTCCGCCGCAATCGACCACTCTGCCACTCTCGCAATTAGTAGCCCCACCGGGGCTCGAACCCGATTCTCCTCCTTGAAAGGGAGGTGATCTAACCCATAATCTATGGGGCCATGTTTTAGTGGTGTTAGTAGGATTCGAACCTACGACCGACAGAATATGAGTCTGTTGCTCTACCGCTGAGCTACAACACCAAAATATTACATATTTTTTAAAAGGCAGACCTTTTTATGGCTACCCTTAACTTGATTTCCGCAATGGGAACAATACCATTTACCGCCTAACTTTAGCCAATTGCACTGCATTTTCTCTCCTTATGTTTTAGAGTTGGCGACCGGACTCGAACCGATACCTCAAGGATTTGCAATCCCGCGCATTACCAATCTTGCTCCGCCAACAAAAAAGCCCCCTAAGTTTCCTTAGAGGGTGTTAAAAAATTAAAATCTATTTGCATATAGACTTTAGTCTCGAGCCCCCTCAAGATTAATAAAATACTGTTCCCAGATTTCATACATGCAAATAGTCATTTTTAAATTCCTCGTTAATATACTTGTTTATTTATAACAGGTTTGTTGCTGTTGTCAACATCTTTTTTTGTCTTTTTAGAAACTTTTTAGCATCCAAGCATGTTTTTCGTGTATTCCGATACGTTCTTCTAGATAATTCACAGTACCTCTAGCACCTATCTCTTCTGCACTATCGCAAGCCTCGTAAAGAACTCGTAGCATAGCGTCGTTGCTATTAGCCAACCTAGCAAACATAACGTCAGGTGTGGGTATAGACTTCTCTTCTTCTATAATAGACAGTTCTAGAAAACGTTCTAAAGATCCAGGAGTAAAGGCTCCCAATTTTCTGATCTCTTCAGCAGTTGTGTCTACAGAAGAGTAAACTTCTTCGTAGAATGAACCAAAGAAATTATGGTATTCTGCAAAATTAGGACCAGTTACATTCCAGTGATAATTTTGGGCCTTTATATACAATGCAGTAGAGGTGCCTAATACCACTTTCATTGTCTCAATTAGTTGTTCCATGCTTTTCTCCATTAAAATGTGTATTCTTTTTATTTATAAAGAGCGCAGCACATCTTAATAGTAAGGTTGGTCTAGGTCAGAATAGTCCCAACAGTCAAACGGTTCAGAAAAACCAAAAACTGCTAGCATACCATCATATTCTTGCTCGATCATTATTTTCGTCTCCTTACATGTAATTCGGGCCGGTCCACTGGATTTCGTACACTCCAAAAACGTTACCCCTTGCATGGTTACGTGCGGGCGCCGACCACCCCGCCGCTTTCAGAATATCGCCTTGTTTGAATTTCTTGTCGTCTGCTTTTTTAACAACAAAACCCCAAACGCTTTTATTGGAGATAATTTTGAAGTAATTGCGACCTTCTTTAATGGAAATACTGTCGTTAAACTTTCGAATCATTTCTTTCGAAGTTTCGCTAATGTTGTCGTAATCCCCATCGCGGACGGTGTATGCATAGTAGTCTGCTTTGATTTCTTCAATAAGTGTTTCGAGTGCTTGTTGCATCTATACATTCTCCTTAGTGTTGTCTAACACTAACTTACTAAACTCTATGTGTCAACAACATTCTAGAATTTTTTGGTCGAACCAATCGGGAACTTCTCGCTTTGACCACACCATTTTGAATCTGTCTTGTTTGGTTTTGTAGAAACTTCGATATGACTTCACAGGGTCTTTATGATCCATACATTCTGGATTGCTACCCATAGCAAGTTTAAATGGCGTTTCGGGAACATTAGGAATGTTCTCTGGAGGTTTGGCAAGAACATCATGTAGTTTTGTGTAGGTCGCATGAACTTTACCGTACCTATAGGTATACTCCTCACATAGACTTAGGAAATGTTGATAATGCCACGAATAGTTTTCTACCGATTCTCTTGTCCATACTGTAGAAGGATGGTTGTGGTGTACAGCTCGATATAATGTTTCGTCGTTCGCATGGTTGTAGTATTTTGTACGTCGACCTTTGGGCGAAATTCTTTTCTCTA